TCAACGTCCATTCCTGTTGTCAACTAGTTCAATATCGCTCGGTTCAACATAACCTGATACATTTACTGAAATTGGATACTTGCCAATGCGGCTTTCAAGATTTGTCACTCGGTAGCGACCATTGACTAGTTTTCCATCATAGATAAACCATTCTCCCCGGCGGCGCATACCGCAGTGAGTCTGGCTGTTTGAAAATAATACTCCGTCTAATTTAATTTTGTCTCCTGCACGAAATGTATTCTGGTTATCTGCCATCAAAACGAACTCCATGTTGCCTTTCCGCAGATGCCGTCAGCAGCTAATCCATGTGCTTTCTGCCATTCTACCAACTTAGCTTTTGTACCAGCGCCAAAGATGCCATCTACCTTTAAGCCTAAATGCCGCTGTAACACGGTTACAGCATAAGACACGCCGCCAGTGCAGTCCTTAGAGCCCTGACGAATCGTTGGCATGATTTTACTCACGACCTGATATGCAGTACCACTTTTACTGACCCAACGGCTATAAGTCTCACGCACATCAACATGAACAAAGCCGCCTGTCACCTGTGCTCGACTGTAATAGCCAATGCCGCCATGTTTCTGGAAGTAGGGAAGGGAGGCCACGTACAGTGCAATACGAATTGGGTCAACACCATTGATGTGAATATCCGCTGCTGTGCCCAGACAATGCTGACTGCGAGAACTGCCCCCGATTGAAATGTTATATGCAGGAGTACGGTAGGCAGAGCTGATTAGAACCGGCTTTCCAAAGTGGTCACGAATCTGCTGCAGAGTCTCTACCAGCTCAGTTGCCACCTTGAACTCATCGCTCCGGTCATTGCAAGCAAATTCATAGGCGCAGAAGTTCTTGGACAGCTTCTTGTTCCAGTCCTTCTTCATAGAATATGTAATAATGCTCATGGAGCCACACCTTCAATCCTTCTTGAGTTCTGCATTGATCTTCTCGTTCTGGATATCCATCTCCTTGACTGCAGCCTCAATCATCATCTCGATAGTAGGAGTAATCTTGATATTCATCTTCTCCAATGCGGCAATAACATACTTCTTCTTGTCGGCCTTCTTGATTGCGCCGGTAACACCCAACTTCTCGGCGGCACGCACAGCCATCTGGACGATCTTGTACATACCGATCTGCTTCAGGTAGGGGATGCCATAGGTCATAAATGCGGTGCCAGCAACAGTGATAACCAGCTTCACAATAACAGAGACGATCTCATTAACAATACTTGCCATAGTAATACCTCCTGTTTTGGATAAAAAATAAAGCCCGGCACACACGTACCGAGCTATGTATTAAATGTCTTTTAAATTTTGTCCGTCAATCAGGTAGCTTTCAAGAGCAGCCTTAGCTTCCTTCATGGGGTCGATAGCATTACCATCAATACCGTGACTAAGCAGAGCCAGCAGAGCTTTCATCATCACATTGATACCATGTTCACTCTTATTTACACGCTGTTCCACGCCAGCGATTTTTCGTCCATGGTCTTCAACTACGATGTCCTGTTCCTTCTGGTGCTCTTCAATGGACAAAAGCTTGGAGCGATATAAATCCAAAACCTCTTTATCATTCTTGAGCTTGCGGTCGATATCTTCCAAATGTTTGTCGTGTTCAATCAATTTCAGGTTCTGTTTCGTGTCGGGCTCTTTTGCCTTCTTGATTGCATTTACAATAACGACAACAGCAGCTGAAATAGCCGTAATACCACCAGCAATACTTAGAATCATTTGCCAAAGCTGTTCTATTGTAAAGCTGATAACACCCGGAGCATGAGTTGGTGCGGCAGTTAACAAACCAATCATTTCATCACCTCGATTCTGTATTGACAAAAATTTCACACTATGATAAAATAGGTATGTCAAAAATTCATCGAGCGAATTTGTGACGTCCTATCTTTGTATAGGTGTGTGGCGAGAGAGTTCTGGGTGTAACAGCCCGGGGCTCTTTCTGTTTTTACATATACTTTTAGTTTGTTTACTGCTTCGGCTTACATACCCTACACCAGTGATAGTGCGGCTTGTCCTCGTGAAACATGATATAGCGCATCCAGTCATCTACATAAATGCACAACAAGGCAAGGAAAAACCATAACACAGTAAATGGTAGACAGATTTGACCAAGCAGATTGAATGGCAGGGAAGAATAGTCCCAGATGTGTAAACCCATCATCAGATTCAATGGAATGCCGACAACAAGCTCCATACCAGTCACAAATAACGCACCGACAAGACCCTGTTCCCACATGGGCATTTCCCACGGAATATAATTGTTCAATCCACCTATGACCACAAAACAAATGCCGCCCACTACAGCCATAGTCCAGTGTGAGTGACCACGCCATAAAATCTCGATGCAATAATAAAGCGCTCCTCCTATCAAAAAGAGAAGCGCACATTTCAATAATTCTTTATACTTCTTTACGATTTTGCTCATTCAGCGGCCTCCTTCTGCCCGGTGGTCTCAAGATATTGCTTCAGAACAGGGTCGTAGTTGATTTCAATTGCGTTCAGCTCTTCCATTGTAGTACAAGCCTTGATAGCAATTTCTAATTCCTGCTGACGCGATACAAAGGGTTTTACATATGTACCGATTGCCAATGCAAGTGCAGCCAGTTCTTCATAAGTCCATTCTACACATTCGTCGCCGGTTGAGTTCCATGTCAGCTTGAACGGTTGCCCGGCGGATGCAGAAATTTGATACAGCGCCAAATTCGAAGTCAACAATGCCTGTTTTTCACTGGTAACACTGTAGTACTTTCCATCGGACCATTGAAGCGGATGCGAGGCTAGATATGCGGAGAGAGCAGTCTTAGACTCAGAAATTTTATTGTTTTTGATTGGTTCCAAACTTTGTTCTTCACTTGGAACAGTTCCGTCCGATACGACTTCGTAGCAATCTTCTTGTTCCTTAACAGTCCACAATTCTTCACCCGGTTTTGCTGCGGCATTGTGATTACTCAGTTCTTCAACCATTGATGAATACAACTCACACTCTTCTGTCGTAATTATTGGTTTAGATATCTGATATCCAATTTTTATTTTTTGATTCAATTGTATTCACCTCATTTCCATCGACCAATTGCAATATAAGAGTTTTCATATCCACTCCATTCAACACCAACTGTAAAACCAGTAGTCGTTCTATTATTTATGTTCAACCAACAATAGCCGCCACTAAAGGCTATAGCATAATTTATATCAGCAAACGGAAGTAAGAAAGTTCTGTTTCGAGCGCTTTTCATTGTAAACCAGCAAATCTGTACTCCGTTACCAAAACGAACTGCACCAAAATAACCATCGGTAGTAACCTTTGTTTGGAAATCGACAGTACCATTTCCAGCCGTCGTAGCATAATTCACATTAAAATTGCTCGGATTATATACATACATATCACCAGAGTCATTGCCGCCCCATAGCCATGTGGGTTGACCTTTCTGACCAGACCAGTGGAACTTCATATATTTATCATCATTATTCAAACACTGGGCATTTGTAGCCAATCCCGCACTCGTAGCATAATTCACACTTTTATTTTTGTCCGCAGTATTATCTACGTTACCAAGCCCAACCTCAGCCTTGGTGTAGCTTGGTTTTGTAGCTGCTTTGGCCCATGCATATACATCACTTGCAGGCATAGAACTTGGGAAATCCGTTATTTGGGACTTTGTATGCTTGTGTGAAGTAGGTGCTTTACCATCAACTAATGCTTTCAAAGCTTTACCCTGTGCAGCACTAAGGCTCTGATCTGTACTATCACTTGTCAAATTATTCTGGATTCCGCGCCATGTGTTTGTATCAGTAAACTTAGCATCCGCTGGGACACTCTTAGCGATTGTGTATCCAATTGCAACGGGCTTACCACCAGAGAAGTAGACGGGTTGATTATTAGAACCAGCATTAGAGGAAAGTTTTGTAGCTGTTGTAGCGTTTACTGCATTCGTTGCGTTCGTGGCATTTGTAGCGTTCGTGGCGTTGCCCGCACTATTGGCATAATTAACAGACTGCCTGCCGATAGTAGCACTTGTAATGATAGTACCGGCTTGGGCGGGGAGATATACTTGAGAAGTCTCGTTTTTTCCAGCATTATAGTTCGCGTCAGTTGAATAATTGAAGATCAGACTCTCATTGCCGCCAAGGTTGCCCATAGTCCAGCAACCGTTCTTTGTCGCCATAGCAGCAACGGCACCATAAGAACTATCACCCGCATAGCTACTTTTTACTGCAGCGCGGTCCCTATCGCCAATCCAAGAACCGCCAGTGGATTTTGTAATTTGGCCGCTCATCGTGCCACCGATAAGAGGTAGATAATTCCCCAATCCAATCCAACTCTTCAGAACATCCTTAGACACATCTTTGATTTTTGTACCATTGTCTGTATAGCCTGCAATATAATTTAAATTTTCTGAAGTCAAGCCAGCGCCAGCGAAACCAATCTTGATAGTTCTATTAGCGTCGTTGTAGTCTTTTACACCGTTGGAGGTTGTCGCGCTATCTGCAGTACCGGCACTTGTAGCATATTTAACTGATTTATTTGCATCGGCTGTATTGTCTACATTTCCAAGTCCGATATTGCTTTTCGTAATGTTGACTGTTTTCGCAGCGCTACCATCATAAGTAGCAGCAATTGCACCGTTTGTTTGAATTGTTAGAGCAGTCGGATTTTTAAGAGAAGCAGGGAAGTCGGTGATTTGTGATTTGGTATGTGTGTGGGAACTGTTTGCTTTGTCATTTAATTTGGTGTTGATTTCTGCCTCAGTGTAATAACGGTCATCGTGAGTATGCGTTGCAGGAGTATAGGTGCTAGGCTTTCCAGTTACGTTAGTCCACGCGACACTATTAGCCGCGTCGGCAGTTCCTTTTAGTGTAGCATGAATACCATCTGATTGGATAGAAGCAACCAGATTAGGCTCACCGCTACTCATTTTGTAAAAGTTCCAGATACCGCCATACTCGTAAAATTCGCATTTATCAAGACCAGACTTACCAAGTACGATTTTATGATTGTTTGTAGCAGGTTCTGTATTGATTATGTTGCCAGTCAACATGCTCATATCATGAGTGTGCCCAGCAGCTGCGTAATCTCCACTATTCTTAGTCACAATCGTGCCAAATCTACCACGGTCACAGTATTGCAGATTGGAATTTCCACTGCCATTAAAAGCACCATTCCAAAACGCCATAAAAGCCATTGTAGGAACGTAACCATCATCAGTGGATTGATTAGTCCAGTTGGAATGTCCTACAGCTGATAAACTTTGAACTTTCTTGTAGGCAGATGCTCCTAAATCTAGCCAACTTTGTAACACACTCTTTGAGACGTCTTTGATTACCGTTTTGTTACCATCTTTTGCATAACCAGCAATATGAGTCAGCTTGTCCTTTGTTAAACCCGCACCACCAAATCCAACTTTAATTGTAGAACCGTTTGAATCACCATAATCTACAACGCCGGTAGAACTACCATTAAACTTTGTCGCAGTCACCTGAGCGGGGAATTGTACGTTTTGATTTGCGTCCCAATTATAAATATGGTCTTTTTCCATCATACTGTTAGGTACACTCCATGCACTTGGTCCATACATACGAATATCCATTACGCTAACAGAACCTTTGCCATCTGCTTTATTCTTGAACGTAAAGCGATAAGCATAAGCATTGCTTGTTTGCGTTGAGCCGCCGCCAAAAGTTCCACCACTAAATCTAATTTCATTTGGACCACTCCAACCAGAAATTGGAACGTCTGTGCGAACGTCTGTAAAAGTTTCTTTAGCGCCAATAGTAGAACGTGAAATATTCACGGTTGCTGATGTACCAGCAACAGACACCCAAAGATAAAGCATGTTTACAGACGCATATCTGTCAACCGGTGTGACCGTGATTCTAAGCTGATCTTTTATTGTACACTCGTCTGCTTTTGTATGCTTGCCAGTATAAAATGAAGCAGCAGAACCCATCCGCATTGCAAATAATGATGCTTTTTGATCGTCAGTGGCTCCATAATCAATCCATGTAGCGCCACCGTCAACAGAATATTCTACTTTAATACCTGATGCCGGTAAAAATGCAAGGCGGTTTGCACGTAAAACATCAATGTGGGCAGATTCAATAGGACCAGCATAACCGGAATAGTTCACATTGCCGCCATAAATTTCCGAAGTTGGATGGGTATGATCTGCGATAGCAAACTGGTTTTTATTGACAGCCCTCAGCTCATATCCATTCCAGCCTGCAAGCCAACTGTAATCTCCATAATTCATACCGCTTTTTGAGTAGGCAAATGTAGTAGGTTTATTACTTCCAATATCATTCACATTTTTATGCGTATGGTCTGTATTGCTTTTCCCGGAGAGTTTTGTGTTCATCTCACTTTCAGTATAATACCTGTCGTCATGAGTATGTCCACTCGCAGCATAACTGCCTTTAGGCTGATATACGCCATCTGTCTTGCCTTTGATGTAGTTCCATATTGAACTCATAGGACGACGTACATATTGATTTTTGTTGGCTGCTGCTGCTGTTGTGTGATTTGCCCATTGTGTAATAATCAAATCATCGTCTACAGGAGCAGCCGTCCCTGACTCGAGCTTATTGATCAAATCGTTTGCGCCTGCCCGTGTATTATCTGCTTTCCCGCTAAGCTTGCCATCCATCTCGGACTCAGTATAGTATCTATCATCGTGGCTGTGACTTTTCGGAGCGAACTTTTCTTTCAGCTTGCCCCACAGATACTGTAAGCCAGCATAATCTAAATATCCCATAATCGACCTCCTGTCTCAGTAAGAACTGAAATCAGCTTGCCAAGACAGTGTCGATTTCAGTATTTGTGATCTTTGTAATAGTAAAAATTTCGCCCAGCGCATCCCATGCAGAACCATTCCATGCATAATTCATACCATTGCCAACGTCATACACGTCACCAATAGTCTGACCGCTCGTGGGCAGCTTGTCCGTAGAAGCGACGGAGCCCTTATAACGATACATTGCGGTAATATCACTCTTGAGGGCATAGGTGCTTGCCGCGCCAAATCCATCCAGCTTTTGTTTATCGGCAGTACTCATCAGGCCGTGGACGCTCTGTGTTGCGTCATTGTATGTTGTATTGGTTGGAGTAGCCCAAATACCATCGCCACGCAGATATTGACCCTGCTTGCCAGCCGCCGGGGCAGGAACCAAACCAGAACCACCAGCAGCCGAAGCAGTAGCGGCTTTAAAATCAGAATAGGTGGTATTATAGTCAGGTCCCCAAGTAGCAGAACCATCACCACTCCATCTTAGAATTTGACCAGACTGACCGCCAGCCGGAATATGTTTATTGCCAGCAGAAGTCGGGTGTGTATAGTTGTTTGCGTTTGCAGCAATACCATCTAGCTTTGCTTTATCTCCGGCGCTCATCAAGCCAGCAGATCCAGAGGTTGCGTTGTTATAGGTTGTATTTAATGGGGTTGCCCATGTACCATCGCCCTTCAAAAACTGACCAGCATTATTAGCTGCAGGGGCGGGGACAAGACCTGAGCCACCGGCTGCGGCACTAGTTGCACCTTTAAATGCGCTATAAGTTGTGTTATTATCAGCGCCCCACTGTGCTTCACCATCTTTACTCCAACGTAGAATCTGACCAGCAGAACCACCGGACGGAATATGCTTATTGCCAGAACTTGTCGGGTGAGAATAATTGTTTGCGCCAGCCTCGATACCAGCCAGCTTATTCTTTTCGGCGGCAGTAAAATCGTTGGAGGACAGCCCCTTGCCTTCGACTTTATCAACCTTGTCATTCAGCTTTGCCTTTATCTTTTGCCAGAAGTAAAGCAGGCCATCATAATCTAACCAAGCCATGTGTTTCCTCCTTTATGTTGATAAAATTTTATCTATGTCTGAATTAGTCAGCGCCTCCATGTACATAGATGGATCGCCAGTATTCACAACTAACTCGCCATTCTCATCTGTCATAACGGTGGTGATACCCGTGCCCTTGATGGATACAGAACTTTGTTTTGCACCATCCAGCGTAATTTTTGCTTTGCCATTAAGTGCGCTCTTATTTGCACCCAGTGAGAAATTGTTGTCGTTTAACAGCGTCCAGTTGCCGCCCAAGTACGCATACAGTTTATCAGGCTTCAGATAATAGATCTTTTCGGCTAGAGGAGCCAATGGTAAGTCGCTCACAACCTCTAAATCGCTTCCGATTTTTACGTGAGCCATAGCAGTATCTCGATAGGTGTTCCCGGTGTCAAGGCAGACAATAAGCTGTCCGTCGATCACTGGAGTCTTGTCGAGCTGCGATTGATTGATTTCGCGTAGTGATAATTTTGACATTATGAAACTCCTTTTCGATAAAAATAGCCCCACACTCCATTACAGAGTGCAGGGATTTATGTTAGATTATTATGTCTCAGCGTTCGCGCCGGAATCATCAATAGCCTTCCAAGTCAGAGCCCCCTCGACACTCTTAACGCGATTATCCATAGCAGTATTCAAACCGTCTGCATAGGTTTTAGCAGTATCGCGAGCGGCATCCGCCTTTTTAGTAGCATCAGCAGCAGCGGCAGAAATTACTTCTGATTTCGCGGCGGTCAGCTCATCTTGAGACACCTTTGTATTCCAAGTGTTGCGCTCCTCGGCGGTAATGTGCACCACGGCATCCTTGGAATGACCATCCAGTTGATCCTGTACCTTTTTGATTTTTGCGTCAGTCTCAGCCTTGGTATAAGCATCAGGCACAGCCACATACAAGCCATCCTCTTCAATTGTAATAGAGTTATTGGCTTTTGCGGACACACGCACATCAACACTGATTTTATTGTCGTCAGAAACAGTCACAGTTGCAGTAGAAGTTGCCACGCCGATATAAATATCAATCAGGGAGCCAACCGGAATCTTAATGACCTCGCCAGTTGTGATAGTCAGCTCGATCTCATGGGTCTCGGTGTTATAAATACCGCTCTTCACCACCAGATCCTTGCCCAACGCAATCGTCAGAGTGTCGCCGCCAAATATGGGCATCTTAATAGTGCGGGTTTCCGCATCGTAAGTAGGCTCGTGAACAACACCAGTCAGGGTAGTGGTAACAGGTTCGTCACCCTTTGCCACACTCAACACACCAGCATTATAGGTAACATCTGTAACGAACTTACCTTTAATACCTTCCACTGCGGCAACCTTGGCGTTGACATAATCGGCAACAGCCTTTGTGGTCGGAATATTATCATTGGTGGCATCTGCCGGGATCTGAGTAACGGTTGTTTTGTTCAGCTGCACAAACTCCACGCCATTCCAAATATGCATGGTGTAGTCTGTCATGCGGAAATAAATAATGCCCTGAACCTGACCAGCTGCGGGCAGGGAAGACACCATTTTAGTGCTCTTAGTGTACTCAGTTGTACCCTTAAACAATTGCAACGTATCGGTCGTAAAGTACAGTGTGTCCATGTCTTTTGGAGCAAGGGCATCGTACCGTGCTTTCGTACCATACGCAAATTTTACTTGTGCCATATTTTTCCTCCTTATTAGAATTCAGTCCATTGAAAATTTGTAGATTGAGTTTGAAAAGGCTCGACGAAGAACCGACCTGACTCCGCGCTTTGCTGCACGACCCACGGTTCATATTTGTCGTCTTTGCCTCGTATCATTACGGTCTGACCTGCATAAGTCGCGTCATTCTGGTTGATTGCCTCATTTGCCGCCGGAATACTATCAAAACAAAGCGTCCGGGGCGCTACCTTTTGAATAGATAAGTCGTCCCGGACGTATATAAATTCTGATGTGTCTTTTGTGATAATAAGGTCTTTGCCATCAATCAACCCAAGCGCAATCGCGGCTTCTACGTCTTTTGCGTTACCGTAACCAAGCTTCGAGTATTTGTATGCCATTCTTTTCACCTCGCTTTAAACGATGGTTAGAATGGGACAACACGCATACTACCATCTTCAGTTTCCACAGTTTCAGTTGTGATTTTAATAGCGTTACCAATGGGTTTACCCTCGGAGGTAAGCTGAATACGATGCTCTTCATCGTAAGTGATGTTATCAGCCTTATTAGCCAGACTGGTATTGAACCGGTCAGTCATTGCCTTATTCAGAGCCTCCAGTGCGATAATACGCTGGTCAAGCGTGCTCAGTGCTTCATCGGGGATCAAATCAGACCACTTGCTGATGGGAATAATATGTACAACGCCGGGGCCAGCCTTACGCACGCGCTGAATCGTCTGTCCTTCAGAGTCCATCTCGACATGAACAAAGGTCAGCTGGAACTCAATGTCGCCAGCCTCGCTAGTCAGACCCGTATCAAAAGGCAGAAGATATTCCAACCGGTTCTTGTACAAGTCTTTTGACTTTTGTAGAATCTCAGTTTTATAGCGTTTACTCACAGGCAAAACGTACTCCAGCATAACTGTATAGTCACTAATATCTACGCCCTTGTAAGTCTGATCTGCAAGAAAGTGCAAATTATCCACCAGCTTGCTCCGCTGCATGATACGCTCAGTCAGACTCGCTGTGACACTGTTATCCTCGTTAATTAAAAAGGTATACATATCACACCTCCTTTCCGTTCACGATGTACAGGTAGTCATCCAATGAGATCTTCTTGCCCTCAAGCAAGTTCTCAACAAATTTGTCCTGTACCATTCCATTCTTATAGAGTCGATGCATACTCTCGACGAACTCAGTAAAAATCTTCTCCATTACAGTAGACCTCCTTGAATTAACGTCAGTGTATAGGCATCAATAATGGCCTCAGGAGTTGTACCTCCCAAAGCCTTGATTTGGTCATATTCGTATTTGTTAATCGGCTCAAGCGTTACAGTGTCATATTCCGGGGATGGAATCAGGTAATAGCCTTCAACGTGCCAGATATACTTGCCGTTGCTGCTGATAATACCCTGTGCGTCATCTTCGGTGCAATTCACCATGATATCGTGCTTGGGCTGATACTTTACAAATTGAAGGCGGTCAAGAGCATCGATCACTCGACCGTCTTTAAGTACCTTATAATACACTCTCAACACCTCCTTAAATGCTGAACATCACGGTTACACCTAACTGCTCAGAAGGATAATGGAAACCATACAGCTCACCAGTCTCCTCAATTGCATAGAAGTATCCGTCATAAGTCGCAAACGGGCTGCGCAGCCAATACTTTGTTGCCTTACCCTCTGCATTGTGCTTGATGCGTGATTCATTGCCAGTCATGTAGTTGATTGTTTGACCTTCGTAAACATAAGGCTCGTCAATCATCGAAGAGCTTACTTCAATCGCAGATGGAATGAAGAAATAACAATCCGATGTTACAATTTCCTTACTCTTATTTCCGGCAGAACTCGGCACTTTGACCTTCTTAATCAGCTGTTTCCAACCAATCGGCAAAGCATCAACCAGACGAGAGTCAAGATATTCACGCAGAGAAGTGCTGCCCCAACCGCCAGCATTATTTGCAGCAGAACTCAGTACCATGTCCTGACCCAGCGTATCCTTCTGCAAGAATGTCATAGAGCAACGCTTGTTGGAATTATCGCTCAAGTAGTAGTTCTTAAAGCTTGCTACCTCAACAATCAGGTTATCGTGTGTCCATGCAGCCAACTCACGGCAAGCAGCATCACCAAGGTCTGCGTACCAAAGCTTAGCCCAATAAACCGTACCTTTAGCGTGGCGCTCGTAAGCACCATCGTCTGCTTTTGCACATCCAAATACCAGAGTGGCATTCGTCTTTGTGGAGCGGGTACGAGTGATCTTTGTGTAACTCAGTGCAGAGCCGTAGATATTAGAGGAATAGACGTACAGTCCATTATCACCCTTAATGTGCCGGATAACAGTCATATCGCGAGAACCGGCAGCAACGCCATTTGCAGAGTCGATACCCCAAGTCATCTTGACGCCAGTTGAGTTCCACAGACGGATACCATTCATACCGTTCTGCTCAAAGCACTGCATCAAAACAGTGTTATTTGCATTTGTAACATCCATCTTGTAGTCAACAGCCAGCACAAAATCTCTGTCCTCTTCAAACAGCTTGAGGTCGGTATCAATGTAGTTCTTGCCATCAAACACCTGCGGTTTACTAATAAGAACCTTTTCAGTGATGTCCTCATAAGAGAAATCGTTGCCAAGCTTGATGGAAACTTCATCCTTTGGCGTGGCAACATTTTGTTCAACGCCAACCTTGTTCATCGCATAAATCTCAACAGGGCGAAGCTGACCGATTTCCTTACCATCAAAATAAGTAGAAGAATACTCGCAGCTATCATAAACAGCATTGATATCCTTATCGCCAGTGACGTAACCGCCTTTATCCCAGCCACTAAACTGGTAATACTTAAAAGCAGTTTCCTCAGAGGTATAAGTCGGAGTATCGCCGTCATACAGCACCATAGAGCCATACGGAGCAACTGTTTCCTTTAACACAGCGCCACGGTTCATATAGCGGACAGTATACTTACGCACAGATTCGGTATAAATTGCAGTGACGGTCTGATTACTGAAAACAGTCGTAAACTCGGTATCCCATCCACTGAAAGTAAAGTCCGTAGAAATCGTACTTTTGGCAGTAGGTGTCGGAATCGGGTTCTCTTTACGTGTAACAGGATCAACGGCCTTATCACCCTTATCAATGTACTGTTCATCAAGTACCGTACCGTCCTTATTTACGAACGTCCACTTAAACTGCTGAACCAGAGTGTTATAAGTGATATTCAAATCAGGCCACTGTGCCGTAAACTCTGCCAACTGACGCTCACGCATGATAGGTACGTGGACGCTACCCTCGATAACAGAATGGTCAGTGTTATAACCATTTTCATCCAAGCCGGTCATCTTCAACAGACGATCCAGCAGGGAAGTATCATCCAACTGCCAATCAACGCCAGTCAAACGCACACGACTCAAATTCGTGCACTTTGTCAGCATTCCAATCAAGTCGATAGTCGGGCACTTTTCGACAGTCAGTGTGGTGATATTCTTATAATCTGTAACCTTCAGGTCGGTCAAATAATTCAGGTTCTTAGCGCTCAGACTTGCGATCGCAGGCAATTCAGCTTTTCGAATCTTGCCGCCCTTAGCAAACGCGACGCCGGTAATACCAGAGCCGCCAGCATAGAACTCTTCCAGATTTGTACAGCCGGTCAGACTGATAGACTTCTTCAGGTTCGGCACATTCTGCAGGTTCAAATGCTCAAGCAGTGTATTGTTGCCAACTGCAAAGTCAGTCAGATTCGTATTCTTGTAGCCCTCGGCGGCAGAACCAATCTTCAGGTCAGTCAATTTTACGCCGTGGCTGAAATCAACATAGCCGGGATAGAAACCAGAAATATCGCCAATGCTCTGAATGATAGAAGCGTTGTAAACATAAACTTCGGTGTCATTCATGGCTGCAATCGGGCACTGAATCTCGTAAGTCCGACCGCGCTTACCACGCACCTTCACAGGGTTAGAACCATACCGCACAGAGACATAAGTGTCAGCATATGGGACAATATGGAAAGTACCATCGGGTTTCACGCCTGTCCAGTTGGTCGGAGTATAACCACGAATGGTCATATCGTCAGAGGTACAAGCAGCACCCGTATACTTAGATGCCATGTATTTTTCCTGATACCGCTGGAACTGGCGTCTTTGGTGGCGTTTGTTACCGTGCATCATTGGCAGATAGCTGGTTGTGCCATTGTCCTCATAAGTGCGGAAATACTTACGCCGCATATCCATGATCCACAACTTTTCAGGCTTTACATCCTGATAATCCTCGAACTTTTTCAAAATACGAGTAGCACTCCATGCCAAAGCACTCTCACGGTTCAGGAACATCTTTGCAAGATCGTCTGCAAACAGGTCACGAATCTTACACCACAGCTTAGAGTCATGTGCGTTAAACACGCTTTTTGTGCCGACGGTGTCCATATCCTCATAGCCGTAGCTCAGGGTCAGACCACCCTCGTTATCGTTGCCCATTGCAGTGTCGTTATCGTAGTCAAAACAGAAATCCCAGTGCACAAGGTCAGTCGTGTGCGGGAATACGTTCTTTGCACGGTTATCAACCATAGTATGACGCTCAGTAAATAGATAGTGGAACAGGGCAGAATCTTTAATAAAGTAGTTCTCAAAGTTCTTCTTGAACTCTGCATCATCTGCATTCACAACCCAGTTCTGTACGCGAATCCACGCATTTTTAGCTGCCTGAATCTCTTCCTTGGTACAATTCTTATTGATGTAACGGAACTCAAAGCTGTGGTCACCATCCCAAGTTTCCTCAGAGAAGTCGCCGCTCAGGAAGCGGGTCTGTGCATCGGTGTTGTTATCGATCTCAATAATAACTTCCTTGTGATTGTTCGGGTCCATACCCATTGTGTCACTATTCTTCTTTGAGTTGCCAAAATCGCCGCAAGCATAGAAATGCCACTGACCATCCTTGAAGACAGTTGCGTTTGTGGTGTCGGTCTCCTGAATAAAAACGACACAGGGGTAGAATGCCATGGTGTCGCGTACCTTCGGGTTGTCCTTGCGAGCTTGACGAATGTACGGGTTGAACTCGTTAAACTCGTCTGCCAGTAGAGCATTATTTGCATTCTCAGAAGAAGCAACATTGACTTTGATATTAAAATACTTCTCACCAACGCTGTTTTCTGTAAATGCATACTTGCTGCCAGTGCTCTCATCACCAAAGGTGAAACCACCAGAGCAGTTGATATCAATATTACGACCAGATTCACCGTATGCATTAGAACTAGTGCCCTGTCCCTTATGTGAACCAATGGCAATCCAGTTATCTTCCACGGCGCGGCCATTCTTATAAATGTGCTGAATGGTCGTGTTTGACACTTCGTTCTTCTTGCCGGTCGTAAAGGTCGGAGCAGAGATTTTGATAATGCGCAGGTCTGGGCACTTCTCAGCCAGTAGGTCAGGATTCAGTTCGCCGCTCACATCCGTAATATCATTGCGGGTGTAGCGCTCAATCATTTCCTCTGCATTCTTTGCGTCTGCAATAAAGTTGTCGAGGATCTCGTCGTCCGTCAGGTTCATCATGTAGGACTTCATGCGGTAAACAAGCACGTCACAATCAGGAGAACCAATCGTAATGCCTACCGGAGAAGCCTGTGTAAAGTTGTCGCTTGCGTCATACAGCTCAACACGACAGGGAATACCATCCAACCATAGAACCATTTCCTTGTACTGACTGTCTGGCAGAATATTAAATTCAAATTCCATAAAGTCGTCTTCACAAGTTGGTAGGTCGATGCTATTCTGCTCACTGGTCAATGTGACCTTCTGCGCCTGAATATTCAAACCGATACCACCGTTCAAGCAGGTCAGTGCCGTAGCATCGTAGTTCTTGACATTCGTAGTCTTAAACACAAGTTTAAAGTTCTTACCCAACTTCTTTGCGTCATCACCAAACAACTTATAACTGATATTTGCAGTTGTACCAGCCTTCACACAGAAGTAGGTATCACCATCTTCGTCCAGCTGATAGCCACCGTTAGACCAGTCAAAATTATCGCTTACAGTCATCCTTGTATTGCCATCAGACCACAAGCGGGTCTCGTCAGCGTTAGTCTTGCCAGCAGGGTTAAAATCAAAAGCCAGATTTGTCTTAACTGGCTCAATCGTAATACCAAGCTCTTTAATCTCGACACTAATCTCCTTGCTTACGGAGCCACATACGATCTTCAGGACATGAGTACCAATATCAGCGGATTTCCATGTCCATGTCTGCATAGTACGTCCGACAGTCAGAGTGGCAGTCTTAGCGCCGTCAACCTCCAACGTTACAGTGGTTGTAGAGCTAGAAGGGTCATAAACGGTATAGTTGATTGCAACGTTGCTGTACTGCTTTGCACTTGCCGTCTTTGTGGCACAGCTGATAATAGGAGTTGTATTGCCTTCAGCTGCCCACATGATATCTTTGACAACCTTATTACTGGTGACCTGTTTTCCATTGATTTCAGCAGTCATGGAAACTTCTACCAAATGTGCGCCGTGGGTCTGTGCAGGAATAGCATAAGTCAACTGTCTGCCTGTAACGCTGCTTGTGGTAGAGCCAAGAATCTTTCCATCAATCGTAAAGTTGATAGTTTTTGCAATATTGCCATACGGAGTGTAGCGGAAGGTTACCTCTCCACTATAAACCAGCGTATCATCAAAAGAACTCTCCAGATAGAACTCAACAACATTGACAGTCCAAGTCTTTGTACCAACACTGCCCACGCTATCGGTCACCTGTAGCTTAACAGTATTGTCACCGCTGTGCAGATACTGGGTTGCGTCAAAGCTGTTCTTTCCCTGGATAACGGTCTGCGTGCCAACTTTTGTATTGCCGACATACCAGACGCCAGTAGCGGAACCAGTGTCATCGCCAGAATTGTCCACAGAAGAGAACTTGAAATTGATAATAGCTGAGTCACCAGCAATCACAGTTAGCGCAGAGCCATCCAGACGCTCGATCTTGATAACACTTGTACTGCCGCCAGTGCCACCGCCACCACCTTGGATGACGACCTGCGTTTTCACAATACCATTTTCCAACAGGCTCAGCTTTGAATCCTCGTAAGTAATATCATACTCACGCCCAGAATTCGGGTCAGGCTTCACATTTTTCAACTGCTCCTGAATTTCAGAAATATCGCCATTGATAGTGTCGATACTATTCTGCAAACCGGAAGCAGTATTTTTTACCACAGTCAAATCATTTGCCACGGTCTCAACGCTGGTCTTTTCAGCCTTTGCTTCTAACAGCTTATCGGTTGCCTGTTTGTTGTAATAATCACTTTGCAAGGTCTCAGGCAAGTTACCAACGCTATCCTGCAGATTCTTTACGGCAGCATCAGTACTGGTCTTATACTCGGTCAGTTCAGTCTTAACGGGCGCAATCTTTTCATCGATTTTTGCTTCAACAGTTTTATTAAAAGCTGTCACCCAATCAGCACTCGGGTCAGTGTTCAGTGTGATGGTTTTAATAATCTTTTCGCCATTCAGGAACTTAATCGTCTGTGTTTCAGCATCATACTGCACATCAAACTTTGCTAGACCATCAACCTTGGCGATATCACCCCGAAGCAGAGTAACAAAACCATCAACCTCTTCTTTAGTGTAGTAGCTTGCCAGTGTGTCGGCCAGACCGTCTACGACAGCCTGTGCTTCTTGTGCGCTCTGTGCAGCCTGAGTTGCAGCAGTCTGTGCCTCACCAACCTTCTGGCTCATCGTAGCTAAGAACTGAGTATACCAGTCATCGCCAGTCGGATCGGTCATTGCGGTGCCGGTAAGCGATTTCAAAACATTCAGTTTTTCGTTCGGCTTTGTGCGCCATAGATAATTCTTCGATTCACCGCTGCTCGGTACAGTAATTGCACCAGTCGCCATAATTTCAAACTTCAGTACACCCTCTTTGATGGTGGCATAGTTGCTGACCATCCAGTAAAACCGGATCTTATCAGTACTATAGCTCACGTTGATGGGTGCGGTATAGTTCTCAGCATTATTAGCGTTAACATAGTGGATCTGAATCGTCATGCTCATCAGGTCAACACCATCATAATAACGCGGCATCTCAAACGGAATGACCTGACTGTTGTTTTCCTGTGTGATATTTACCTGAGTCGGACTCAGTGTGATTTCTTTATTGGTATCAACCGTAGAAAAATCATTGTCCGAGAAGGTATCAAACCACGTATAGTTGCCACTTCTGGTGAAATTCTGGTCTTCCACAGAGAAGATTGCCACATCCTCATCACAATCAACCACTGGACGAGCATCTTCTATGGAAGCCTCCATCGTCATTGCGGGGCTTGCAGCGACCATACGTTTGGATTCTTCAAATGATAATGCCATCTACTCACTCCTCTCATTAAGTATCTTTCTTATTATCGATATATTTTTCTTTGAGGACATTCTCATAAGTGATATAGGGATAATACGGGTAATAGCGGCTCAATGTAACATTCATTGTGCCTTCTCCAATGTTTTTATCTATCTTTTTAATAATCCACTCAACTGCAATATCAGACTTCAGGTACTTCGCTGCATATTTTACCTTTTCATTTACGTCAAGCCACGGAATCATGTGCATACTCAATGTGATGGAATCCGTCAGCCGACAATTTTTCCATAGCGTGTATTTGCATACCGTCATGGCTGATTCATCCGAGGTATATCCGTCAAACTCACTACCCGAGCACACAAGGTTTCTTCGCCCGATTTTATCAATCGTCAACCGACTATTGTACAAGTCATCAATGCGGTTTGGGTCATTTACGACAACGTACTCAAGGTTGTCACATGCCTCCGCAATCTTGTCTGCCTCAATTTGTTTTGCGGTCGGCATTGCATCCACAAACTTCGTCATAGCATGAGACTGAGACTGACCAATAAAATAGACCCGGCTCTCAATAAGAAGAGCAGGGTCTGATATCTGGATCTCTGTATTCGTTGCTGGATTATACTTCACATACACGGTGTCATAATTTTTCGTGGATGGATTATAGATTTGTTTCGGGTAATAGCGCACCTGTGGATCACGCTGTTCTTTTTCGTATTTGCCTGTAAGTGCGTTGAACTTATATGTAAATGCACCATCAGTTGCCTGATTTAGCCAATGCTCGCCATATTTTATGACGTAATAACGGCCTTTCCTTAGTAGAGAGGTATCTTCTGGTTCGTCCTCTCCTTTTTCGTTGGTAACAGCCTTAAACAACATCATAGGTCCATACACTGCGCGCGTTGTTTCCCGATACTGTCCTGCCCCAGTCGGATTCGTTTTGATTGTCGTAACAAGGTTCTCAACACAGATTCTTGCATTTATCGCAATATCTTCTGGGCAAATAAACGAAAATCTTGTACCGTCCTGAATACTTGCTTGTTTTAATTTTAACAATAAAATAGACGCGCCGGTATCATTTGGGCTCATGTTGTAGCTCATATTCAATTTATTATCTTTAAGCAGCGTAACAACATCATTCCATTCTTTTGTTCCTTTTTTACAATACACGACCTCGCCAGTACCGTCTGGGTCATTTTTTTCAAGTTTATCCTTACAGAAATAGTCGCTGGAGTTTGATGCACCCCATACCTCTACACAGTTATGGATCTGACCGTAATCGACGCTGGCATCTTCGCTGATAACCATACTCTTAAATGTATCCTCGTCCAGAACAACGGGGTCGTCGTAGCCAGACGGAATTTCTTTACACACAAAAGTATCGTCGTCAAAATACATCTCGAAAGGGAAATGGAGGTCTCTCAACTCCGTCAAAATGTTCCAGATTGTCGTGCCAGTATTATATTCTAGGTCGTGCGGAATTCGCCGTACCCAATAGTCAACCATACTCTTTGTCAGCCCTGAAAGTTCAAATGTCTCCTTAATGGAATCACGAACATAGTGCGGCTTCTTTTTGTCATCTTCGTAGTAGTTGACCCCATCCTTAACCACGAGCTTGCGGTCATACATCGGAATGCGCGTTGCGTATCCGGTCAGTGTTCCACCAAGCGTGCCGTCAAGCAAACAGGTCATATCAAGACAAGAAAGGCTTAGTTTGTTCGTTGTAGCATCATAACTGTATCCATTTTGCTGTATTGCATATACGCCAGCGCCATACCAGTGTACACCATCTGTATCCACAAAGTTCGTGCCAGTTCGTATTTCAGCCTCACCAGAGTATAAAGCGTGATAGAAGTTATATATCTGAGTTAAACCATCTTTCAATTCCCATATCGTTCCTTGAATATCGTGCATTGAATAGCCAACAAATACACTTGTGTCATGGAAATATTTATCAAGTTCTTCTTTGGTACAGCCAGCAATCGCTGCAACATCGGCTGCAGATAATATCCTTCCTGCTGCGATACCACCCTCTACAGCAGCAATCATATTTTTTACACGTACTGTTTTCCCATAAATCATACAGTCAACACCAAAACTATCAAGTTCAAGTATTTTACTTTGTAAAGTTGAACCATCTCTTTGAACTGCATCACAAGCTGCATTGAAAATCACTTCAATATAAGACCTGATATCTGCATTCAGCAGCGGAATAACAACATCTCCTCCGCCTATCAGTAGTGGAGTGTATGCAATCTCATACGTCTTGCCATTTGTTGTATAACCATCTGAAGATGCAACAACGGTCGAATATGTTCCAACATCTCCTTGCTCTTTCACAAAAGATGCATATTTCTCTTTATTTTCATCTGTCCAAATAATACGCTTACGGTTTATATTTTCGATATTGCCATACTGTTCATAACCGCCAACCTTATATCTCCACTTTGCTTGCCTTAACTCTGCGTCCTTTTCTTTGTATATCGCACTATTTTTGATTTTTGCATCGATCTCTTCTTCTGGTATTCTTACCGCGTCCGCCCCAACAAGCGGCATACTTGTTGGAGCTTTCATACCAATCTGTAAGCGCAGCATCTTGCTCGTCCACTCCTCTGTGGAGAACTGAGAAATAGAGAATCCACTCTTCGGGAAGATATCAAGATTAAAAGTGCGCCGTGTATCTGAGTCTGCGTCAATCGAGTTAGAACCACTTAACGCAAGTCCTTCGATCGTATCAATAATCTGGTAGTCCTTATTCAGCAGTTCAATACGACAGTATAATCTTTTTGACCGGCTTTTCAGTAAGGCCAGATCTTCTTCTGTGGGTAAGTAAGTCATGGCCCACCTCCTTAAATCAAACCAGCGTTCTTCATGTCATCGCTGCTATTCAAATCGCCAGTTTCTACAAAATCAAACGAGATTTCCACCTTATCCGGGTGTTCATCATCTGAGTAAGAAACGTTTCCATTTACGTTCATCAGCCATGCGCGGCCATCGTACATCTTCAATACTTTTGGCTTTTTGTTCGTTAGCCAATTGATAAAAGTCTCCCGATAGTCAATAGACCCATCAAAATCAAACGCATCATTGGCACGATCCCACTTGATAATAACACCAGAGAAGTTGCCGCTATAATAATTTGCCTCACTACCATAGAATACGATGGGGTACTTGCTTCCCAATGTCGTCTCCACAGACGCTTCTTGATTGCGCGTAATATTCGTGACAGCTGGCTCAAGACCAACATAATATGATATGTCTTTATCCATTAGCCATGCTCCGTCAAAATCGCTTACGGCACTTGTAGATGTGTACACTTGTTCAATTTCATCAACAACAGGAACTGCCATATACTGATATTTCGTTTTCCTGCCACGTGCGAATTTGTCATAGCATACAATCAAAATAGGCTCAACGGAACTTGTGATCTTCTTTTCATAAATCGTAATCCAGTCGTACTTGCCAACCTCTCTACGCTTTACGCGAATAGAATCAAAATTATTAGGCTCGTCTGCGCTTTTCGTAACGGTAAGCTTGATTCTACCTTCTCTTTTTTCATTCTCTGCCACAATTTTAAGTTTCTGCAGTTGTCCGTCATACTCAATTCTGAATGCGCAAAAATCCGTGTCCAGAACATATCCATTCACAGTTTCTCCAACCGCTCGCACATAATACACCTTATTATTATCAAGGCTTTCTACGTTGAACGCATGTGAAATAGATCCGTGGTATATCTCCTCATGTAGCAAAGTCTTGTCTGAATCATAAAGCTGATATTTATAAAGATTCAGTGTCTCGCCCTCTTCTTCGATGTTTTTATACTCGACATTAAAAGAAAAAGCAGGGAAGGGAATTGTCTTTTCAGCGCGCGCTTCCACATCAACAAACTTTAACACCGGTTTTTCATGGCAATAAAAAAGAACGGCATCGCTTAAATCACTTGTCTTGCCGTTCTGATTTGTTACTGCAATTTTAAGATAGTAGGGGAGTAGTCTGTTGCGTACAAGGTTCGCTGGCAGCATAAACATACGTACAGAAGATGAACCACTGGTTTTCACTGTCTGGTCAACAATACTATTGCCGGAGGCGTTGTCGTAGATAATATACTCCACTTCATTGATCGTGTCATCGTAACATGTGTACCGCACGATATTTTCCTGCGTAGCGTCTATTACGGAAAATTTTGAAATTATCGGTTTCGCCAATTTAACACCTCCTTATTTTACGCCATATATCTCACATGGAATAATCAAATCGTTGTTTGTTGTGATGTTCGTCTCGCCAAAGCTCTGTGCATCAAAGAATGTAATTTCAGTGCAATATTTATTATTCTTTTCATATGCTTTTACATAGAACGGACGGAAAGCGCTTTTTATATTTGTGTCAGAATTGTATGATACACTTGGAGTAGAATTGTCGCCAGCGCTCAAATCATAAATCATACACAGCTTCGGCGTATTCATAGTGACGCAGTGATATTCTGCACCACTCCATTCACCTGCGACTGGTTTCGACACAATAACAGAAACTTTGCTCAAATATTCGAGCACCCGTTTTGTTGCGGCACTCTCTGGATCGATCTCAACAACTTCTCTCTCTTTGTAGCCACGGAAGATAAAAATATATCCTGAATAATCGCTGTCCGCTTCAAAAGTCAACTTGTTCTCTTCGCCAACGGCAGAGTATGCATCTTTTGAATCGTTCTTCCATAGTAGCTGGAAAATCTGTCCAGCCTTCAACTTGTCCACGGTAATAGTATCAGTGGTGATTTTATCCCCAGAAACTTGCGTAAGGCTGTTGTTTACAGAAGTGGAATCAAGCGCCACTTTACCGTTTTTGTCAATGGATATAGCACCAGTCAAGTTAAGCTTTGTCGCCTTGATTTTTACAGTATTTGTACTCTGGTTTATCAAAGTAGCAATGTTTTTTCCGGTATAATCCGTCTTAGCCACCTTTGAATCAATGCTTTCAGTTGCTGTTTTAATGTGCTCTTCAAGTTTTTTATTTGCATTTAATTCTGCAGCATCCGCATACTTTTGAGCTTCAGTTTTTGTGGCACACAGTATGATGGCATTCTCATTTTTTGAAATTCTAGATTCTGCAAGCGAAATTTTTGTATTTAGTCCGCTCATGTCTTCATTGTATTTTTTAGTGGTTACGCGGGCTTCAATCTGCTGCTTTGTACTCTCCAAATCAGAATTATATTCCGTTTTAAAGCTTACAAGGTCACCATCTATTTTGCCAGCGGCATCCAGTGCCTCGTTTGCTTTTGTATCATCCGTGTATTTTAGCGCCACAGCCCAGTCAGTCCGACTAAAGCTTTCAGTTATAGGACGCGCTGTCTGACATACAAGAACTTTATTATCACCAGAACTACTTGCCCAGATATCACCACGGCTATATGGGGTTGAAGGCGTTGTGAAAAAAACACGTCTTGATCCATTTGCTGTATCGATTTCAAGGCTTGCAGCTCTCAAAACTTTCAATAAATTCTTATCACTAAGAGTCTCCCATATAAAAGTGTCCGTCCACCTATACGCATCATCAGCCTTCATGTCATAATAAAGGTCGCCAATGTGCACTCTCTTTGCATCCTCCGTTACCCAATTTACTGTCGGATCCGTATCAGTAGATGGTACACCACTGTAAAACCATAAGCTGAGTTGTCCATCTCCCTGATCTTTCAGCGTTAAAAATTCACTGACATCCGTGTATTTAACAATAGTGTCAGCAAAATCTGTATCAATAATGGACAGCTGACTGCCAACCACGTTGACTTTGCTGTCCACTGTTTTCATTGTACCAATATTATCGGGGGAACATACCAGTCGCTTCATATCACCCTGCAATGCAGTCACAACCACACTCTGTCCAACCGTGTAAATCTGGTCAGAGGTAATGTTATACTGGCTTCCAAACACGGATATTGTGTATGTATTCCCACTCACCGCAGTTACCACGCCAGTCTGCGATTTGTCAAATTTTGCGTCATTGAGTTTCTTTTCAATCGTGTCTACGATGACTTTGCTCAACACGTCGATTGCATCTTGACTATTTTGTGACATCTCGTCCCTCCTTTATAAATGTATACTCGATCTCAACCTACCCAACCCACCCTGAGCCAAGTATACTTCGTATTTATTTTTGCTTATTGTACTGTTTAACGTCTATTCAGTTCCTGTACAACCTTGTTCGGCAGACGATTTACCAACTCACGAGCCAGTGCATCGCTATCACCAACGGGATTGTTCACATTCACATCACCAATAGACAGGGAAATACCACCAGCGTCGCGGCTTTGCACCATAGAAGCAGAACTATGTTTTGCCAATTGATCGCTGAACCACTTGTCTGGATTGCCGCCCATCTCAAACAGGCGAGAGGTAATATCAGCAGGAACAACACCATCGCCAGTCTCAAGATATGTATAACGTCCAGAAGCTGGCTTACGAACAATAAGTTCTGAACCTCTTTCGTCAACGTTTGCAAAATGATTCGTTTTAGAAGATTTAAGACCATTCGCGTGACCACCCAAAAAGAAACCAGCAAAACCTCCCAAAAGAGTACCAATCAATGCTCCTACAGGTCCACCTATTGCCATACCCGCAGCTGCGCCCAGACCAGCACCAGTAAGAGTTGTAGCAGCCGTTTTGACTGTTTTATCTTCATTGGCGGTTGCGTCATTCTTTTTGTCTGTTTCGTCAGTTGCTTTATTCTCTTCTTTAGATACGATCTGTGTAGCGTTAATTGTGAGATTTGTTGCGCTCTTTTGTGTGTTTTCGGCAGTTTCAGAACTACTATTCGCAGTGTCTTTTGTATTCTCGGCAGTTTCTTTACTCTTGCCGGAGATATCCTTGCACAGGTTTACAATCGCACCAATAGGACTTATGTCCCAGAAGAACGAAGCAACGGACTTTATTGCCTTCTTACCAAAGCCATCTTCTTTATTGGACCAGATTTTCTTCTGATTCTTCATGGCCTTTGTGCCGCCATAAATACCAAGCCCGGCAGCGGCAGCAAGACCGCCAACAACAGGAATCGCGGAAGCGCCAGCAGTACCTATAGCGCTAACAGCGCCTTTGATAAGTCCGCCAGCACCAGTGACTAGTTTTCCTGCGCCTTTAATAAGGGTGGAGCCAATCTTGCTCTTACTAACAGCATTACCAATAGCTTTAAAGCCATTCACAACCGTAGAAACAATGCCGCCACCTTCGCCGGAACCGCTAAATAGGCTCTGAGCGCCAGCTTTAATTTTTTTCCAGATACCGCTAAATGTTTCAACAAGTCCGTTTCCAGAAGTCTGAACTTTACTCCTTAAGACGTTGAAGAAATTCTCAACTACATTAGCGGACTCACCAGTTGCTTCTTCGCCACCCTTATTGAAGAATCCTTTTATCGTATCCCATAGACCTTTTATGCCGAGATCTTTGTACTCACCAGTCTTAAGCATGGAATACAGGTTATTTACCTTCGTGAGCGTATTGATGAGCGACTCAAGGTTTGTAATCAAATTCTGGATGCCAGTAATCGCGCTGCCAGTATTCAAGCTTGCAATGATCTTATTGTGATAGCCGTCCAGTGAGCCCTCCATCTGAGATAGACTCATCTTCTGGATCTGCGCAGTGTACTCAAGCTCCTTCTGGTAATCCTTCCAGCTCTTGCCGATATCATCCATGACCTCAGACAACTTGTCCTTGAACTCATTGTACTTTTTGATCTGGTCGTCAATAGCCTTTTCAGCGTCCTTATTATTCCACTCACGCTGCTTGTCAGCAAGGTCTTCACGTGCAGTACGCACATCTTCGGCGTTTGCCTGCCACTCGTAGCCATTCTCAGTGTACACACGGGTCGTGCGCTGTTGCTGGGCGCGGGCGAGAGCATCTTGTGCCTTGGAAAGTTCAATAGCACGTTCAGTGGCTTCGTTGTTTTCTTCCAGAGCTTCCTTCTGCTTGTTCAGAGCTTTAATCCGCTTGTCGATGACTTTATTCATCGTATCGCCCCAAATCTTGAGGTCGTTATTGGATTTGTCATTTAAAGTGGAGAGAAGGGAAAGAAAAGAGGACAGAACAGCTTTTGCATCGGATAGAGCGGACTTAAATTCCTCGATTACCTTTTCGACGCCATCCCAGTGTTTTTTTAGTTTTGTTGTAACCTGTGCGTCGGTCTCTTGAACTTCGAGAAGAGCCTTTTCCAAAGCGTCATCAAGTTCCTTTTGAACCTCGGCTTTTTGCTTGAGAGCTTCGTCTTCTGATAGATCCTTGTTAGAATCAATGGCAGACATTTTCTTTGTATATTGTGCTAAGACTTTCTGATACGTTGCAGTCTTCTTTGCAAGCTTCACATATTCTTCATGGGTTGGTTCACGCACATCATCAATCATTGCCTGAACTTGAATACCAATCGGACTACCTTCAAACTCTTTTGCAAACGCACTCAGTTTATCAACGTAACTTTGGCGAAGTGCCTTTACGTCAATTTTAGCGTTTCCGTCCTCATCATAAGTAAGTAGATTAGAGAATTCTTCAGGAAGTTCCTGCAGCTTCTGCATAGTATCCTGTGTCAGCTGGCCGGTAGTATTCCACTCGTCCATCGCATCTTTTAGCGTGCTCCAATTAGTTTGGTATTTGTCCAACTCGGTATTTACACGCTCAAGGTCAGTTCCAAGACCAACAAGATAATCACTAACAGAAATTTTGCCGCTTTCAATATTTGCCTTATCAGAACTTAACGAGTTTGCAAGTGCAGTAGCCGCTGCCCCGCCGGTTTCGTTTGCGGCTTTTATGCGCTTATCCAATTCATCAAGAGTTGCTTTCTTAAATGCCTCGGTGTTAAGATTGATGTTTCCGTTTTTGTCAACGAGATTATCCATCAAATCCTTGTTATCACCAAAGAACTTGCTCAGCTGCAAGATTGACTCTATCTTACTTTCTGTTGCATCAAGGTCACCAACACCGAATTGACTGTTCTTGATTTTCTGCTGAACATCATATAACCCAGAAAATGCGGATTTTATAGCATCCGTCTTTTCCTTAGCCTTATCCATTGCAGTGCCGTAGCCCTCAATGGCATCAGTAAGTTGCTCAAAAGAGATGGTGTCGCCCTTCACGTTCTCATCAACATACTGTAGAATACGCTTTAATTCTGCAGCATTCTTCCCAGACTCATCGGCAGCATTAGCCTGAGCAATCTGAGCAAACATTAAATTCTTGAATTCGGTCGTGTTAATAGACATTTTCCCATTCTGCTCTGTAAGCAGGGAAGTGTAGTCATCTTCAAGACCAAGCAAGTCATTCAGTGTGCTAATGCAAAGATTGCCATATTGATTGTATTCTTCCATTGCAGCGGACAGAGTTTTCCATGCACTGACTGCATCGGTCATCTTATCCTCGCTACCAGAAGATTTATTGCTACTTTTATCCTTCGGATTTCTAAACTGGTTCTCAGCACTTTGAGCGTGAGTCTTATCCAGTAAATCCATCATGGCACTATAAGTGTTAATGATTCTGTTCTGTGCCTGAACCTGAGTAGCAAGAGCATCGCCGCTCAAACCACCAGCATCAATAAGACGCTGACCCTCTGCATAAAGCAGAGATTTCATATCTTTGACTTCTTGTTGTGCTTGAGATAAGAACTTACTTGCATTTGCATATGTGTTCGTGTTTGCGTTTAGAGATTCAATAGCTTGAGCATACAACGCAGCTTTTGCCATCTCGTAGTACGCATCAGCCATCGTATTGATGTTCTCTGTATTGATTGCAAGCTGACCACTTTCATCAACTAGACAGTCATAATACTCTGGGCCAAGGTTAATGAGATCAGTAAGAGTGCTAACAGTCAAATAACCATTTTTATTATACTCATCAACAACATCACTTAGCGTACTATAAGCAGATTGAATCTTATCAAGACCATCAGTTGCTTCTTTGAGTTGATCTGCGGCGGCAGATGTAGATTCCGACAATCCATCTACTTTAGAAGCGGAGGACGAAGAAACAATTCCAAGCTGAACAAGTACATCAACAAAAGCCTGTGCATCAGAAGCGTTGTCCTCAAATCCGAGATTCAGCATGACTTCATTTAGCTGATTTAGCGCATCTGCGTATGTACCGCCTAATTTCTTATCACCGCTCAGGAAATTAACAAGGTTGCCAGATGTAATACCACCGTAAGCACCCTTTAGTCCTTCAAGAGCGTCTGTAACAGCCTTGATATCTTCCTCTGAACGCTTAGAGGACGTAGAGGACAGCTTTTGCGCCGCAATAACTTCCTTTAATGTATCGGAAGAACTACGATATGCGTTTGCTTGGTCTTCAATAGCATTTTTCTCAGACTTTAACTGGTTGTACAGACTTGATGCCTCAAGAGTTGCAGAATCATAGTTGTTACCCAGATAATCCAGAGCATTACTCAGCTTATCATAGTAAGCAAGAATAGAGTCTGCATCATTGGGGTCAAAGCCACCAAAATTGAATACACCAGTGTTACTATCAAGAGAACCGCCAAACTTACCGCCAAGAGCATTTGCCATATCGGTATCAGAGGAGTCACCGATAACATACTGTCCGCTAGACTTTCCTTTTGCGGTTTGCTCAAGTAGTTTGCCTTGGTCAGCCTTATTCTGTGTCAGCGTAGAAATTGAGAGTTCGTTCAGAAGGTCAATCTGTTCCTGATACTTACCATTCTCAAGGTCAAGTTTACGAAGCTTTTTATCCATTTCAGCAGACTGGTTCTTTAACAGGTTAAGAATTTCTGCATTCAAATCCTTTGCCTGTGCAAAATCGTCCGTATCCCAGCCGGACTTATCTCCCAGTTCTTTATACTGAGAAATCAAGTCGGTCATAGAAGAGGAAAGCTCTTTGGATTTCTGTGCATTAGTCTCAATAGCAGTGCGCCATTCATTGAACTTTGTGATAACAAAATTAAGTGCCATTCCAGCTATCGTACTTACTGCAACATTAAGAGCTACCGTAGCGGCTTTCAAAGCAAGAATCTTAACCCTATTTAGGTCTATGACTTCTTTACTTTCATTTAACCATGTGATAAAATTTGTATTAGCAAGACTTGCTTTGTCAAGATCCCAACAATATTCAATATACTCGTTGCCGAGATTGTTTAACGTTGGACCAAAATTTTTCAGAACATCAAACAGGTCGGAAAACTTTGAAGTTATCTTCGAGTTCTTATCATCAACAGAGAAGAAAGTTAATATCTATTTTGAGGAGAGAAAAATTATGGAAAAAGTAGCCTATTGTCCTCGTTGTGATAAATACCTAAAGAAATACAATATTTTTTGCCCGTTTTGTGGTTCGATGGCACCAAATTTATCTGCATGGGAAAAATGGGATGATGCAAAACGAAAAGAGTTTTTTAGAGATGCACCCCATCACGAACCTCCGAAGCCCATTGAAGATAAAACTGAATTGGAAAAAGCTGAAGCATTCGATAAACAAATCAAAGAAGAGCTTGCTCAAGAAGCTGAACTTGCAAAGTATACCCCAAAATGCCCAGTCTGCGGCTGTCCTCATCTTGATAAGATAGGCGCTGGTTCCAAACTCATTGACGTGGCAGTGTGGGGATTTGCTAGTAAGAAACCGGGAAAGCAGTTTAAATGCAAAGCATGTGGATATGAGTTTTGACGTCCTCTACCAAATGTGAACTCCTATTCTCTTTACTTTTTGTCTTTTTATGGTAGACTTAAATAAAGACTAGGAGAAAGGAGGAGGCTACAATGACTAGAGAAGAGTTTAACAAGATTCTAAATTCTGAACTCGAAAACAACGCTCGTGCGTTCGCAGAAGAACTGTCTTCAAAAGAGAACAAGGAAATGTCCTACACTGCTATGGTTGCCGCAGCATACACTCATGCTGTGTCTGATGCGACCAAAGCACTGGCTACTGCTCTCGAAAAAGCCGGATATCTCAAGTACGACAATTAAAATGTTCGAATGACTTGTTAGACACATTCTGAAGAATTGCATCAGCAAAATCCTTTACATTATAAGTCGGATCTCGCTGCCCTTTGAGATAGTCAAGAAGGGTGGCGAGTTCTTTTACGTCAATTTCAATTTTCAATTTAATCACCTCGATTATAAAATGCAAAGTTGATTGATGTAGCAATATTGGGCTGGGCAAGCAGAAAGCCCGACAAACAGTTTAAGTGTAAGAATTGTGGGTATGAATGGTAAACTGGAACTAACTTTATTGACATAAATAAAACACCCCTGTTAGGCGTAGAGTCTAGCAGGGGGTGTACTGTTTTCAATTACAGTTGCATAAAATAACAAAGTCCGCACAAGCGTAATGCTCATACGGACTTTTTAGACAATCTATCCGAGAATGCCTCTTCTATTTATTAGTGACCATACCCAATCTATCCAAGAAAGGGTCTTCTATTACTGTTATTATATGCTTAATTTTCTTTTTTGTCAATACTTTCCTTTAATGTTTTCACACAAGAAAATAAATCAACATCATCTCCTACTCCGAGAATACTTCTGATTTCCTTCAGCTCGTCTTGCGCTTTATTGCGCTCTTTTACGACTTTTTCTGAATAATTTGTTTTATCAACTAGCTTTTTCTTTTCATCGACATAGTAATGCATCAAATTGAGTTCTCTTGCGATAGCTGCATCAATGAGTTTCATCTCATCTTGTGTTAAGTCGCAAATATAATCATCAACTCGTGCCTTGTTAATTCTAATCACCTGTGTAGCATCAGCTTGACCGTCTAAAATAACAGTTTTCCCATCATCGGTATAACGAGTTGAAATTGGAATCATAGAAATCCGATGCGAGTTGTTATGCGTAATAGGAACAACAATTGTATTGCCGTTCCATTTATTTGTTGAATTACATTGGACAATGACAGCCGGACGACGCTTTTGTATTTCGTAGCCAACACCCATTCCAAATTTACACCAATAAACTTGTCCTCGGAATAACGACATGTTTTTTACCGATTCTGCAATATAATCGAGTTCAAGCTTTTCTTTAATCCAACTTATATAAGCTGTCGCTTTATCAAGTGGGATCATCTTTTTGAGTTCTTCTTGTTCCAGATCGTTTTGTGGTGTTTGATCTTCCTTCTTTTCTTCCATGATTCAACACTCCTTTTGAAAGAGTGTATCATAGCTTGATACCAAAATCAACAACAAATAGTAACGCCCGGCCTCCCAGCAATAGGGAAGTCGGGCTTGTTCATTATGATGACTGCACAGCAGTTATTTCAGCAGTTCAGCAATCTCTTCAGCAGTCATACCGCTGGCCAGTGCATTGGCAACAATATCTTCTGCCTTTTTACGGTTCAGCTCTGCCGCAATCTTTTCATCAGCATCAGCCTTTTTCTTTTCGAGCTTGGTGATCTCTTTGTTGAGTTTTTTCAACTCTGCTTCTTTTGCTTTACGCTGGGCGTTCAATGCGGCGATATTATCACCAATAGTTGCAATCTCCTGAGCAATAGATTCTGCAGCAGTATTCTTTTCAGCGATCTGTGCTGCGTAATCGATACCATCGAGAACCTTTGTTTTATTCTTGCTTCCTTTAGGACGTGCCATAATAAAATACCTCCGTATATTTTGGATACGCGATTGTAATATTATTATAGCCAGAATATCGTGTGTAGTCAACAAATATTTTATTTTCTCCTATTTATATCGCGCTAGAGAATAGCGCGTCTCCTCGTTTCCACCTACTTCTTTAAGTCGTCTGGTTACGTCTGAGGTGGACTTCTGAACTTTCGCCCAAAACTGACTATCCTTCCAGTGGTTGCTCACTGACCCTTTTTAGTCGATGAACCTTCCACCCTCCTACATTATATAATAGGGGAGTGGATCGGCTGCTGACCGCCCATTGTAAACGCTACTTAGCACTCGATTGTTACCATATTTTTACAATACGATAAAAACCGAGCTTTTATCTCAGCATATAGCATCCATATCCTTATTTCTATCTTTCGATTCCTACATTATATAAATATAGGTGATATGGCTCTTAGGGTTTCCCAGCACTCTAGGGGCTATTTTATTTTTACATGGTGCCGCATCCTATATTTTTTATACGCAACAAACATAAGAGGGCATATTAACTTTACCCGCACCATTTTTGAGCTTTCCGCTCATCTGCATTACGGACAGCACACCGGAGATGGCGGCTGTAATGGCCGGAATAGAACCTGCAAGGTTGACCATTCCGTCTGCTGCATCAACAATCTTTGTTGCAAGAGTAACAAAGAATTTGATGAGGTCACTGCTCATAACGTCGTTTGAGAATTTCTCAAAGCTGGCGTTAAGCTGCTTTAATCGACCCTCAATTGAATCCATCATGCGCTCTTGTTCAGTCATTGCTGAATTAGAGCTGTTAGCGGCATCTTCCATTGATTTTTCAGCAATGGAGAATTGCTCGATCACGGAAAGTACCGCATTCGAGTTCCTTTTGCCGCCAAGCATCTCTGTGACGTTAGCTTTACTAACATCAGTAAGTTTATCCCATACGGCAGAAATCTCTTTCAGGATCTGATATGTACTCTTAAATTCTGTACCGGCGGCATCCTTCATAATGTCTACGCCAGTTAAAGATTTCAATTCACTTCGCAATTCAGAAACAGAACTTGCCATATCATCAACTGAAACGCCAAATGCCTCTGCGTCAGTCTTACTGGCTCGCAGATACATTGAAATTGTTTTTAAAGTTGTCACACTGTTACTTTATGACCATATTTCTATGGCGGATAGTCATTTCTGGCTATCTCTCACGTTTCATTTTGTTATATCGTGAGGTCGGACTGGATCTTCACCCTGAAAGTATAACAGGGGATAGCTGAACTCGGTATGTTGCCATATCGAGTGTTACAGTCTCTACGCATTTTCAATCAATAAAGCAGTGCCCAAGCAGTTAGGATGCTAGACACATTTTACTTTCAACTTCTTTTGCAGACAGTTCACTGTATGCTTGGATTATATTTTCGTTAAGAATCAACTCATTATTTACAATGGAATAGTTGAACGAATTATAATTTTTAAGAAGTCCATTTTTATTTATAAACTCCATAATAAGCTTCTCGCACATATCTGGATTTTTATTTATATCTGTTTCCCATAAGTACAAAATTGGGATTTTAAAATATTTCTTTACATAAGTCGCTTTTGCTTTATCTCGCCGAATCGACTCACGCTGATTATGATATTTTATATTTGAATAACGAATTGGGTTGCAATGCCAAAAGTCGCCCATGACCTCGATAAACAAATTATAATCAGTAAGATGATTATCTATTGAATAATATTTAATGCCAAACTCATTTGTAAAATTTACACCGATTCTATCAAGTATATCATTAACAATAAGCTGTTGCTTACTATTTGTTTGAGAGATGGCACCACTTTCCAATATTTTTACTGCTCTTTTACGAGATTCTTTACGCCATTCTGGTTGCTTGCTCCAAACATTTGAATACCAGTCAACACGGCATTGTTTTGAACAGAAGAAATTCTTTTGGGTTCTTAATTTATACCCATTCTCAAAATACTTCTTCCCACACCAATCACACGAAATTAAGTCGCCTTCAAATCTTGGATTATCAAACCCAACTCTTGTCTTTTGCCATTCAGATTGACATTTAGATCCACAAAATCGTTTTGGAGATTTCTTTAAAACATATATGTCTTTACCGCATATTTCACACTTACGATATTCATGCGAAATAGCTTCTCTAAAATTGTTACTGCACTCTTGGCAACAAAAATGATGCTTAACTTTATTGTAATGGTACACATTCATATATTTCTTTTGTCCACACCATTCGCAATTATACCATACACCAGTTTTAGAACCTTTCTCTGGCATATACTTACCTCCGTACATAAATAAAAGCCGTGTAACTCCTAACTGCACGGCTTGGTTTACTTTATTGATTGAATCTTTGCTCGGTCTTGTCCACTGCTGGATTTTGACCGATATAGCTAATTTTTCTAGTTGCCTATTACTAGGCAACGTCGGCATATACTTTACCGACGGTATCCGGGTCCTGAAGTACAGAGTTGGCCGCACTAATCAACGAAACAGACTCTTCAAACGAGTTCCCGGCTGCTGATAATGCACTTGCCGATCTGACAAGTGCCTCCGCAATACCACTTTCGGAGATGGGTTCGTTGTTACCCACCGAGTTAAGAACATTGACGACGTGTTCTACTTCGTCAGCTTCCATTCTAAATCCCTTTAGAATAGAGACTAGATAAGAAGCTGCGTCAGATGCACTATCAATTCCATCACCAATGTTACTTAGGACAGTGGACCACTTTGCAAGCTCTTGTGATTCGTCAAGTGTATAGCCTAGACGAGACCATTCTGCTGTACTGTCAATAACATCAGAGATAGAAGCACCAAGCTCACGCGCTTGACTTGAAGCAGACGACAAAAAGCTTGAGTATGCCGATTCAGTCTCATTCGTGACTTTTTTCAAGTTAGTCATAGATGTATCTATATCTACGACGTTATTATAAACTTCTCGTAGACCCTGTTTAACCATAGCCACGCCAGCCATAGCGATAGCAGTCTGGAAGTGCTCCTTAAACAAGCGAGAAAGCTTTTGGCTTAAAGTTTCTGTAGTGGCCCCACATCTGCTGGCCTCAACCTCAAGGCTTGATAGTCTTGCACTAAGATCAGTAACATCGCCTTCACAGCCAGCAGCAGAAGCTTTTATTCCGTTTAAACTATCAATTAGCCAAGAATATTTACTTTTATTTGCAATAGAGTCTTCTAACTTCGTTGCACGTTCATAAACACTCTTAAACTTCGTCATATCAACATTGGCTTGATTTAAATCTCTAAAATCAAATCCAAGTTCTTTTAAATGTTGACTTGTAGAATCAATAGTTGTATCAAGAGTCTTGCATTTTTTATCAAAGTCTTGAATTGCTTTTCCTGGTGTAGTGTTCTCAATAGAAGCAAGCTGATCTCGCAACTCTTTTAATTTTCCAGAAGTTTTTCCAGTTCCATCTTCTCCATATAAATATTTTTTGATATTATCATTTTTATAGTTGGAGTTATTCTTGGAATAGTTTTCAAGAGACTGAATCTTTTTTTGATATTTTTCATACTCGGATTCTTGAGATGTGAGAGTCTTTTTTAAATCATCTGCAATTTCTTGATTTTGTTTTTTTAGTTCTTTTGCAGCCGAATCAGCACCTTTTGCAGTATTCCTGTCAGCATTGAACTTTCCGGTTTTTCCGATATCCTCAAGCTTTAACTTCTGAGATTCCGTAATTACATCTTTTGTTTTTGTCTTGAGTTTATCCATCTCATCGTTGATTGCGCTCAGTCTAGTCTGTACCGCTTTCAACTCAGATGATTTGTTTCCATTAGCAATTAACGATGCTTCATCCGCTTTTAACTTTGCTTGACGATTTGCAAGGCTGAAAAGGCGAGAAATATCACTTTTTGAAGTATCTTGTGTTTTTGTAGAACCAGACTTTCCAGTATCAACCTTAACCGTCTGCTTCGCCGCAGATTGCATAGCTTTTTTAAGCTGTGCGGTTACTTTACTCTGATCAATCTTAACATCAAGTGTAACCTTTGGAGTTTTTAGTTTTCCACTCTTGACTACCTTATCAAGTGCATCATTTATATTACGGATAGTGTCGTTTTGATTTACTCCAAAAGCAATTTTTACTGGTTTTTCTTTATAATGTTCTTTTACAGAATTAAATTGCTGGTCTAATTCTTTTTTATTTGTGTCAATAACGACCTTGACCTTAATGGCTGTTACGGCAGAAGATTCTGTGCCAGTATTTTCTTTTTCATCCATACTGTTGGTCACCTCTCTTTTCCATTTTCAACAATTCCTTTCAAAATAAAAAAGAGAAGCGGCCAGCTTCTTCAAGCCAGCCTCCTCTCATTCAAATTTTCCAAATAAATTGTGGGATTACAATTCATGTAATGCAGTTTTTACAAGCATAGCCGCTTCAACTTGGACTTTTGAAATAAATGGACGTGCAGGACGCTTTGGTTTGTTTTCCTTCGGTCGCCCCATTCGATTCCACTCTGCAATGTCCATCCACAAGCCATGCTCAATCCAATTAGCAAACATTGTTCCTTCTAAGGCTGCATTATCTCCTTCTCGGAATGGTGTTTTGCACCACGATGCCTGTGGTCTTGCAATATCCTTTACCGTCATAGTCACCACATTATTGTCAGTAGTAACGCTACTTACGATATTTTTTTTGCTTTCGATTCCGTCAGACCGCCCACTCTTCGAGTGTACGTTTTCTACAATGCTCGCCTGCAGTCTCGTTTCAATTTCCGGCGCAACACCTTCAAGGATGTCTTGAACGCTGTTAACCACACCGGCCAGTAAATCATCAAAGTTCGTATACGAAGAAGCAAGACTTCCCATTCACTCCACCTCAAATCTCAAACCGATCCTTTGCAGACTGAATCTTTGTCGTATCCTTTTTAATGTAATACTTGTTGGTCACATCCGTGCCAGCATGGTTGAGCAGTGAAGAGACATCTTCCAGACTCATACCCGCATTCTTCAGCAGGGTAGCACCACTATGCCGGAAGTCATGCGGATACAGCGTAGGCTCATCAATCATCTCACCAATCTTCTTACACCAATCACCGGCAGTGCTTGAAGTAATCGGCATCCATGCGCCATTGATTTTTGTACCAACAAACACATAGCCACCATCCTCAATATCATGCTCAGTGCGGTATTCCTTCAGTTCTTTCAAAAGTTCAGAAACTTCCTTACTGAACATCAGATCAACAATTTTTCCTTCCTTCTCCAGAACATCATGTACCATACGGTTCTCATAATCGATAGACTTCCAGAGTGTATTCCGCACAGCGTTAACACGGGCCATCGTGGATAGCGAGAATAATACGTACAGACGCAGCATCATCGCATTATCCTTCATATGAACGGTGGTCGCAGATTCAACCAGAGCGTTCAGTTTCTCTCGCATCAACTTAACCTCATCCGGCGTAAGATATGTCTGCTTCACAACAGCCACATCCTTTGTCGGTCGGTCAATGAACTCCATCGGATTTTCTTTGATGATTTTCTTCTTGCGAAGATACCGATATAGCGCAGAAATAGTGCTCATGCGCCGTTTCATACGAGCAGAGTTATTTCCATGCTTCTTACAATAGAAAAGAAATTCCTCAATATCCTCTTCTTCAAGTTCCGTCACAGGAGCATTACCCTGATTGTCCAAAACATAAATCATCCACTGCTTAAAATCCGATTCATAATTGTAAACAGTAGACGAGCTGAGATCACGGATACCCATATCGGTCTCATATCTATCCCAATATTTCAAAGACACTAGGTTAACATTCTTGAACTTCTCAGCATCCCATAACTTCAGCGGTTTACTTCTTATAGCCATATTAAAATTCCCTCCAACCCACCTCTAAAAGTGTTTATTCCTTTTTATCTTTTGCCAGCACAGCAGAGATCTCCTGCTTATTGTCCAACAGGGCAGAAGTCACTTCAGAAAACTTCTCGACGTCAAAGTCATTTAAGTTACCCTTCACATCATTCAAATAGTTCTCCATAAAGTCAACGAAATCAGAAATAGGGTCAGGCTTCTCAATAATCTCGTTGAGCTTGCCACAGAGACCAAGAACAAGCCATTCCTTATGAGAACGGTCAATCTGCTCGTGGACAGCCTTCTCCAGAGAATCGTACTGGTCCCAGAATGCAGAAGTATCACAACCAGCCTTGTTAATCTTGAAGTTAAAAGACTCGTAAGCAATACGCGGCCACTCACTCTGCGGCTCACTACGATAATCATAATCCGCAAAATACTTTAGAACGGTCAGCCGAAACACCACATCAAGCAGTGCAGGCTGATAATCACCGTCAATAATACATGCCTTGATTACTTCATCAAGAAACTCATTTCGCTCCTGAAAATTTAAAACCTTCATTTTATCTCCCTTTCGTCTGTGCTTGCTTTAATTTCTTTCGCTCTTTTCGAGCTTTTTTTAGGTCGTCATAATCGACCCAGCCTCCATCAATTTTGGAGTATGTAATCCAGCGGTAATCTACATCAGGATACTTGAACCAGAACATCTTGCGCTTCATCAGCGCAACACTATCAGCAAATCCCTTCGTATCAATCACTTGTTTGCTGCCATCTCGATATGTAATTTCATAGTCCGCCACATAATCAATCTTCCGCACCGCTACGTTCTTTCCGTCCTTATCGACCCGGCGGAACGCTTCCTGCAGAAGAAAGGGGACTTGCTTACGACACTCTACAATTTCGCCGCTTGCCAGTCTTGGCAATACAATATCTCGATAAAACAACATTTCTGCCTTACTATCATAAACTACGCCATCATATGTTCTATCTGCTGGATTCTTACTGACATTAAACTTTGTTCTGTTCTTTTTCTCCATAAAATCACCACGAAAAACGAAGGGGCGGTTATGCCCGCCCCTTACGATTTGATGTTTTCTTAACTACCGGCTTCACGGGCGTCTCATCCTTTACATCACTAGATGATTCATTTTCAGCCTTTGCAGGCTCATCCATGATCTCATGGAAAACATCACGAACAGCAGGGATAAAAGTTTCTACCTCGGCTTCCGTAACATTCTTATACTTGCGCATCAAAAGAGTAGTCAGGTCTGCTTTTGCAGTCTCTTTTGAAATAATTCCCTGACGGTATTGGTTTACGGCAGTCCACACAAGAAAGTGCGGCTCAGTGTCGCAAATCATCCGCCAAGGATTAAGACGCGCATCCTGCTCGCAATGCGGGCAAACCGGATATTCTTTTCCGCAAGTACGGCACCAATTCAGATTTGCCATTAGGCAGCTGCGGTCTCGATGCGGAACAGACGCTTATCGTCAGAGCAGTACTCCTGAGTGGCGCTGATCTTAACAGGGTGAGTCAGCTCGTTATTCAGGGTCATATCGATAGCGTTATCCATCTTGGCGTTCGGGAAGATGATGCGCATCAGCTTCTTGTTTGCCTTGTCGCAGGGATTGTAGCAGAATGCCTCAATTACGAACTCGCCCTCGGCAGAGAACTTGTCGGCGCTATCATTGATAGCAACGCCCTCCTCGCTCTCATACTGATACTTCACAACAAAGCGGTCGCCAGCCTTCAGGTTTGCACCAGTAGGCAGAGTAACCTCAGTGCCAGTGACAGAGAACTGAGACTCTGCAGTCTCACCCAGCTCAAAGGTCTTCAGTGCATTACCCTGACCATCGACCAGATCGATGTACTTAAAGGGCGCATTTGCAACAGCAGCCTTGGGGGTATGAGTCAGAGTCAGCTTCTTGCCATCAGCAGAAGTCAGGTACTCAACAGTGGTAAAGACCTGCTTTGCCTCAGAAGAAGCAACCTCCTTCTTGGAACCCATCTGCTCTGCCAGAGCACCCAGATGCATCAGAGCATTAGACCAATCAGCCTCGGCGGTCTTGCTCTTATCAAATGCCATGATGTTAACGCCCTGTGCATCCTGAGCATAAACGGTCTCGCCACCCAGAGTCAGCTTGAAATCCTTAACCTGATTCATGGTCCACAGGCGCTTGCCGTTCAGGTCATACTCGTGAATGCGATGAACGCGGTCAATAACGACCTCATTGAAATTAAAATCGCTCATAATATTCTTCCTTTCAATTTATTTGGATAAAATAAAAGAGCAAGGCTAATCAGTCAACCTTGCTCGTCCAATCCAGTTGTGCTTTTGGGATTTTCCCAAGTTCCACGGTGCCGGCATAAACGCCATGCATCGTATTGTCGTAACTTTTTATTTGCTGAATCTTTCTTACATGATTCATAAATACACTCATAGGGTAGTCCATAGCCTTGAAGTAATCTGCTTTAAAGCCGGATGAACACGCCATCGAGAGAACAAGCTCTGCAAGATGTGGTTCATAATGCTTTGTTTTCTGATACTCCATGTTATCTCGGGCTTCCTCTATCATTGCAATTCTTGTGGGTTCGTCGGCAGCAAATTCAGAATGCTTTTCAATTCCATTTGCGGCACATAGGTACTGAGAAATTGTTTCATACACCACATGGTCAATACGAGTGTCCGTAAGTCTGTTGTGCAAGACAATCTCACCACTTATGTTATCTTTTGCCATCATAAACCCAGAAGTATCCATATTGCCAAGCAAAATAGACATGTCCTGATTTTTATTGCCTATAAAAAGTTGCCGGAACATTTCAAAATCCGAAACCTTCTGCCAATCAACCCCAACAGAGTCAAGCTGTGCTTTATAATCGCTTGATGTAGAACAGAATAAGTAAACCAACTGAAAATACTTTTGCTCACCATAATCGATGATGTCACCGACCGAAGGCATGTGAATCGTAATTTTGTCGTTGATTTTAAAGTCTCTTCCGCGCATCAAGCTTGGCTCGTACATTTCCCGAAGCTCCATCAGCCACACCCCACAAGGTCATCCAGATCCTGCGTCTTGAACGTCATAATTCGCACACGATGGTGCAAATCCATGTTGTCCTCAATGTTGGATGTGATTTTAAGTTGCTTGATTCCAAAAATTGTACTGCCGTGTAGTTCTTTTTCCACAAGACCACTCAGATAGTCAACTCGTGTTGCACCGCCATGACCCTTCATCTTCATCAACGCTTGGTTCACAATAACCCACACAGTAAGCGTGAAGTTTTCATACCAGTCGTTGACATTACTGCGATCAGTCATGTTTACCTTAAAACAAATATAGCTGTGCGCTGCCTCAATCGTGTCAGGAATATGGAAGTACGGGAAGATGTATGTATAAATCGCCTCGTCAGGCTCTTCAATATCGTCATTACCCATCGCTTCAACAAGCCCATCAGTATTGACCAACTTTAAAGCTAATTTGTTTTTGTAGTCCGTAATCAATTCACTCGTTGTCACAGCAAACTCACCACCTTACATTCGATGGATGTATTTGCCGTGCCATCCGCATTTGCAAGAGAAATCCTAACAGTTGCGCCATCCATGATACTATTATTCAAAATACGAATTTTGAAAACATCATCCGTAGCAACCTGTGTTTCAACAAAGCTCTTAAACTCATTAAGGCAAATAAAATTCCACTTTGCAACTTCCGCAACATCTTCACCCGTAATACTTGTGAACACTGGAGTGAATTTCTTCCAAGAGCCACCAACACGAACTTCCGGCTTGCCTGCGTACTTAATAGTAGCTGTTACCTGAGAATCCGAATCCGGCTCATCACTCTTATTCGGCTCAAAATAATCACAAATCATCTTTTCGGCATTATCCGTCTTACTGTTGTACTGATCCTGCCGGATATTCAACACAAGGAACCCCTGTGTCTTGCCATGCAGTTCGTAACGCTCTGTACTCTGGTCAACAGAAGTCGTAACATACGTTTTCGGCTCTCCATTGATAATTTCCAGCATAAAGCGTTTATCAAGGTCAATTAGTGCAGTCTCGTCATCAAAAGGCATCTGCACTTTATACTCACGTTGACTTAGCGAAGTCACAATAAGTTCCTTATTATTTGCATAATAAGGTTTACTCAGTGTTGCCCAGCGAGAGACTATCTCACCAGTAATTGGATTTTGCCATTGAATCTGACGGTTACAAAGCTCCATTTTTCCACGAAGAAAAATCTCATCATTTGGTTCTATCTCAGTTACTAGCCATTTGCAGTTGTAGCAGTCAACAATATCACCAAGATTCAAAGAATCACCGGGATAAGCCCAAATCTTCTTTTCCTTGGCTACACTGTTACTACGGCTGACGACCAGTTTCTGAGGTAAACCATTCACTAGAGTATTATCCTCGTAGTCAACACTATCCTTAAAGTGTGCGGCGAAGTCACGCTTTGCAAAAGCAATTTTGACATCTTTTTTATCAGACATCTTTGCGGCACCACCAACAGCTCGTGCCCTCGTATAAAAGTCCATCGGTATACCTCCTTACTCAGAGTAGGAAGCGTATGTATCATAGTCGATGGTCTTACGCTTACGGGTCGAGCGGTCTTTTGCCATATAATTGTCCAACATCGTCATATTCTCCTCATGGATGTCTTTCACAAGAGCACGAATACTCGCACGCTCATTAGCAGGGGAGAATACCTGTAAACTTGTAGGAAGGTCTTGTGCACTAAATGCCTTTAGCTTTCCAAACTCTCGTTTGAAATGCTGCTCCAGCATCAGGTGTGCAAGCATATCAATTTCGTCGTAGGTAAGATCTGAATTGAATTCCTCTAACTCAGAATCATAATCATCAAAGCTAAAATTCTCTTCAGGTTCAATATTTCTGAAAATAACAGAAAGCGACTCCATTAAATAACTCTTTGCACGGTCATGCACAAGGTTTCTTACTTCATTTTCGTTCAAGTCGAAATACTGAAAGAAATTGCTATCAGTTTCAACCAGCTCGTAGAACTTGTCGTATATTTCCGAAAATGCGGTCACACTATCCCTCCAATCTTACTCGGCGGGAACGACCTCCGCCTTTTCTGCCTCTGCCTTCTTACGGCCACGCTTAACAGCAGTCTTTTCCGCAGAGCTATCCTGTACAACAGGCTGTGCGCCAGCCATCATAGCCTGCATCTGTGCCAGTGCTGCCTGCATCTGCTTCTGCATTTCAGCAAGCTGGTTCTTTGCGGCCTCAAGCTCTGCCTGAACATTATCGACAGGCTTAGTTGCAGGCACAACAGACAACTCGCTATTACGCTTGCCAGCACGAAGCTCCTTGTAACGCTCATCGATCAGACGCTTGACCTTAGTAGACAGGTCTTCACCGGCATTGGTCATACGATAAAAGCGACCACGGATACGCTCAAACTGAGCACCATCCTTAATGTCAATCATTCGCTGAAGATTCTCAACGGTGGGATTCAGGATCGCATCATCAATATCTTCAATGAACAAAACATCGTCGCCCTTAATGCCAATAGCCTTAAAAATTTCATTCTGCTCTTCAGGGCGAAAACGCAGAACACCATTCTTGAACGCAGAACAAGTGCTGTTCATATACATGATTTCCTCCGGCGGAATAGGAATCACACAAGGCTCTTCCACGCTGCCGGGCTCGAAAGTATAGCCCTTACCGTTCAGTGACGAAATGGTAACCACGTTATCGTCGCAGTTCAGAACGTCAATAAACTTCTTTTCCATCACGGAACTCATAATTTGTCTCCTTTTCTATAAAAGCGGAGACCGCAAAGTCTCCGCCCAGATTTGTCTTTGGTAAAAAATTACTGCAGAACAATCTTAGCAACACGCTCGATGTGATCAATGCTATAGCCGAAGGTGAAGTCCTTGACCATCAGATGGATCTTCTCGTTATTGTTGTCGTGATCCTCGTAAGTATGAGTCTCACCCTTCATGTCAAGGCGCCCGATACGACCGGCAATACCATAAATTCTGCGATCCGGGATCAGCAGGGAACCATCACCCAGCTTCTTAGCAGAGCTAATACCAGTGATAGCAACACCATCATAAGTCTTAACCAGACCATAACGGTTAAACTCATCCTTAGCTGCGTCAGACAGATACTCAGCGTAACCGGTCATACGACGCATCTTAGCACAATACTTCATCAGGCTGACAGTGAGGGGATTACCACCATCGGCATACTCATTCAGATACAGAGCCAGAGCGTCCATATCCTGCATAGTGGGCTCCTTACCCTGTGCATCGATCTTCTGCTCGCCACCAGTGATAGCGTCATCAACCATGCTGAAGATGTCATAGAACATCTGGTTCTTCAGAGCCTCAGTCATAAAGGTAGTCAGAGTTGCCACACTCTTCCAAGCATTACGTCTTACTTCCACAAAGCTAAGATCAGCCTCAATCTGCTTATTACGCCAGACGGGCTTAATGGTCTCGTAGTGCAGGTAAGACTTCGGCACGTTGCCGCCCTTAGCTGCATCATAAGCCTTCAGAGTGTTCTTAACAGTACGACCTGCCTCGTAGTCATCAAACTCACCAACATTACCACGCTCAAACATGGAGTCCAGCAACTCATCAGGTGCACCATACAGCTCATCAGTCACGGTGCGGTTAACAAACTGAGCAATCTCCTTGTTGGGGTCACCCTTGTCAATCAGCTCCTCAACATGAGCGCCAACAACCTCAGCAATTTCCTTGTCCTCGGCATCCATAGCGCGATTGTACTGAGTCTTCTCAGCAACTTCATAAACACGACCAGGCTGCTTCATCAGCTCGGCCACTTCAATATCCAGTGCCATAATTCATTTCCTTTCTCTTCGCGCAAAATAAAAGAGCTACTGCCAAAAGACGATAGCCTTAAATTTCACGTATCATATTCAAGATTTTCTCTCAATCAAGCAACAGTCTTTGCCTCGGGCAGCACACTAATCATAATCAGCTTGTGGCCGTTGTCGTCCATCACACCAGCAAACTCAAAACGAGAAGTACCAGTAGTAGCAACCTGCCACTTACCGTCAGTGTTGACCTCCAGCAGCTTGCCGATGTTAGTATCCTGTGCATCAGCAGCCTTATACTGGTCGGTGCCGTACAGCTCGCCAGCATACAGAGGAACGCGCTTCACCAGCACACCTGCCTTAATCTCGGTGACCATCTTGTCATAGTCATCAAAATTAGTCTGGCTTGCATAGATGCCCTCCGGGATAAACTCATGGGCAACCATCTCGATGCCCTCGGCGGTAGCTGCGTCAGGGAACTTAACCTGACCAGCCTTGTGATCAACCTGAACACCCATACCGGTGACCATATCGACCTTTGCGGCATAGTTAGCGGGAATATTCTTCGCGCCGTTCACCATCAGTTCACGAATCATAATATTTTTCCTTTCTCTTAAATGTTATTACTTACCCAAATATTCCCGCCATGCGTCACGCTTGTTAGCGTTAGTGGTGTTATACTTGGTTTCATTCAAATTCAGCTTGATACTCTCAGACTTATGTACCTCAGAGGTCTCAATCTTCTTTTCAGCAGAAGCCTTCTTGGCGGCTTCAACGCAACGCTCGGCAATCACACTCTTAATGCCGGTCTCGTTCAGATCCTCAATTAGACTTGCGTAGTTACCACCCTCGGAAACTTCAGCTTCAGTAATCATATTGCTGGAGATTGCGTACTGACGCAAATCCTCCTTTTTCTGTGCAAGTTCCGCAGCCGCCTTTTCTGCCTCTTCCTTCTCTGCCTGATCTTTATATGGAGTCAGAGAAGCAACCTCTTCCTTTGCACTCTGCAACTCAGTGTTCAGGCTTGCAATAGTGTTATTCAACTCCGCAATCTTGGTATTGACATCAGAAATAGAAACGGTCAAAGTGATATTCTGCGGCTCGCCAAGAGAAACTTCATCGCCCTCAACAGTATAAGGGAACATAATGTAATCTAGCTCGTTCATGTAGCCACACTTCTTGCACCAGATAGTGTGATCTTCAGGGAACACATCAGTCATGTAGTAATCAGAGCTAATCTTTGACACTGCATCTTCAAGCTTCATATACAGATCACGATCAGTCAGACTGGAAGTCTCAGTGGTAGACTCCGGCTCTGGCTCACCAGCAGGCTCAGTACCGGTTTCAGGCTCAGTCGGGGGAGGGGTTTCACCGCCTTCCTCAGAAGTCTGAACATTAGGCTCTGCCGGAGTGGTGGGCTCGGTGGTAGACTCAGTAACGGTCTGCTCTGCCTGCTCAGTCTCGGTTGGATTCTCAACCTGTGCGGTCTGAGTCTCCTTGTCCTTATTCAGTTTCAAATTTTTTGCCTCCTTTTCATTAGATTCTATATTTGAAATCTCTTTTGTATCCTCGATATAGGCATTTGCCAATTCAAGGCCAAAATCGGTTTCAGCGACTTCAAGCAGTTTAGAGCACTTATATGCCGGTTCAACATTTGCACCAAGCAAGCAATGTGCAGTAAACACGCCATCGTCAATAATTTTTGCCATGCGGCCACCCACGATTCCCTTATGAGCTTTCAGCACATCAATTTCCCAACTGGTGTTCAACGTGCCACTCTCAATACGGCGCAGAATCGTCGCACAAGCCTTTGGATATCGCTTCCAGATCTTACAAGAGGCAACAATAAAGTCGGTATCGTCAATTTTCTCGATACCGACTGACTGAAAACTACCGAATGCATCAGTGTCAAATTCGGCAGTCTTGTATTCATTGCCATCGTCGTCTTTTCTGGTGACGACTTTCATATTGTGACCGGAAAAATCCAGTTCACCCTTTGGAGCTACGACCAACTTACCAACAAGCGGGTTGCCAACCAATGTACTCATCCAACTTTCAATGGTGTCACGGTTTAAAGCAACCTGATTCCCATTTACTGAGAAATCACAGATGACAAACTTGGCAAGATAGTGGTCTGGATGCTCCGTAATCTCAGAGCAACAGATGTTTCTACTATAGAAATACTCCTTACTCATCGTTCATCACCTCACTTACTATCTTCATTTCTTTGCTGATCATAAATTTGTTTTTCAGTTTCCTCGCCCTTTGGACGGCCTGTCTTTTTATCACTGTCGCTACCACCGCCGGAACTACCGGTCGATGTATAAGAGGTCTGGCGAGCCACAAACACATCGTCATAACCTTCCTCGGTTTCAGCCTGACGCTTGCGTAGCTCGTCCTCAGCATGAAGTCCCATATATTCGTAAGCAGTCTTGTAAGAACAGTTCAAAGTGGTAAACAGGAACTGAGCAATCGCCTTCTTCATCTCCATACCCATCATTTCAGTAGTAGAGACCTTCACATCAGGGCAGTACATTGAATCTACACCTGCATCTTCAAGGCGAATACGATACCATCGCTTTAATACATCCTCAATCTGTTCTGCAATCTTACCGATATTTTTCATCAGTTGGTCAAGAGACACCTTCGCAGTTGAAACAGTCTGCTGACCATCAGTGTTCAAAAAACTAATACCCAAAGCAGCCATTTCTCGGTTGCGATACTGTTTGACAGTCTCGATATTTGTCATCTCAACTTTTGGCTCAACATACTTGATATCCTTTACATAAGGAGCGGTCGTCACAAGCACGGTATTTTGTTTCCATGCACGCAGCAGGTTATCGTGCGCCGTCACTTGTTCAGAGAAGCCCTTTTTATCTTTGTTTGGGCCCATCAACTCAGGGTCAAGCTGTTGCCAGATGATTTTCTTTGCCTTTGCCTTAGCATTTACACGATCTGAAGTATCAAAAGTCTCAAGCATCAATGCCGGACGTAAGGCGCGGAATAGAGGAGAGACACCATATTTCTGCCCCATGTTGCCAATACGAATCACACCACAATGGTCAACATCCAATTTTGCATATGTGTCACCATTTTTAAACGCCTGATACACCTCGTCTGGATAGTTGTTTTGAATCTCAGTTTCCTGATTTTCAAAGAACAGTGCTTTATTCTTCTTATCCTTCAGCATAGATTTGCTCAAAGCGGATTTCAGCTTAGACATGTTGATAAGCACAACAGGTTGTCCATTTGATAGGTAATCACTTATCTCAGCAATACCAAGAGGGTAGTAGTCTACAATGTAGTTCTCATCCTTCTGACGCAGATATGTGATGTAAGTGCCTTCTGCATAAGTCATCGGAATAGCAGCACGCAGCAGACTTCGCACATTGATTTGTGCGTTGAAATCATCAATCACTTCACGGGCATAATTTACCTGTTTTGTCTTATTACGTTGCTCAGGGAACTGTGCAAAGCTGCACTTGAACTCTGTATTAACATTCGCCTCAATCGCATCATAAGTAATGCCAATCAGGTCATCTTTATTGATGTAATTACGGATGATTCCATTGACTGTCTGCACATTCGTCAGGCTTGATTGTAGCCCTCGTGCAAGTTCATCAATTCGGTCAACCGTCAGCGTCTCAGAGGAGGCTGAAATTTTCAGATATGTACTATACTGTTTATTTTCAGGATCGTAGGATGCGATAGCATGGCGGATAACATTGTCCATTCTTTCTTCCGAAAGCTCGTTTACAGACGTAAGCACAACAGTACCATCATCTGTCTGTGAAGCAGTCACGACATCAAAATCTTCCTTTTTCTTTCTCGCCACTCATTTCACCTCCTTTTAGAAATCTATACTGGAAATACAACACGGAGCTTGGTCTACAAGTTCAACGGCAGATTGACGCACTTTATCCTTACGACGTAATTCATATAGACGATGAGCAAGCAAAACAAGGGTGTACGCGCGATCATCATGAAGTTTGTTGACGCGATCGGGCGGCAACGCATACGTCACACTCGTATTTTCTGGGTTTGTGGTTTTCTGCATACTCGTGATCTCGTTCTTCATAAGGTCGATGTTCACCCATGAAGTTTGTTCTTCCAAGGACAGCTCATGAGTTTTCAGAATTTCCTGACCTGTCGCTTTGTCAATACCATCAACAACTTGAACGTAGTCTCCACCGTTATACTCAAGAGGGAAGTGAATTACACCAAGATTCATCAATTCAATCAATTCTTCAAACATTACAGAACGGTATTTACGAGGGCTGATAAGCCGCAACTTATCCACAGCGTCTGGATAACGAGCATCATATCCTTCATAAAGCTCATGGTTTGCATCGATAAAGCCACGATGCTCAACACCAGATTTATCAGTCCAATTGTTCAGTAAACCATCAGCATAAGTAGAAGTACCACCGCCACCTGCGCCTTGGTCAATCATCAATGTATCAATGTATTCATAGTCGGGATTTTGACCATTATAATGAAGAATCAATTCACGAAGCTCTTCAATCTGACGGTTAGAGTCCATTTTATATTTCTTCGCATTTGCAAGGTCAACCATATTTACACAATTGATAACATCTCCACACATGCCATTTTCTGGGTCATTATAAATGCGCATAATAGACACGATAGAGTTATCCATGGTTCGTGCAGGGTCAAAAGCAATCACATATTTATACTGTTTGTCCCAATAGATTTGAGGCAGATACTTTCGCTCATTTCTACGAACTGTACCCCACTTAACAATCTGATTTACACCACCATCACGGGACGGTCTATTGTAATATTCACGCATCGCTTTCTCTCGCGAAACTTTAAGTGCCGCATCGACTTTATCTTGAGATAGAAGCGCTTTATACGGCTCTCCGTTCATATAGACATGAATTGCAACATCACAAATCATATCGCACACGAAATAATCACGGTCTCCAGCAATCATGCGTTTGGCAAACTGCTTATAGTATTTATAAAAAAGCTTATCCATTGTATCTTGGCTAGATGCGTACACAAGCTGGTTTGGGGCCTGTCTTGTTTGCGTTTCTGGATTATAGCTTTTATCAGTATCGGTAACAAAGTCTCTGTCCTGAGTTGTAAACGGTTCGCAAGCTGCAATCAGTTCGTCAGAGCAGAAGGCTGCCTCATCAAAAAACAATAAAGTTGCACGTTTTCCTCGAATGGAATCCGGCTGTGAGTTTAACGTAGTTATTGTGCTTCCATTATAAAATTTAGTAGTATACCCGGCGGGATTATGACTAAAGCCACTCTTATTTGTTGGGCTCTTTTCAGTCTCTTTTTCTGCAATATCTTGCAAACTACGAATTGAAGCCGCTGTATTGCCTGAGCGGGTGACAATGCTCTCAATCTTGTTGAACGTCTCCTTTGCCTGATCACCGACGCTGCTAACGATATAAATAGCTTGGTTTTCGTACAAAAGTGCTTTCAAAATGATGAAAACAGAGCCGACAAATGACTTGCCAAAGTTTCGGCTACACGCCCACACGACATGTCCAGCATTCCAACTTTGTTCAAGCATATATGCCTGAGCGTCAAATAGTTGGATGCCTAACAAATCTCTTGCAGCAATGACAGGATTGCGCCGATAGAACGCAATCGTTGCCGCATCACACTCATAAATCTTACGTTTTACGGCTGTGATAATAGGCGCTCTTTGCTTCATTCTCATACGGCATCACCATCCGTATCTTTTGCGCTTGCGTCGATACCGGCATCTTCCAACAGTTCCTTGAGCCGCTGATTCTCAATCAAAGATAGCCTGTATTTTTCCTTAGCGTCATCACTTTCTTTCTGGAACTTATCAATCAGTTCTCTTTGTGTATCGAAAATTTCCTGCATGTCATTTTCGTCAAAGAAAGCGTTTTCCTTGATTGCCTTAACACTCATATCTGCCGCCCATTGAGTGCCCGGAGACCGTAACTGGTCGTAGAAGTTTGCTTCTGCGCCAGCAATATCCTTTTCACGCATATCCTTCATCAAGAATGTAAGAGTATTACGTCCGGCATCCTTATTGGAACGGTTCTTAACAGAGATCTCATTTTCCTTAGCAATCTTATCGTTATTAGAAACTAGCTTGACCTTAATGTCATTCAGACTTTTGATTGCTTCAGCCGAGTTCATCGGGTTTAAGCGGGCAATCTGCAAGTCGATTTGTCGAATTTGATTATTATTGTTCACGACTTGAACAATCTGGGATAACTTGAACGGGTCATCCTCAATACCATCCTCAAAATACTTGATGAGTTCACTAAACAAATAGCGACGGTCACCCTCGTTATAACCATCAAATGGGTCGTACCCAACAACAGAAATACAATCATCCTTTGCTTGAATCTCTGCCTTCGACCACTTCTGTTCCTTCTCTTCCTGTAAATCGAGAGCGTTTTTATTGAGTTCACCATTCACAAGAGTGTTGGTAAACGTCTGGAACTGGAAGTTCTTCATGTTCACCACGAGACGGTTATAAGTTCCTGGCCTACATGTTCCAGAATTGCTCACAACGGAATCGTAAAGACTATTATAAAAAGGAACGTCCAGAACATGACACATTAGCATACAAGCAGTTCTATCGCTTCCAAAGCGTCTTGAAAAATCATCAAACATTTCATTAACGCATTCTTTACAGATGGGAGCGTATCCGTCATTTGCCTTGAACAATGGAGAATATGTTATTCGGTAAAAATGCCCCATAGCGACATCATATTCTTTACCACAACGCAGGCATTTGAATGTCTTTTTGTTTTCGGTTCCTTCAAGAATAACGCCATCTTCAACAACCTTTTTCTTTCTAGGCAAACAAACACCTCCATTCAAAATCAAAAATAAAGCCGTAGAACGTGCGCACATTCTACGGCAGCAAATACACCCTCTAATGTGCTTGCATAACAGAGGCCGAGAGTGTTTCCTTCTATAAAAGACCTATCATGATACGCATCGTTGAGAGGCTTAATAGGTTCTGTTCTTAAAAAGCGTCTCTCACATGGTACACACTGCAAGTAAGCGAGTGAGAGACTAATCATCTATTTGAGCTTGCTATGTTACCGACGCAAATGTCGTGAACATACCTCGCCCTGCCAGCGAACCGGCATAATAATCAAAATAAACCTACCGCCAGAGGGAGTAGAAAACTGACGGCAGGCTTGCAAAAGGGGAGATGCTGGGTGCAGGTGTGGGAGTCAAACCCACCCAAACACAGCTTATGAGGCTGGTTAGTACATCGGCACTATCACCTGCGTTATAAAACCTACCTTTTAGCCGGTGGTAGGGAACCGGTATAATACAGGTCCTCCGGGAGAAGGACTGGCGCGGTCTCAGAGATTCGAACTCTGGCATCGGGTTTGCCGACCTAACGGTTTTCAGGACCGTTCTCTTCAACCACTTGAGTAAGACCGCACAATACCCCTACTTTCCTGTACAGCTACCTTTATATAAAGGTGTAGGGAATAGCCGTACAATCTTTGGTGAGTCAGGTTGGAGTCGAACCAACGATGTTTCTAATGTCACGGAGTTACAGTCCGCTATCTTCGCCACTGGATATACTGACCCATAATAAAACAAGCATCCATCAAGCTATCCGAGCTAAGTTGAATTGTTCTCGTGTTGATAAAACGCTTGTTTTTAAACCTTCGCATTAACGTAGCGAAACACGAATAGCTTATCATTTCATTCCGCAGAACTACTTTGCATCCAATCATCCATAGATTAAGTTGGTCTAGGCGGTAGCAACTATTGACCGCACAGCTTGGAGCCACCTGTAGGAATCAAACCTACGACATATGTGGTACGAACACATTATTCTATCTACTGAATTAAAGTGGCATGGAGCCAGTGACATGACTTGAACATGCGAAATCCATAAAGGCATCGGGATTACAAAACCCGCGTTCTACCAACTGAACTACACTGGCACAATAAGCTGGAGCAATCACCCCAGCCCATAGAAAAGGAGACAACAAATGATGTCCCAAAGCAGACCTTGCGGTCGTACTTCTTTTTTAATTACCCACTTATTGGTAGGGTGTCACCGCTTTTAATTCAAACGCACAATATGCGTTTTACTCTCAATCAACTTTCCATCCTTGTCCTGATAGACAATAATAAAACCCTCTCGCTGGGAAGTAGTTAACTTGCCTTCGGCATACTGCATTTTAGAAGACTCACAGCAACAACCCTGCTCGTAAACGACAGCGCCATCACCAATGTCATAATGACCGCACTTGTGAGTATGAGCGAGAACCACTGCATTGACATCCTTAAATCCGTTATCACGGAAGTATCTGAATGCCTTCTCAGCAGTCTTCAGTAACCCAGATGAGTAAGTCAGCGGATGCACAAAGACGGTATCACCAATCTGACTGAAATAAGTATCGTTGTAAACAATCTCGATACCAGTACCATTGAACACCTCAATCAAAGGGTCGTAATGAACCTTGGTATGAAGCTCCTTGTTGTAATGGTTAAAACCATCAACAAAAATAAGCTCCAAAGATGTCTTCGGCATCAGTTCAAGTAGGTCGGTGTCTAGATTCTTAGCAAGGTAATTCTGAAAACGCAAGTCATGATTGCCATAATTGATAACAACCTTCTTGGGCTGAAGCATTTCAATCAGGTCAATCATATACTGACGAGCAATCAGGATTTCCTCCATTGGACTTTTACGATATACTTTTAGGAAGCGAGAAATGGAGCTGCAGTCTACTAGATCCCCGTTTATCTGAAGGATATCAATCTTTCCAGCATACTCACTAAAAGTCTCGATGGGCTTCTGGAATGGAATATGTAGGTCGGAAATAGACAGAATGCAGGTTCCTACATCTCTATTAGATAAGGACTCCTGATATTGCATACCCGCACGGAATGCCTTAAAACGCTTGCGATATGCGCACTCACCAAAATTCTTACCCAACTCATCATTGAGCACCTTGGATGCGCCATCCCAAGTTAACTCTCTAGCCAGAACGGCATTCCCGATTCTTACAAAGAAGTCATCGCTCGTTTCTTCTGGCCGTTTATTATAGCAACCCATTGGCATCAAGCTGGGTCGCCCAGCAGCTCATCAGAAGTGGAAATATTGATGGTGACACCCTCAATGCCATCCCACTTTGCCAAAGCCTCCTTTAAATTGAAGACATTCTCACCGTCCTTGGTAATCTCGGTGATAGTGCCCTCGGCAGTATCAATAATAGCGTTCTTAAAAACAACACTCTTCTTAGCAACCATAATTTTATTCTCCCTTATATTTTATTTCAAAATTCCAACATATCAGCCCACTGACTTACCCAACCACGATAGTTATTGGTAAGCTCACAAATAGCAGTTCTATCGTGTCCACGAAAATGTTCCAAATATTTTGCAAAACCGCTTTTTTCTGGAAACTTATACAGATCACACTGACCAGTATGTCCGATAACAATGGTCTTACAATTTGAACAAATTCTGGTAAGGACCTTTTTCAACTCGTCCCCGAAATAGTTCTGCGATTCGTCGCAGATCACAACAGCATCCTCAAAGTTTACACCACGGGTATAAGTGTGCGTCATGCATTTTACATATCCGCCATACTTAGATGCTTCATCGTCTTCCTGAACAATCAGTAGATTAGGATTTTCACCAATCTTCAGGAGTGCTTCACGCAGAGGTTCCATGTAAGGCGCACTCTTTTCAGCCTGTGTACCAGGTAGATAGCCTTGTTTCTCCTCTTGCGTTGGAGATACAATGTAAATAATCTGCTTATAAAAACCATATTTCACTAACAAATTCGCTACGCCGACGGCAATAGTAGTTTTTCCACTGCCAGCACGAGCGTTGCACATGACTACATCAATATCTGGATTCCAAATACTATCTCTGAACGCCTTCTGTTCATCGTCGAGCGTCATGCCATAAAAACTAGAATAGACATCCAAACTCTGAGGGACATCCTTCTTGATACGCATTTCAGTCTTGTCAGAAGCCATATATTTACTCTCCCTTAATTGAACTCATCCACATCATCTCATCGCAAATCTTATCTACGATACCAAAGTTGACCTGTTCATTAGCATCCAGATACCAATCCTTAGCCTTATTCTTGGTCATGGTCTTCTTGTCAATAGTAGAGTGAGCCATAATATACTCACGCATCTTCACAACCTGCTTCTCATAGTAGTCCATAGCCATCTTAGACTGTTCAAAAGTACCCTGCGCACCGCCAGATCCACTGTGAATCAGCGCGGTAGAGTGAGGCAGAGCAAAACGTTTCTGACCGGACAGAAGCATCACAAGAGCAGCACTCATTGCAATACCTGCATTGATAGTCCAAACAGGAGTCTTACTCAGCGCAACAACATCAATAAAGCTGAACATAGCATCCAGCTCGCCACCGTAGCTATAAATAAACAGCTTAATAGGCTTACGCTGCTCAACAGGAGTATCCTTATCAATACGGTTGTACTGCAGAATCTTTCGCTCAATTTCAATCAAAGATTGGTCAATCTCAAAGTCGATAAAGAATATGCGATCCTTCTCATCAACATAGAAGTTCATCATCTCAGGAGAGGGGAGACCGCCACCATTCATCAGGTTGGTGATCTCTTCTGGCAGTTGAATTTCAAAGTCCAATAGTCTATACCTCGTTCTTTCAAAGATTAGTAACGTGCGTTACGCTGCATCTGCTTCAGCATCTCGACAGCGGCAATATTAAAAGGAAGCAACTCAAGATATCGAGCAGACTCTTCCAGATACCGCTTGTGACGGGTCTTTGCAATGCAAGCATGAGGGAAGACCTTTCGTACAGCCTTCGCTTCGGACTTAGTGATTTCAATCATTAGGTAAAACACCCTTTCAAAATAAAATAGGCAGGAAGAAAACAAGCGTCCTCGCTCTCTCCCTACCATGACTTTCCGCACTGTGTTTTACTCTGTATGTGTAAAATTATAACGTATCTACGTTAAAATATCACGCTTTTCCGCATTTCATAAATCAAACATTTTTCTATTTTGTGCGGTTTTCTCAATATTTACGTTTTTGGCGCACTTACGACAGTATTTTTGTCTGCGTCCGGTGCGAGCAACCATCTTTCCGCAACAATCACACCTGATATATTCTTTCCCACAATACTGGCTCCATAAAATACCAGCATTCTCAAAATCGTCCACGAAAATCTCATGAGGAGAGTCAGGCTCTGCAATCAAAACATGGATATTCAAGTTGTCAATCTTTTTCAAGCTAGCAAACCCAATAAAGCCAAGATTATGTAACTCACAGATCATCTCGTTCTGTTTTTTCTCGTTTACAGATACGTTTGCCATCCTGAAAATATCAGCCGTATCTTCCGTGATCCAGTAGTTGCATTTTTCATTAACAGCAATATGGTATTTTGCCAGACACAGCATCGTAAACATCAGGCGTTGCATCTGCTTGCCTTCAAGTGCTTGAATCTTCTCTACCTCAGCCTTCGTAATGCACACACCATCAAGTTCCACCATAGGACGACCCTTTGCAGAAGCAATTGCTTTATCAATCAGCTCTCTATCTAGAACCTTGTTGTACCCTTCAAAATGACGCAGCATATACTCGTTAAGCTTTTCTCTTACGTCATCCTTTGAGTATCCCTTATAGAAATAATACTTCGCTACATAATGCAAAACATGCCCCGCTTTCTTCCAAGGCACATCCTTCTCTAGCCACTCTTCAGCGTAAAGAACTTCATTCAATACAATCATCCGCATCCTCCTTGCTATTCATGTCAACCAACACATCCTTGAAACGCTTGCCGTCATATTCAATATCGCCATTCTCATCCTGCACAAGAGAATGCACCATACCATTATGGCGTTCCAATAAGCGTTTAATCAAAGTATCATGAAACAACTCCCAGACGATTGCAATACTGGATGCATTCTTTTTACAAAGATCAAGCAGAATGTCGCAAAGCACATCGTCATTAGAACACTTGTCATGAAGATTGCGGAACATACTTTCCTGATACAGCGCAATGCGCTCCTTGCGATCTGCGCCGGTTTCTTTATTATTGTTTCCGTTGCCAGAATGGATTGCGTTACCACGAGCAAACCTCAAGTAGTCCTTAAAGATAGAGCGGATGCCATAATACTGAGAGTTGGTATACTCAACACCAGACTTGAGCAAGTCGTAATCAAACTTGCGCTTTATCTTGAGTTCTTCTTCAAAATCTTCCAGCTCATCCTCAACAGTCCAGCATAGGCGGTTCATGGTACAAGAGTTGATTCCGACCGGCATCCGATAGAGGTAATACTGGATAACCATTTCATCCACATCGTCCTTGACGGTCTTTTGCATAATCTCATCTAGACCGGCAAATCCATCCCACTTGATACGCTTGCGAGCTGCGGCCACATACTGCTTGTAATCACGCATCTGAGCAGGGTAGATGTAGCTCATAAAGTATGGCTTACGCCATGCGCAAATACTACTCCAGAACTTCTTATCCTCGATAGTATCAGGATTATCATCGTCTTTAACGGCGCAAGCTTTATTGTCATACCAGTATTGCGGCATATCTGTCGTAGCTACGCCTTTTATTTTGTCGATCGCGTTTTGTTGATAAAGCTGTCCGCAGATAATGCGATACGTAAGTTCATCGTACTCTTTACTACCTTGCTCAAATTTACTTCGCACATCAAACATCGTTGTAATTCGGTTTGTTGTACGTCCAATATTATCTCCAAATCCGCTGATATTAGATTCAATAAAATCCTTTTCGGTCGGAACTTTTTTCTCGCATTTGCGCTGGACACAAAGAACGACCGGCTCATTTACCCATTTATCAATGAGAACTCTATTGTCGGTAGAAAATGTAAGGTCGGCATCGAAATCTTCACCGTTAAGTGCTGCACACATATTATCCCACGCATTGGTGATAAACACGGACTTCATATAGCGATACCAGTATTGGCAATCATCAGATACATTCAAATTCATGCACCGAATATTTGCCATCTGACTCATAGGAGCTCTAAAACAAGCAACCCTCTTGACGTCTCTATCATTCCAAAAACGACTGTAAACCTCACCAGCCTTCAATAGTCCGGTTACCTCCATCCGAAACATAGACTGGCAAAGCGCATATGGATCGCCACTCGCAACTTGAAAATTCCCTCGTACCTTTACAACACCCGTTTTTGCCTGAGAGATTCGCTTTTTAATAAAGTATCGAATCCGATTCTGCACATAAGGGTCGTTAATCATTTCTGGCTCAATCATAAGAGCCTTAATATAGTCGTTTTTCAGACTGTTTATGTAATTCGGGTCATCACGCATTCCACTACCACGCAAATACAGCAACGCATCACGCCAATCACCGCCCATGACGCCCTTGATTTCGTCCAAAGTCGGCTTTACAAGCTCACGAATCTCATCATTCGTAAGCTGATAGCTTTGGATAAACTGATAATTCAGATTGCGCTCCTCATCAAGCTCCAACTCACAAGTCTTGGTTACAGAGAAGTGATAGTGGTTCTCTCTACAGTTTTCAAGATAGTCCTCACAACTATGGTAACTATCCCACAGCTTCAACATAGAGGTACTAAGAACTACTTGAATCCTATTTATATCACGATAATCTCCCCATGCGTCTTTTAGCATATTCTGTTTCGCTACCTTTTTAGCGAACTCACGAAAAGGGAAGGGGAATAACATACCTTTGCAGAACGCATTTCGCACACAGAAGCCAGACGCAGTGGATGGAAGTTTCAGATCCTCACTCCACTGTTGTGCAAGGTCGTAGCTAATAAGCCCAAAGCCGTCATTTGCACACAACTCACAATCATGTTCTTTGTCTTCGACTATCGTAGGTTCTCCAGATACTCCATCGTCCAGAACAACAACATGATCCTTAAAGTGCGTATAGCAATCATCAACAACAAGTACGCCATCAGGGTCAGTGACCGGAATAGAAGCAGAGCAAGCAAGGGCTCTATAAGCCTCTAACTTTGCAGGCACAAATTCCATACCCCTGTTACGGCCATTGTCAATTCGCTTGCGGATCTTGTCAACAAGACGGTCGCTCACAAATACAATCGTGCTATTCTTAACACCACCGGTAGTCCCAACCAGACGGCGATACGTGATTCCATTGATTTTAAATCCCTTTGGAGAACATGCCCGGCGGTAATCATTCTTCTTATCAACCACTAGACACATATAATCCGGTTTGAACTGAACTGCGTCCAGATCAGTGTATAATCTCCGAATCTCCCGGCGGTTCTCTAAGCAAGAGGGTTCATTCCGTAGCATCTTAATTCTACGCTTAATACTCCGTGCCTTAGCCTCTGCATCTGTAGTACCGTTCAACTCATCAATCCATCGTAGAACAGTGCTATCAGCCAGCGAGATGATCTCGTGGTTTCGTCTGGCTTCATCTAATGGTAGGGTTAAATCCCATTTTGCTTCAACCAGACGCTTCGTATGGATCTTAAAAACAAACTTCTGGCAAGTTTGCTGTTTTGCCATTCGGCAGTCACCTCCGTATTCTTCTAAAACGTATCCTGTATTGTATAGCTATAAAGAAAAATATAAAATTAGGCTTTTACAGATAGCAACTCTCGCTATCTTCCATAGCCTTAAGCCAAAGTCGTTCACGCTCTTGATAGAGCTCATCCAATATATCGTCAGCAGCTTCATACTCGCTGCGTGTCAGACTTGAACTATTCATATCACGCACAAGCTGTTTGATCTCTGCATCAACATCCTCGTAAGTACGCATCACTTAAACTCCTCGTCCATGATAGCTCCACAGTCAGGACAAAACTTTGATTCATCAATATTTTTGCTAGAACGACAAGCCGAGCATTCAACAAAGAAGCTTTCTCCAAAATCTTCAAAATGCTCAATCCAGTGAGCATGAACCACTCGACGGAACTCACCGCCAGCGGACATCTCTTCTTGCATGTATTGAATTGCCCCATTCAAAGTCATCTTACATACAGTTTTCTGAAAAGCAGAAACAGAACTGTTATCAATCAATGGCTTTGCATCTTCCAATGTCTGAATCAAGTGTGTCGCGTTAATAAACTTATCCATCACTTGACCTCCTCAGCCACCCGGCGGATCGTCTCATCAATCTGTTCAAGCTCTGCCAGCAAAACATCCACGGTGTCAGCATCACTCTCGGAAATATTCAAATCTTTAATCTTATGTAAAGCCCATTCAAGGTTCGGGTAATAGCCGACCGTAACCTCTTTTACTCCGGTGCCCATCTCACCAGTCTTTGGATTCTTTCCAGCTGGGCGCTGCTCAATAATAACAAGATTCCTCTCGTCACAGTTCTTTATAATGTACTTGCCAATATGAATATGCATCTCTTAGCCCTCCATAACCTTACGGCTTGCTTCAGAACGTGGAGTAAAACCAATCTTTTTCAAACGGTCGTAAATATACGCCTTACCAAATTCCGTCCAATATAAATAAGAAGACCTCTCTGTTTTTCCAGTAAAGCGGTCATAATATTCAGTTTCCTTGTATTCCACATATCCTTTACCATCTTCCACGGAATATAAGTGCCAATTCTTTCCAACCTTCATGATAACGTGAAGTTCATGAAGAATTTTATTAAGTTTTGCCGCACTCCAACCATATTCTTTTGCAATATCAGTAGATGTATAAAGAACACTGGTCGATTGAAGAACATTGTCACAATAATCAGCACGAGGAGCCATGTATTCATTTTTCTTTTCAAGTTCTTTGTTCTGCGCGGTTAATTCAGCGTTCTTTTTCTGCTCTTCGGAATACTTCATAAGCATTTTCGCAACTGCCTCTGGGTTGCAAAGAGCCTCTACGACAACATCACCTTCAGAAACTTTCTTCTCAAGATCAATAAGCTTCTGCCGGATAGCCATACCCTGTGGCGTGCGCTGAATCATGGCGATGTGTTTTGCCATATCTAGCGATAACACATGGTCAACCTTTCTTCCACCGTTTACTAAATTTTTAGTAATCGACGTATAATCGACATTATTTGCGAAGCCATAAGCGATCATGTTGTTAATCCAATCATTATACCTTGCCTTGAGTCCCAGTTTCTCATGAAGCTCACGTCCAAGCACAACTTTTTCACCAGTGTCCGTTATGTACACGGGAATCACATCGGTGCTAAACACCTGCAGATTTTCATTCGTCATTAAACAATCTCCCTTTTAATATGTATTTATATTTCAAATAAGAGCCACGCAGACTCTTATTTAATTCTCATTCGCACGGCCAGCCTCAAATGCAGCCACATCGTTCATGAAATCATTGATATGTAAATACTTGTCAGCCTTCCGCACAGTCTTAGGCTTAAACTCTTGACATTTGCATCGCACATCATCACAAGTAGTGAAGCACGGAATCTCATACTGGCATTTTGTACAGACATGCTTCTTATAAAACTCCGGCAAGCGTCCAGCAGCTTGGTAATACTCATACGTTACCTTTAAATCAATCCAATAGGTGTTATCAAAATTCATTATCATCAACCTTCTTCCTTACCTTTTATAAGAACCATACCATTTAAATCCAGCACGAGGAATTCCAGAATTCGCAGGAACACGAATCATTCCATCTATAAAGAGCTGAAGAACCTCATCGCTCAACTGTCTATGCACAAAGCGAAACGGTGGTTGAGAAGCATCATTATAATATTCTGGATTTTCTTCCAACACCGCTCTACCTCTTCTGACGGTAGAAAGTGTTGGAATATTCTCACACATAGCATCATTCATCTCGTGAAAACTTTGCTGTTGCAATTTATATTCCGTCCGTGCCGCAGATCGCTTCAACGAGTTTGGCTCAATCGTAATATGGTACATCGGTCGTGCTAGGTCATATGTAAAAATTTCCTTGAATCTATTGTCTAACTCTTCATAGAACTCATGAAGCCGTCCGGTCAGAAATACGTCTTGTTCACTCTGGCATACTCGCCCAGATGACGTGTAAAACTCATGAAGCACATTCGTATACATCTTCATATAAATTGCCTTTTGGTCTTCAGAAGGAATGTGGTATTCTTCTGGGTCATGGTTTATAAACACGGCAGGGCAGTCTTCAAAAAATATTTCCTTATTTTTTGCCATAGATTTAAGTGCAGACTCAATATACCCGACCATTGTAGATTTAGTACATTGCTGAAACGTTTCGGCATCTGCAGCTAGATTCTCTCTAAACTCATCCATTTGCTCACGAGCCATACTTTCTAATGGTGTACCAACTATCTCAGCCCAAAAGGTATCCTCACCATGTAGGTCTTCTGGATATTGATAAAAATTCTTATTGGTCATTCCACATGCTCGTAATATTGCAGCAGGTGTCCAAAAGAATTCCATCCAACTACTGCCATCACATTCTCTAAGTAGGTGATAAGCAATCTGGTTCTGCAAACGCAAGGAGAACTTTCCTTTATTTCTTGTCGGTAGAGGAGGAAGTACCTCATTGTCTGGACGAATCTTTACAATGATAAAGCGCTTTCCCTCCTTTTTAAACTCAACGAATCGATTTAACTCTTCAAGGAAGTGTTTTTTGCTAGTTCCATCTAGTGGCTTTCCATTTTTGCCAAATACATTAAGATAAGTAGATAGTTCTAAAAAATTAGAAAAAATCTGACCATCTTTCAATTTACCTGCTATCTCCGATGTAACATTGTGTTTTTTCTTGTCCATATAACCTCCTACTCAATTTAGTTGGATTGACGAGTCTGTATTATATATATGTATGAAGATACATGGTCGTCAATCCAAGTACAACTATCACAAAATATCTTTTAATGGTTTACTCGACTTGAAGCTATGGAGCGTAAGCGACATAGATTCAATTTGAGTAAACCTACGAGCGTCCTCAGACGCGAGATCCCTCTCCACGCCCTGTCTGGAAGACTGCTATAAATATCCACCATAGTCATTCCATCACTAACTTCTTTTCCGTATCCTGTATTATATAGCTGTCTACACTCATTATACCATGAGAATGCCAAAAATTCAATAGCTATCTAATACAGGATACGAACATTTCTAGCGCCTATTATAATAAGGTATGGTTCTGGGAGGTATTGTTCTCTATGAAGAACATCCAGATGCTCTGTATGCTTTATATGTTCTGTATAAGCTGCCAGAGGCCACAATCATGCTCCTTGTAGGTCTTTTGAGTCTATGAGAGTGCTGCTCAGATGCCAGATCACTCCATTTATGGCGATAGGGGAGTACGGATGGGTACAAATAGGTATTTTATGTTCCGAAGAATAGTCATTTTCAGTGCATTTATGGTACACATCGGGAAAACCCGCATGAAACCTAGCTTTTTTAGACTTTATTGGGTCAAAAAGGAACAAAATAAGGGATAAAAAGGTACAAATAAAAAGAAAAACTAGCCAAAATATAACGAAAATACGTTAAATTCTAGCTAGTTACCGAATGGGCTACCGATTGAAAAATAGCGATTTTAAGCCATTTTTAGGTATTTTGAATGGGAAAATGAGTGAGTTGTGGGTGTATATGGGAGAGGGTATAGGGTGTGTTTTGGAGTAATTTAGTCAGTGGAAAGTGTGCCCGGGGTAGGGGAGAAGGTAGAGAGTGTGATGGAGTGCCGGGATTGGAAATAAGATGGAGATTAGAAAGGCTTGATAGGAATTGGAAAGAAAGTGATTTTTGTGGAGACTGTTGTGCAAATTGTATAGTAATATGGAATATAACAAATTGATAATTGGTGATTGTGAATAAGAAAGATGTACTGGGGGCTCGGCCTGCTGCCTGGAACGTCCAAAAAATGAAAAGTATGCCCCATCCTATCCAGTGCTGGAAATGCTCATTTTCCGGCACTCATTCCTAGTATTTCACTAGGATTTTTTGGTGCAGATTAAATCCATAGCATTTTACTAGGATATCAACAAGTTACAATTCCTAGCACTTTGATAGGATATCTGATTTAATTCCTAGTAATTTGCTATGAAACGTTCGATATCAAAATAATATCAAATGTTGCGCAGGCAACATTATATGCTTTTCTATATATCGCCTATATGCTTTTTAATATATTATCCATTTTCCCTTATAATGTAATTATATTATATTTTATTCCTATAATCAGCCGGTGGAAACACGCCAAAACACAACATATATACTTTTCAAGCCGTCTATAGCACTATAACCACAATATATAGTATTGTAACAACAATAGTCCATGCTATGCAACAATGTTACTACTATACAATATGGGGATACCATGGTATTATACTTACAAGCAAAGCCCGCATAGCTTGTGGACTTGCTACGGCGCAAAGTTTCGCCCGCAAAGTGAAACGACGCGCAAACCGTTCTTTGAAAACTAAATACGTTTCAAGCGGTATTTTCAACAAACATTTAGCCCGCCGCAAAGCGGGCGTAAAAGAATAGGAGAAAATACCATGATGAACATTTTTGATATTATCGCTAACAACTATTACAAGTTTGATACCATGTTGACGGCTAACGGCCAAAATCAGCCCGCTATCACCGTAAAGCACGACGACGGAAAAACGTCTGTTTACAACGTCGCCCGCGCCGTTACGAAAAAACAGGCGACGGCTTGCAAGCTGGAAAATATTTTTGACTTGTATCTAACAGACGTTGATAGTTTGGCGGGCGCGGTTTGGGCCGCATATAGCGAAACTTTTTCCGTTGGTATCCGTTACTTTAACGGGAATACAGACGTTAATGCAACCGCCGCCGCGCTTTCGTCCGATACTATCACGGCTGTTTTGTACGCCGTTAAAGCTGTTCTAATTTCCGTCGGTTTGGATAAAAAGGAACGTCTTTCTTTTATGTTCAATACTAACGCGCCAAAAGAACAGCGTCCCGACGACGCACACGCCGCCGCTATTCTGTTCATTGCTTTTTTGCCGTGTTTTGTTGGTATCCGTTCCGATGGACGCGGGCGCAAAGTTATTGCACCGCTTGTTTCCACAAGCGACAAAGCAAAACATGTTATAGCCGCTAACGTACGCGGTGTGTTTGAAGATACACTTTGCAAGTTAATTGACGGCGCACACGTTAGCGCAACAATTGATGAAAGCATTGAACAGCAAAAGAAAGACAAAGCCCGCCGCGCTGAAATTTCCAACGCAAAGAAAGAAACCGCTGCAAAACAAGCTTTGTTAGCTGAAAAGAAAGCAAGCGACGACGCAAAAAAAATTGCTAACGCCGTTAAAGAGTCCGCCGCAAAGAAAGCGGCAAAGCCCGCAAAGAAAACCGCATGAAAGCAAATAGAAACCGCTTGAACGTATTTAGTTAAAACAATTTCATAAACTAGCAACCGCCCGACGTGAATAAAAAAACGTCGGGCGGCTTTGTTATGCTTTGAATTTTGGCGCGTGTTTGTCCGACGTTCAAAGCATAACAAAGCCGTTTTCTAAATTGCCGTTCTTTTGTGTAGCCCACAAAAAGAACAGAACAGGCAAGAAAGAAAAGCGGTTGTATTATTTACCGCCCGCAAAGCGGCAAACAATACAAATTGTTCTTTGAAAACTAAATATTTTCAGCCGTCAATAAACGGTTATAAATATCATTACATAAGAAAGCCCGCTCAAAGTGTTTCTTGTGAGAGAAACAAAGCGTAATGCAATAGGCTTATTAAAGTGCGCCTTATAGCAGAACTTTCCAAAGGTTGCACAAAAGCACGGCAGAACTGCGCTGTTCTAAAAAGAATGGCAACAAACAGTAAAGCCTTGCCAAAAGCTACAAAGCAGAATGCAAGAGGACAAAAAGGAAGAACACGAAAGATTGTATTCTTTTCACGCAATAATTGCGTCCTGAAATGGTTGCACTTGTTGTCTGATTTTGGCAGAGTAGTTTTGTAGCTTTAAGGAATGCTTTACAAAAAAGGAGATGATCTAAATGAACGGTTATCGTGAACCAACGGGAGAAGTGTACCAAAACACAAGTCAAAACAGTTTTACATGGTATCACAAAGAAGTGAAACCATATCAGATTTTTGGCAGATGTGATGGAATTCCTTTCATTGCAAGCCCGTACATTGCGCCAAAAACTGGATTTGTTCCAATGTTTGTACGAAATTCAGAAAAGAAATGGATGTTTGAGCATCCTGGAAAGTTTGTCAATTTGATTTGTAACGCATTTCGTTCAAAACAAATTACACTGTACAACTGGACGAAAACTGTAAATGCAAGAGCAGTAGCGTATTTAGAAGCAGAGCAAAAACGCACGAAAGCAGAAGAAAAGAAAGTTATACGCCAGAGTGCGGAAAATCGTGATACAGCTGTGCATAAGCCAGCGAAACGCACTAAAGCGTTTCGTGGTAAAGATCCTACTGTATCATACGAATACGTTGATGTTTCACGGAAACATTATGGTACGGAAATTGATTTTGGTGGATACTTTAAGCCTATGAATGCAATGACAGCTTCTTATATGGATGGTGTTCATTGATGCTTTTCATGGCAGACGATTTCACCATGAACAATACGTTTTAAGAGCTGGGAAGCGTTATTACAATGTAAGGAAGGAAGAATTTCTTCTTCTAGCTCTTCTCCTTCTGCTGGCGTCAGAATGACACTTTTACGCCACTTGTAAGATTCTGTACTTCCTTTTTTCTTAATAGCAGAAATAAGTTCTTCTTTTGTCATGTCATCGTAATTGACTTTTGGCATTCTTCAAACCTCACTTTCACTAACTATTTTAGCAGAGACGCGATGTAAAAGCAAGAAAAGAGGTGTTTATCTTTGAAAGACAAAAATGAATCATACAAATGGCGCAAATCTTGTGTTCTTACCCCAGCAGAGGGTGAAAAATTAGAGTCGGAAGTGCTTCCGTCTGTACATTGTGACAATGTTTCGCAATTACTAAAAAAAATCATTCGCAAAGAGTTGATTGTGAATGAAAATGTATATTTTCCAAGATGAGTGTATAAAAATGCAAAATGAAAGGGAGAACACAATGAAAGAATACGTAATCTTTGTTGCCTGTGAAGAGGATAAGAACCCCAATTTTGGTGGCCGTTATATCCTCTACACAGAAGAGGAAGTGAATACCCTGGGTGGTCTGGACGCTGTTCTTGCCAAATTGAAGGCAGAAGGCGAGATCATCACCGGTATTCAGACTGGTGAACAGTGAAAACAAACACGTCAGAAGCACACGATAAAAGAGGAGATTTATTATGAAATTTGTCAGAATCAACGGAGAGAATCACGCCGGTTATGCTCTGCTTGATATCATCGAGCACAAGACAACCAGCATGACCGTATCAGAATTGATTGAAACTCTGTCCAAGTGCAGCCCGGACGCATACGTTACGTTCGGAAATCAATATGACGATTATATCGTCGAAACCGTTAGAGAGGTGTGATACAATGGCAATCTTGGCTATTGAATCGGCTCTTGATGTTGCCGTAACATTTGGTGATACAGAGCTTGTGAAAATCTATCAGGAAGCCCTTGAAGAGGCGGGCGTCCACTATGAAAGCTCTGCCAAGTGCTGGGCATAATGAAAGAAGCGCAAACAGTATGAAAATATTATTATAGCCTTAACTATGATTGTAGTGTGGGCTGTGGTATAATAAGGGAAGAAAACCCTTAAAGAAAGGAGAAGAATCATCATGGATGCAAGAATGATTAGTTTTTGGGGTTACGAAACTAACCCATGTGCAAACCCCGATACGGCAAACAACGGAGGTGGATACTCTCAGCCGTCCGGTGGCATCCTTGTTGCTCTCGAAAACGGTGAGTATCTTACCGTCACAGTGGATGATATGTCTTGCGGCGATTTTGGCAGCAGAATCGGTTGGACTATTGACAGTTCAGACAGTCGCAGATGGGGCGGCTGTTATGGCACCATGAACGATGCTATGGTGGATAACGAATGGACGGAGGAATCTCTGGATTCCGTGTCTGGTGTGTACGGGATTGATGCCCGTGCAATGTTGTCGGATGCGGTTTTGGCTGTGCATATTGCCGCATAAAGGTTTCCGTCAAGAAGAGTCTTGTAAGTTAATTCTTACAAGGCTCTTTTTATATGCAAAAGAAAGGGTGTTTGTTATGGATTATTTCACCGCAAAAGAAATGTTTGTCCTTGGTATCGTTCTGGGTGCAAGCCTTGTTTTGATTTTCACGCTGATTTTGAAGGGAGAAATGTAAGATGGCAAAAATGAAACTCGATCCTATTTATCCTGATATCGTTAATCGCTTTCAGTATGTGAAAACGACTAACGCAGACGCTTGGCAGAAACATGTTAAGAATGTCATTGCAGAGAATGAGTACAATGACCTGTTGACCCGGATTGCGTGGGATTTACTCATGTATGTGTATACTTCTGATACGATTTCTGGGTGGTACGATAAGTATAATGTACATGATTCGCATATCACAACGGCAGTCAAAAAGGCTTACATTGAAGTCTTTGGAATGCCGTCAGAATAAAAGATATGTTTTAAGGAGAGCTTGATATGACCGCAAGAGAATATTGTAAGAGCCATCCTGTAACCGCTTATGATAGCAGCTACGGCAGATGTGGTGGTTTCCAGATTCATGGCGATATCGAATACGGCATTGACGATTATCTCTATGGTATGTCTGGTGTGTTGTGTGATGATGAGAAGTATTTTCACTATCACCATTTGAAGATCATCTATGCACCGTCTGGCAGAGCATACGTCAAGTGTTTCGGAAAACGAATTTATCTTGATGAGTGCATGAGAGTGTAAAGGAGAATACAATATGAAAAAAGGTCAATGGTTCATGAATGATGAAACCGGTGTTATCACCAACATTCATCGTGAAGCTGTCGAGTGGTATCGGCAGGGGGCAAATGTCTCAATCTGGATCAACGGTGTGGTCGTATGCCGTTGGGGTCATTGATAAGAAAGGAGAATGCAAGAATGCGTGCTACTGTTGAGGTTTACGAGAATAATGCAGGCGGTATCTTTGTTGCCGTCTTTGGTCAGAATGGCTTGAAAAAGCTGTTTGTCGTTGCTCCTGATAATAATGAAACAAGAATGACGAGGGCATTCTATCAGGAAGCATTATACGGGTTTTCTGGTGTGGACGACTACAACGCAGAAGATTTTTCCGGTCTGTCTATGGATGATGCTTATATGGATATCTGCAGCGGCAACCTGATTGCAGAGTTTTACGATAATCTTGTTGTAAACCTGTATCCGGCAGACATGGGTGTTGCTGGAATGAAGCTGTTTGGTATTGCCTAAAAAGAAAGGAGCTACATAAAATGAGACTCATTCATATCATTGCCACTGTTATTGCTAGCATTTCTATGCTGGTAAACTGTATGACCGCTAACGCAGCAGAGTCTGTGAAAACTCGCTTGCAGAATCGTTATGTCCTCGCTGGTCATGTTGAAGAAATCGAAGTGTTTCGCAATGGAATTAAGACCATTCATGTTATCGATGAGAACGGAGAGGAATGGTTATACTCCTACGCAAGCATGGAAGAAACCCCGGCAGATGGTCAGAAAGTGACCATGATCATGAACAACAATGGAACAAAAACCATTCATGATGACATCATCGAGGATGTCTTGTGGGCACGGCCTGATGAAGTGAATGTTGATTGATGTTCACAAAATGTTTACAAATAAACAACGTACCAACGCATTAAAATGTGACGTTAATAAAATCTACATTTTAGTGCTTGACAAAATCAGCAGTATCCTGTATTATGTAGCTAGAAAAACAGTCCGTCAGAGGGCTTTTATTTTTACGGTATAGCTATATAATACAGGATACGAGAGGAGGGCTATAAAATGGATCAGAACTGGAAGCTTGGTGACGATATGGTTGTAAGTGACAATCTTCTGGATGGTATTACGTTTGAAGATCTGATTCTGACAGTGCATTGCAACTGTCCCAAAATTACAGAATAGGCTGTAAAGAAAGAACTGAAAGAAATTCTTGCGATTCATATGCAAGATATGGAATTTTTACTCGAAAACAATATCAACAAGATAATTGAGTTAGCAAGTAAAAACAGAGAATAAGGAGATGTGAGTATGAAACGCAATAACTATAATTATGAGAGCTTTCACTACACAAGCGATAGTTGTCTGATTCTTATGAGTGAGGTTCGTTATAAGAAAAATGATTTTGGGAAGATGGTTCTTGTACCGGAAGAAACAAAGGAAGAAGTGATTTCACCTACGTTCTATACCAATTACATTACGGCAATTCCATTCTTTGATAATGATTTCTTTGGGCTTCATGCTTCTTGTGAAGCTGAATGGAATAGAACACCGGCAGGAGCTGTGCCTACTGTAGTAACGACAATCAATGGCGCAGGTGATGAAAAGATTGTCGCAACATTTACATTCCTTAGCAAAAGTAATCTTTTGAATACAGCTGGTTGGCGTGAAAAGGAAATTGTCAAGAATGCAAAGTATTTCCATATTGAAAGACTTGACGGTGCAGATATGATTCACCTCTATACCGAAAGTAATGATGGTACGTCAGAGGGCATTTTTGACACTAAGAGATCTATTTGGAGGGGTTAAACGATGACTGGTGTTCAGAAAAAGATGTGGGATGCACTGGTTAAAATGTCTGGTGAGGACGTTGCAAGATTATTTGTAAATTGGTGTGGAGAACAAATTCTGGATGATGATTTCTATAAAAATATGATTGATGAGGGAGCGATTGAAAATGAAGAATGATTTTTACTGGAACAGGAACTATATGACTATTGCAAAAAGTATTAACGAAAGGCACCGTACAAAAATTATAATACATAAAAATTGGCAGTGGTATTTAGCTGAATTTGATTCATTGGAACAACTGCATTTCTTTGAAAACGTAGTTGGATTCAGAACTTGCTATCTTGGAATGGAAAATGGAATCGCAAGATTTTCTTTGAGTCATGAGTTTGAAGAAGAAAAATATTTCTGGAAATTGTCTGAACTTCCGGCTGGTGTAAAACCTATAAAGGCATTGTGTAATGGTAGTATCGTTACTTGCTATTTTTTGAATGATGGGAAAATTATTCATTGGTATCGTCCGAATCCTAATGCAAGGAATGTTTATAAGCCAATGACGCTACAACAACATATTAAATACCATGAAGTGTTTGGTTCGTATTGAAGAGCAGGAGGACGAAGAATGATTATTGACAGCATTCTTGACCGCAGAGACGGCAGACACTACAGCGCACATGATTTCTATATTGAAGTCAGAAAGTATGAGTGTCTTGGCGTAGGCACTCACGGTGAGGATATCTCTATCGCCATGGATTATGGTGATAACAGAGATGTGCAGCGTGTTCTGTGTCAGTACATCCAGCGCAATGGATACCCGGCAGATATTGAGGACTACATAAGAAGTCAGATCTGGGTAGTGTGAGCAGCAGATGCTAGGTGATTAGCTGTACTAGGGCAGACATAACCGCTACCAATGCGAAGCATGAAAATATTAAAAGGAGTGATTGATATGGAAACAATGTACGATCGTATTAAGCGGATGGATAAGCATGAGCTTGCTGAGTTTATCTATGTTATTTATCAAGCTGGTGTTAAAGATGGTGAACAGAATCTTTGTGATTCTCCTGCTGGATTTTTTGGTTGCGGTTACTTCCTTAATGATAATGCAAAAGTATGGATGCCGAATGATAAGCCAGAAGATCTTTATGATGCTTTTGATATCTAAACATTAAAAGGAGTGTTCTGTATGAAGCGTTTCACCTTGTATGACATTCGCACTGTTGATGATGGTTGTGGTGTACAGGTTTGTAGGTCAGAGCGATATGATTCTATTGTTTTGCTTGATCCTGATGATTCCAAGAAGAAACTGGGTGAGTTTGATACGATTGGAGAGTTGAAGGAACTCCTTTGTGAGTTTGGTTTACAGTCTTCTTTAGAGAATATCTTAGATGATATCGAAACGGAAGAAGATTATTATGCGGATTAAAATCATGCTTTTATAGGAGATGAAAATATGAAAACTGTATATGTTATTGCCGTAAAGCATTTATTCGACTACGAAGGAAACACTCTTAATCGTTGGGAGTATGTTCAATTTGGTGAGTGTGGGTACACATTTTTTACTGAATCCGTTGATGGTGCGCAGCACTTTTATTCTATTGATAAGGCTCAAAAATGGTTTGATAAAATCGGTCATGGACTTATCTTTTACGGAAATTGTAAATGTCAGTATGATTTGGAGTCGCTTTGTATTAAGAGCGTTGTTTTCCGAGACCCTATTGTGAATTTTGTAAGAGCTTTGGATTTCAAAAACTGCTAAAACAGATATTTTACAATGATTGAGGTGATAAATATGACTGAAAAAGATAAGCGTGTTTTGAAGTATGCGATTGATAATTTGATTGCAAGAGAAAATAACTTGTGCGAAGGATCTTGTAAAAACAATCCAGTACATAGAGCAGAACGTGAACGAGATCGTGATTTGATTATCTTTGGCATTCGTGATGTTTTGTGCGAGGTTGAGCGTCTTGAAGAACAAGAGAAAGAGATGCTGGAAAAGGCAAAACATGAAGTGGTTCAGTTTTGATTGAGGTAATAGAAAATGTATACTAGCGAAACTGTAAAACAAGTTACCGATTGGATGATTAACAGTATTTCTGACTGGATGGTCGAAAGTGGAACAAGAAGCACCACAGAAGGTAATTGGATCATCTATATTTACGAGATCACCAGAAAATTCAATGTAACAAAAAACTGGGTTACGGCATTCCGTGACGAGATTGTAGATGCTCTTTATAAACACGAAGCGGTTGCAGATGTGCTCTATGATTTTTCTCCTGATGGCACTGTGGAGGATTTCGACATTGATTTTTATTTAAGTTTTTGCCAGAACCTGAGCGATGAAAATTGAGGTGATAGAAATGGATACTAACATAAACCATCTTAACAGTAGAAAAGAATACATGGAGCTTGTTCATCACAATTCTAGTCCGTTTGATTTTTGGGAAGAAGTGCGAAAATTTCACAAGGAACGTGAGCAGGAGGAAAAAGAACATGACCAACATTGAAAAGAATATTATTCTCGCAGCTCTTTCTTCTTATCGGCGCAAGCTGATGGATCAGAGTGTTTCATTCCTTAGAGCTGGTAACCATGAGGATGCAAAGCAGTCAACGATGGAAGCAGCCAATGTGAATGCACTGGTGATTAAGTTCACAAGAGAAAAGGAGTTTGCAATATGAGAAACCTGCTTAAACAGAGCCGTAAGAAAATTTTTGATTTGATCAAACGTGATTGCACATTTGTTGGCTCTTACGATTTGGAACATTCTGAAGAAAGTGTTTTGACTTATCTCCCGAAGCCAGGCACACAGATTCACAAAGATGTTGAAGAGGTTCGTGTCATAAAGAACCGCAAGACTGGAAACTGGGTTGAATCCGTTGTTGATGTGCGTTGGTATTACGGTATGACTTGCGCTGATGCAGAGATGATTGAACGCAAATATCAGTGCAAATCTAACAAGTGAGGGTGTGGAATATGAATAGCGAAAATAAGATTGTTGTTACTAGCTGGAATGGTAAGTCTTGGGAAATGACACCTGAACAGATTGAAGCAGCGTACCGTTACAAAGAGCATCAGTATCGTATTGAAGATGCAGAGAATCAGCTTGATGGCAATGCTGATTGGATTGAGGAAGAATACGGTTATTCTCACGATGAGATTATGGATTTTGCTGACGAATTAGCAGAACGATTCGAGGATAAATTTGATTGCAATGTATCAGAAAATGATGATTGGGTAGCACGTATCATAGAGATGTTTGACGCCGCAGGTAGAAAGGAGAGCAACGATGACTGATCCTTGCCGTTATTGTGTAGCACCGGAGCGTTATCCTGGTTGCCACGACCATTGCGAAAAGTTAAAAGCCCATCGTGAAAGTGATGAGTATAAAAAGCTGTGCGAATATAAGAATACATACCTGAAAAGTCATTCGACAGCAAGCTCTACTCAGATCAACAAAGCGATGCGGTATTTCAAATATAAAGGTTATAGCCTTTATGGATTCAAGAATGTAGGGAGTGTTTGATATGAGAGAAAGATACGATGAAGTATTAGAGGGCTATACCATACTTGAAGATGAATTAAAAGAAGAATCGGAATTTGATCGGTTGATGGAGAGTTCGTATCAAAAGTGGCTTGATACACTTGATGAAAGAGTAAGCGATTCATTAAGAATAATGGATATGGAGGTTTAATAAAAATGAAAGAATTTGAAGGTTTTATTTTTCCTAACGGAAGAATTGTAGCGATTCCTGAAGAGGAATATATGGCAGCTATCGAAGCGGGAAAAGAAATTCTTGTGTTTTGTGGTGGATGGGCTGGTGGATACGCTAGAGCGTTTGGTGCAGATAAGGAACAGGATATTTATGAGCCTGATAAAACTTGTTACATGGTCTATTCGTATGATGTTATGGATAAGACCTTTACGCCAGAAGATATGAAGCGGTTCGCTAAAGTGATTGTCACAGATGGTATCCGTGTGTACATGAAAACAGGTGAGTCGGCCAGTGATTATTGTTCTGGAACCTTCTGTGACTGTGATACGAAAGACAGGCTCGAAGAACATTACCCTGACACTTGTAGCAACGATATTGAACAATACGATTTCAGTGATTGTCGGACAGTTGATTTTGATATGACGGTTCGTATGCTAGGCGCAGATGATAAAGATTATGAAGGTATGGTAAAGATGCTCAAGGAGATTTTGAGGTGATAAAATGTGGGATTTAATTGCAAATAATTACCACGAAGAAGATGGAACAGGTTATGCCTTAATGTTCAACACAAGTGATAGGTATTATCTTGATGTTATGTACGTGTGTGGGCCGTTATACAATTCGATTTGTACTTTTTATTCTCTTAATATTTCAGAGAATGAAAAAATACGAATCGAAGAAGCACTTGTAGCAGAACTGAGAAACAATGGAGTTTTAAGGAGTGAAGATTATGTGGGATCTGAGGGAAGTTCACGCTTGCTTTGATGGTGATGGCTGGGCTTGGAATGAATCTTTTCATCACAAGAATGTGTTCGTAGGTGAGAATGAAGATCCGAAGGAAATCTTCTGGCAGGAATGTCAGATGTTCTTTCTTCAGGATTATCTAAGCAAATGTGAAATTGTGGATGTCAACGGTGGCGATATTCTGGAACTTCAGTTGAAAGATTCTGGTGAACCGGTTCTTGCTATGATTTTGGCAGAGTAAGAGTAAAGGAGAATGAACTATGAAAATCGAATCTAAGTATAAAGATATTCTGGAATCTCTTGAATGGGGGATTGTTGGCGAAGATTTAAAAACAATTGATATCGAAAGTTGGTCTCCGGCTGGTGAGAATATTATTCTCACATTAAACACAAATGACATTCCCGGCAGTGCGATGAGCGAATATGAGAATTTCGATGTCGATAGTCACGCAGCTGAACTAATTGCAAATCGTGGTGAGAATGGTATCCCAGATTCTGTTTGGGTAATTGCTGAAGACGCATATAAGATTCGAGATATGCTTAAAGAATTGGCATACGCACTTTTATCTGCAGAGTAAAGGAGAATGAGTTATGACACGATTTTATCTTAATGCAGGTGCTCTTGGCCGTTGGATGCACCAGAATAAAGCACAATACACTGGTGCTTACGTTGAAGGTGTCTTAGTCGATAGTTTCGTTGTTGAAACAAAGCGTGGTGTTGCAGCTATCTATGAGCACGCTCTGAATGAGTGGACAAGTAACTATTATGTTGAGTTCACTGATTACAAGAACGGTTTTAAGAACGGAGAGGTCGATAAGATTTGGGCTGATTGGTACACATTTGAAGAAAAGGCTAGCGCATAAGAGGTGATGGAATATGAATTTACTTACGTTTCTTTCTTTGATCACTGATGGTACAAGCGTAGCTCTTTGGGATGACTACAAGGAGCAAAAAATCAAGGATTATTGTAAGCGAGACCAGATTTCAATTTCAGAAGCCAGTCGATACGAAGTATCGTTTTTTACGGCAGATGAAGAAGGTATGATTACGATTTTTGTGCATTAAAAAGATTGATAAAAGGGAGATTTTAGATATGAAAAACCTGTGTTGTTACGACAATGAAATCATAAAGTGGACTTACGGTGATAACTTATATTGCTTACATATCCAGCACGATGATGAAGCAGATAATAATCCTCGCTGGTGGGATGACCACGATTCCGTGATGGCTTATTTCCATCCTCGTTATCATCTTGGTGATAAGATTGATGCAAGTACGGCAGAAGATTTTTGGAATAATCTTGTTTACGAGTATTGCTCCGATAAAGAAGTTTTAGATGCACTTTTTAACATGAAGTTGGAAGATACCTGTGCCATTGTTGATGAAAATTATAGTGACGAAAAACGATACGCCATCTGTGGTATCGGAACTCTTTTTGATGAAAAAGTTTCTGTAAATCCAATGTATGTTGGTCTGAAGTATAACGAAATTGTTATTTATGTCCATGGTGAATTGTCTATTCGTGATTGTCAGATTCTTCTTGATAAGCATATTGCATGGCTTCCTCTTTGGCTGCATGACCATTCTGGCTTGTCTATGGATTGTGATACCCGGTTCAGAGGTTCGTGGGACGATAGCAATGTTGGTTGGATTGTAACCGCTATTACGGATGGTTCGGATAATACCAAAAATGAAGCAGAACGAATCATGCGTGATGAGGTGAAAACTTATAGCGATTATCTTTCCGGTGAGAACTACGGCTATATGCTTTATCGAGAAGAACACGGAGAATGGAAGGAGATTGATAAAGCATTCGGATTTATCGGTTCCGATGTGTTTGAAAACGGTATTGTATACAGCGCTGGTTGTGGCCTTGAAAAGGCATTAAAGGAAGATCGGTGCCGTATCGGTGATGCAGAGAAGGTTGTAACCGTCACTTATAACTTTGATAAATGTTGAATTTTAGGAGGAAAATAAAATGGATGACAATATGATGGAACGTCAGATTGCTGATTATATGGTGAAGTATGGCACTGAAAATACGAATTATGGTTCGTGGGTATTTGAAGTTAATGAACTTGTAAAGAGATTTGGTATCGAAAAGAAGTGGATTCAAGAACATGATGACGGGATTATGTCGTGGTTATACCTTAGAGAAGAAGTTATAGATGTAGAACGTGAGCTTGGTGGTGATGATTTTACTACGCAATTGTTTGACGTTCGTTTTAGTCCGTGCTTTTGCTAAGGTTTGGAAGATTTTGAAAGGAAAAATATCATGAAAAAGACTTTATACACAAAAGACGAACTTTATAATCTCCTGAAAAATGGTGCCATTCTTGATGAATTGCTTGAGATGAGTGATGGGCAAGAATGTACGATATTTAAGGCTGATTATTTTCCTGAAGAAGATAATTATAATATCGTTATTTATATTCCTGATCTCGATATGAATGGTGTTGTCTATGACCGTAAAATGACTTTGGAAGAACTTGCAGACGCATACACGAACTTTTATACTGCACAGGATATTATTGATATCTGTGAAGGTGATAAAAAGAAAGCAAAACGAGTGTTTTACAATTGTGATTGGCAGCATCCCTCCACTGAATTTACAGAGATGGAAACATTTGACGAAGAAGATGATGACGTAAATCAGTATTGGTTTGCTGAAACTCGTTGGTGTATCGATGACGTTATTGATGCAGCGAAGAAAAAAGGAACTGTATTGACTCCGCAACAAGCTGAGTCGTGGTGGAAAAAGAACGAAAAGTGGTTCAAGGATACTCTTACTGAGTATGGTAATGAGATTCTTTTTAATGCAAATTTTAGTGAGGTGTAAACATGTGGTGTGTTATCGAATGTGGTTCTAAAGGTGAAATTTTTAAGCCTGAGTTTTTTCAAAACGAAAAAGAAGCTATGAAATATATCGTGGATGATTCGAAAGAATGCTATGCAATGTATTCTGACCTTCCTAATGTTCTGGCTTATTATGATAGTGTCGAACTCGAAGCACAGGTTTGGACGGATGAATTTAGTTTCAGATGGAAAGCATTTGATATTTCTAACAAATTGATGTAAAAGGAGAGTTTTATTATGAAGTATCAGGTAACTGTAGCTCGTACTGGCTATGTTGAAATTGAAGCCGATGATGAGCAAGAAGCGATGGATATTGTTGCAAACGATATGAACTCAAAAGATATTGAATGGACGTGTGATTTTACAGTAACGGACTGTGAAGAAAGTGAGGAGTAAATTATGGCTATCGTAAATGGATTTGATACTAAGAAGATTAGTGCTCAACTTTCGAGAGTTTCCCGATATGAGGTGTTTTATCTTGGCGGCGATTATTACATCGCTGATGGTGTGATGCTTTTGCGATGTGGGTACGATTTGATTGAGCAGATTCAGTCAACTATTGGTGTAATGATTCCGCATGGAAATGAAGGGTGGATGTATAGCGTAAGAAGCGGATGGGAAAAAGCACCTTATGAAAGACTACATAAATATCTTACTATCTGCTGCGAAGGACATTACAGTCACGGTGAAAACAAAACCATGAGTGTTGTAAAGACCGAATGTATTAAATACGGTATGCAGCAGGCAAATACGGTCATACACACATTAGAAAATGGAGAAAAGGTTCTTCTCAATAAGCGCTATGTAGATATGATGGCGGCTTCTAAAAAGTGGGGATGGTTTTCAGAGGGGAAGGATAGATTAAGTGCAATTCACTTCATGAACAAGCAAAATATTTACGAGATGTGGGTTCTCCCAATTCGTTACGAGGATGGTGCTATCTAATGTTCTATCATCTTGAATACTCTGTCAGACACTTTATGTACGGCGATACATATAGAGGGCATGAAATCTACCCCACAAAAGAGCTACGTGATGCAGAGCTTAACTGGATGAAAACGTGTTACAGCAAGCCGACAGAGCTTGTCTATACAACGTATGAAACCGAAACGCTTAGTGAAGATAAGATAATAATATAAAGGAGAATGAATATGACAGCACGAGAAATTGCAAAGGATTTCGTCAGTACAATGAACCCGTCAATGTGGGCTGGTGTTGGTCAGAAACCTGATAACTTCGACACCAGAATCAAAACATACACCATTGATGGTTTTTATGAATATGAGCTTGATGTTTCGTATGATGAAGATGAGCTTGGTTACGTTGTTATGCTTGAAATAAGATGGGCAGACGATGGAGAGCTGGTTTACGTTCTTGACACTCAAAGGGTTAATTCTGAAGATGCAATCGAATACTCAATCAATTCTCTTATTGATAATCTTTAATAGAATAACATAAAGGAGAATGAATATGACAAAATTTGAGAAACAGACGGTTATTAACGCATTGCATTTTTATAGCGAATATTGTTGCAACCACAGTGAAAAATCTGCGAATATGATTGCACAGAAATGTACGGCTGAAGGATTGCTTTATACGTTTCAATCTATTCTTGATGAAAAGGCAGGAAGTGTAAAAATCTAAATAGAATCGAGGTTTTAAAAATGATTACGGTTGTTTATGATGATACGATGTGTAATGGTCCTTACCGTGTAGAACACAAAACAATGGAAGATGCGGTAGAGTCTGTTAATAATGATTTTGAAAGTCTGATGAAAGAACTGCGAGATGAAGGCTATGAACCTGAATGGATTCGTGACGGCCATCATATGCTTGAGGTTTATGTTCCGAATACGTCTATTAACGCATGGTGGGATTTTGAGTAAGGAGAATTAAAAATGGAACTGTGCGATGAGATTTGGTGCGTTATTGAATGCAGTGTTGACGGAGCAGCATTTGAGCCGGAGTTTTTTAAGAGTGAACAGGCGGCGAAGGATTTCATAAAAAGAGATGCAGAGGAGTGTATGGAAACTTATTCTGATTATCAGGATTTTCAGATCGCATTTGACCCAGAAGGAATGGTTGCGTTGGTCGGTAATAAAGATATGAGTTGGACTTGGCAAGGATTTAAAGTGACTAGCAAGATTGAAAATTTATGTGAGGAATAAATATGAGTATGGATATCAACGAAATCAAAATGTTTGAGCAGAAGATGATTGACAGTGCATTTATTGATGCTGTTGATTATGATCCGAAGGTTGCTGCACGAGCTGTGGGAGCACGTAAGATGAAAATGAAGGGTGTGTGCTCTTTTAATGAATACATTAGTTATTTGCAGACCATTACTGGTAATGCGAAATTGTTCTGGAAGTATCAGTTTTGAGGTAAAAATATGGTTTTAAAACTTGAGTTCACAGATGGTCACGAACCTTGGATATCATTTCCAATGAATAGGGAAGAGGCTTTGAACCTATGGAATAGGCTGAGTAAGATGCCCACAGCACGGCCAGAGTTCAGATTTGGCAAGCTGAAGTGTCGTTGTGATTGCCTTGGTAACTGGTATGTTGCTCAGTGGTTCGATGGAATGCACAAGAGTAAGATGTTTAGATATCTTGCCAACGCTCTGAAGTACATGGAAAAAGAAATGGCTTGATAAATAGATTGTGAGGACAAAATGTTTGCACTTATCAATACTTATATTGCAAAAGGTGAGAATTCATTTCTCCCGGAAGTTGTTTATAAAAAGGGCTTCAATACGATTCTTGAGGCAGAAAATGAAATGAACAAACAAGTGGACGATATTCTTGTAAATCATTATTGTAAATATTATGAAGATGAAAACGGTGAACAGAATTTTAGTGTTTTGCGATTAAAAGGTGATATTCGTATTGATGCTTGTGACGTATACGATTGGTGGAAAATCGTAGAGATTTGATAAAACAGTTCTTCTAGGAGGGAAGATAAAATGAATGAAAAGCAATTTGCAATTGATACACCTATCGGAAAGATTATCGCAGAAGGCATTACAGAGCCATATCCTGAGATTGTGATTTACCTTAAAAGAAATGATGGCGAAACAATTAACCTGTCTAGTATCAATTACGAAAGTGGTGGTGATATTGAAAATTATCTTTGGATGGATGTGTTCAGTGATGAGTACACGAATCATAAGAGCTGGCCGTTTGAAGATTTGACTGCAGATTTTTCCTAATGAATGAAAAGGAGTAAAACAAAATGGCTACTAATAATCCTATGACCGTAATAACCTCTAAGCACTTTGGTGCACTGAATGTAGATGTGTACCAGAATGACAAGCACCAGTATTACATGACCCGTGAACAGATTGGTGCAGCGCTAGAGTACAATAATCCTAATAAGGCAATTCAAAACATCCATGTTAAGAATACGGATCGTCTTGACCCTCTTTCAACATTCCTCAAACTGAGGAATGTTGAGGGCGGAATCACGAAGGAACGTGAATATATTGTTTACAGTTTGCGTGGTGTTATGGAAATCTGTCGTCTGTCACGTCAGCCGAAAGCAGATGCGTTCATGGATTTCTGCTGGGACATTATGGAATCTCTGATGCGTGGTGATTCTGTTTTGGCTACTCCTCAAATGGATGCTGCACTGAGTAAGGAATTTATTGATGTAAGACTTCACGCTCTATTTGATAGTATGAAGAATCTTCAGAGTGAACTTAATTCCACTCGCAAAGATCTTAGTGAACAGATTGAGGAAGCTCGCGTTACTAGCAACGAAGCATTGAATGTGATTAGTAGTGTATCTCAGTGTGTCCATCAGATTAAGGACAAGCAGATGGATGATGCAATTCGTTCTACCAGAAACTTTACTCCTCGTAAGGATGTGATGAGCGACTGGCGTAAGAAGATGTATGAACGTATCAATGTGATTGCCGCAATCAATGAAATGAAGGTTCAGGATGTGTTCCGTGATATTTACGAATATATGAATCGTGTCTATACCTTCGTTATTGAGGAAGAGCGCAGAAAGTATTGTGCAAGAACCGGTCGCACTGGTCACATTCCTACGATTGATGTGGTTGAAGCAAGTACGATGTACAAGTCCATCTTTGGTGCCTTGGTTGAAGATTCGTATACTGAAGCAATCAATAAGAAGAAGGAAGAAGCTGTTGAACAGAAGGCTCTGCCTGAAGCCAAAGTTGTTGAAGCAGCTCCTGAAGTGGATGTTTGTGTTGCTCCTGTGATTGATGTAGAAGCCAAGGAAGTTGACCATGAGTCGGTTGTAGAGGAGAAGCCTAAGAAGCAGACTGAGACGGCAAAGATTCTTTTCCCTATTATGCTTCCTCTGGCAGAAAAGCTTGGTGATAAGCCGCAGTACAAGCACACTTACACTCTGATTTATGAGCGTATTGGCTATAAGAAAATGAGTAATTTGTTTGTGGCTTACGAAAAGGCACACGGTAAGGCACCGCATCCGAAGACTAAGGTGTTCATCGAAAATGAAAAGAATCTCGCGCTGTTTAAGAAGACTGTGAAGCAACTGATGAAAGAACAGGAGAATCAGTAAATGTACGTAATATCGAATGGTCACAACTATATTATGAAACGGAAGGGAGGTCGAATCTGTGCCACCTGTGATATCAATCTGGCATTGCAGTTTGAATCAAAGGGGCTGGCAATCTGTGAAATCAACAAGCTTCCCGCCGGATATAAGAACGGACGCTATGCACCGAAATCTATGGATGAAGCTACAATTGCAGGCAAGAGTCCGAATATAACGGCTTCGGCTGTAAAGCCAAATACATACGCATTTCACATGGAAGATTCTGAATGGCTGGCAGAACTTAAAAAGAATTTGGTTATCACGGATAAAACCATGTGTAATCTGAAAGAGATGTATTCAAAAGTGTACGGTGATTTGACTGCCGCAAGTGATGAGATTGACAACCTTGAGCACGCTATTGAGTTTAAGACCGTGAATGCAGCGCAAGGTTATCAGCTTATGGCAGAACTTAAAAAGGCTCGCCGGAGGCGTAGAGAAGCTAAGGACGCAAAGCTTTTGCTTGAAATCGTTATGAATACAGAAACAAGAGAGTGGGGAGATGGCAAGTTAGAGACTGCCATTGAACAGCTTGGCACTCGACAGTTTACTCCAAAGGTTCGTAATGATCTATTTGAAAAGAATTGAGGTACATAAAATGCCTACTATTAGAGGAAACGGATATTGTAAGGTTTGTGGTGCTCCGGCTGCTGTAAATCACGAATATTGTGATCATTGCCGCAGGATGGTAAGAATCGAAGCGCGACAGGCTTATGAAAGAAAGAGACGAGAACAGGAACGAAGTAGAAAGCCAGTCTTGACATTCAGCAATATTGTTAAACTTGCGGATGCAGAGGGGTTGTCTTACGGAAAATACTGTTTGAAGTATGGGATTTGAGGTGAATGTAATGAGTGCAGCCGTTGAAAGAAAAGAAGAACAGATATCTAAATTGATTTATTTTAATCCGAAGCCTTCTGTTCCGGCTAAAAAACGTGGTGTTACAAAAAGTAAGCAGAAGCGTAAGCGTAATATTTCTCCAATTAGAAGTTTGGATGATGTTCAAATGATTTCGGAATACTTCTGGGATAAAAAGCAATATCGCAATTGGTGTCTATTTAATGTCGGTATTGCAACTGGGTTGCGTGCTAGTGACTTGCTTAAATTGAAAGTTTCTGATATGTCTTACTGTCTTTATAATGGAAAAATTGAGGTGGTTGAGGACGCAGGAACTTGCATCGTCGAAGAAAAGACTTCTAAATATCGTGAAATCATTCTTACTCCAGAAGCGAGAGACATCGTTGAAACGTACATCAGGATTGCGAATCTTGAATATGACGATTGGATGTTTCCGTCTCGGCAGGGGAGTTGGAAAAAGTCGTTGAGGACAAATGGTGGGGATGGGAAAACCGGTATTCCTCATATTGCAGAACCCAAAAAGGCCGGTGATCCTATTGATGTTGATTCTTTTGCTCGTATTCTTCGTAATGCTGGTAAGGATTTAGGTCTTAATTATAAGATTGCATCTCATTCTTGTCGTAAGACATTTGGTTATCGTGAGATGTGTCTTAATAAGGATGATAACCAGGCATTGTCTTGGATTCAGGGTCAGTTGAATCATAGTAGTCAGGATATTACATTACGGTATGTTGGTTTTGATGATGATAAGGCAAAAGAATATTATAAGAAGACTTTTTATGGTGTGAATACACACAGCTTGGAAGACTGAGGCGTATGATGGCTGATACTTATATTAAGATCTGGGATACTTACGAGAGCTACTTTGAACCCCTTAGTGCTGCCGAGGTGGGGCGTCTGGTACTGGCGATGATGAAATATAAATCGTCTGGAACGGAGCCTGAACTCAACGGAAATGAGCGGTATGTGTGGCCTGCTGTGAAGAGAGATTTGGATAAAGATGCCGAATACATCGAAGGTAAGAGAATTTCTGGTAAAGCTGGTGGCTCATCAAGCAAGCGTAAGCAAAACGAAGCAAACGCAAGCAAAACAAAGCTAGAAAAAGAAAAAGAGAAAGAAAAAGATAAGATATCGTCTTCGTCTTGTTGTGAGACGACAACGACGAAACCTATCGAAGATGTTTTCCGAGAGAATATCGGGAAGCTTGGTGCTACTAGTCAAAAGGCTTTAGCAAAATATGTTGATCGCATGGGTGACGAACTTGTGCTTGCTGTGATTGGTAAGTGTTCGGATCTGGGTGGTAGTACATGGGCTTATGTGCGAAAAGCTTTGGATGAAGCAGAATCTCTTGGTTGCAAGACTGCTGATGATTATCGCCGGGCTTGTCCGATAGGGAGTGGTCGTAATCTTAGAGTGAGTAGGGAGATGCCTAGCGGTGGTGATTGGCTGAAGAACGCAACGCATAGACGTCCGCTGATAAAGAAAGACGCTTAAAAGTAATATTTTAGGAGGAGCTTATGGGTAATTGGTACAAAGTATCAGGTCAATACGATGACGGTTGTAAGGTGTATAAGAAAGACTATATCGTCTTTGCAGAGTCTAGCTCTGATGCAGAACAAAAGATTTTTCACTTGAAATTGCCGTATGATTGTTCTTTTTTCCCTTGCACGGTAACTCAGTTGATTAAAAATATTATTTATGAATTTTAATAAAAGAGTGATTTTAGGAGCGTGATTATGATGAACGAAGATATCGTTTTGCGAGGCGATGAAGCAAAGCAGTTTGTGTATAATCTGCATCATCCTAATGTTGCTAAAATAGTGAAAGAGAATAGACGACGGGATAAGGCACTTGATGAAGTGAACTATCAGGAAACAGATGATGGTTTTACGTTTGATATTGATAAAAATAAATTGGAGGTTTAGATTATGGGACTGTTACTTGGTTTGGGTTTGCTTGGAGCGGCATTTGGCATTGATGCAGCAAAGCAAGCACCGTTTGATAGAGCGTATCGCCGTCTTGAAAATGAATGGGGGACTTGTACATCGGAAGAGAGTAAGCGATGTGATGCTCTGAAGTATGCTGTGCAGAATGGTTTGTGTTTCGAGGATGAAAGGAAACCTGTGATTGAGTGGCAGAAGCTGAGAGATCTTCAGTGGAAATATCAGCTGGCTGGTATCTCTTGGCCGAGAGAATCTGCGATTCGAGATGTATGCCGTCTGGCGGCTCGTGACCGTGGATTTGAGTACAAAGGCTATCTGCGAAACACACTGACCTTTGGTTATATCACTGATCCGAAAAATATTTGTAAGCTTGGTATCGTAGATTGAGAGGAAATTTGAAAATGAATAACGCTCGTAGAAAAGCTATTAAGCAGACTATTGATCGTTTTGATTCCATCCGTAAGAAACTGGATGAGCTTGTAGCAGAGGTCGAAAGTGTAAAGTCTGACGTTGAGGATATCCAGTGGGAAGAAGAAGAGTATCGTGATAATATGCCGGAGAACCTGCAGGGAAGTGAACGATACGATAAGGCAGATAATGCTTGCACGAATCTGTCTGATGCTGTAGATGCTCTGGATGATATGATTGGTGCTCTGGATTTTGACTTTGGTGATGTGACTACATCTCTGGAGGAAGCAATGGAATGATTAAGGCCACATATCCATTGAAAAGAAGTGCATGGGCTGTGTTCTTGTACAGAGGCAGGCAAGTTTGTTCATATCTTTTGCGTAATAGCAATCTTGGGGACAAGGAACGTATGGTAGAGTTGCTGGCACGAAGGTACATGACAGAGCCTGAGAATATTGTTGTAGATATTGAATTTAGAGATTGAGGTGGTAGAGAATGACCGCGTTTGTAATGTTTACTTTCAATGTGGCACTGATAATAGCAGTGAATAATAGTCCGTTTGCATTTTAAGTGGAGGCATGAATATGAAAGAACTGGAAGAAATTTACAATCGATTATATGATGAATACATTGACGCTAGACGAGAGCATATTAAGTCTAGTCTCGATATGAAAAAGAATGGTGACAGAATATATTTACATGGAAAAATGCATGGGTTAGAAATTGCTATTAGCATCGTCGATGAAGTGCTCGAAAGGGTTAAGGCAGAATATACCAAGGAAGCTTTTGACGTAGACCCATATAAAACCTAAATTCTTTGGAGGGAAAACCAAATGATTGTTACTATGTATCGAAGAAAATGGAAATTCTCGGTGATGAGTGCAGAAGATGCAGAAGACTTTATCCGACAGCCACATTTTGAACGGATTCGGTTTATCTCAATCACTGAAGCTAATGGTCATCATATTGATTTTCATAAGTGTGAGGGCAATATTACTTTTCTACCGCTGAAGTTTGATGATTGCACTACTGATTTAGAAGGCACCTGTATCACTGATGTTCAGGCTAAGGATATCGTGAATTTTATTCTGGATAACCATGAGGAAGATAATACGGATTGGTTCTGCGTGAATTGTGGTGCTGGTGTATCAAGATCCGCAGCCGTGTGCGCTGCTGTTATGAGAATTCTGTGTAATGATGATATGCCGGTATTTACAAACAGCTACTTCTGCCCAAATATGACGGTGTACAGAGAGGTGCTGAATGCTTGGATTAACCGTCTGTCTGATAAAAATGAAATGAAAATGAAAGTATTTCGACTGAGACATGGAATACTGTAAATAAAGATATGGTAGAGGAGTAAAACATGAAATACACAAAGCGTGAAATCATTAGCGCATATCGAATTCTCACGAAGAATATTCAACAGAATGATCTCGGCTGGCGTGGAAAAATGATTTTAAGTGATGTACTTGATGACTATTTCAGCCGTATTGAGGGTGAAAAAGTTGTCGTCGATCCGAAGTATGGAAGTTTTCGTTGTCCCAAATGCAATACGGTAATTACAAGTAGGTATGATCACTATTGCAAAGATTGTGGTCAGAAGTTTGATTGGAGAGAAACAAGATGAAGATTGATTTGACTCTCAATGAAGCACGAGTTATCCAAGATGCGCTTGATGCGACGAGCCTGTGCTGTTCTGGATGCTACATGGGTTACAAGAGTGGTGATGAGGATTTGTGTTTCAAACTTGATAAGGATGGAAATTATCGCTGTAAGCTGATGCGAGAAATTGATTCCATCAATGGCAAGATTGAGGATGCAATGGACGGAAAGTGATAAAATCCGGGTTTTTGTGGATACTTAACAAAAGGATGTGCAGACCGATGATATAACTATTGATGACGTAGGATTATTAGTAAAATTTTGGTAATTTTGATAATCGTATTGTATTTGATCTTTATGCGGTGTATGCTTGAGACAACCTCAATACAAACGGTCAAATCAAAAGACATGTGAGGTTAATATAATGTGGATTATGATAAGTTTACTTATGGTATTGGATGCCGTGTACGCACTTAGTCTGTTAGGAGCGCTTTCCGATGCCGATGATCAGAGTGGGCGGCTGGAAATGAAACAGGGAAGGGATGGTCGAAATGGATAATTTGAAACCGTGTCCATTTTGCGGTGGAGAAGTTACCATTGCAGAGGGCGGTTATCGCCAAACACGATGGATGTATGTTACGAGAGGAAACAAAGAAAATAGGTGCAACTGCTATGTTATCATGGAAAGCAAAACTTACGACTTTGATTCCTCTGAAATGGAAAAAGCAAAAATTAAAGCCGATCTTATCGAAGCATGGAATAAACGGATTTATAAAAGTTAAGTTCTAGGAGAGTTTTATATGATTGCTACAGAGTTAATTAAGATTTTGGAAAAGCTACCAAGTGATGTTTTTATCGAAACGGATAGCGGTTTGGAATGTGATGCAACTGAGGTGAATGCTGCTTATTATAGCAGTCAAAAAAATGTTTTGGTTTTAACATGGAAACCGCAAGGAAACTATAGATATTACGAGGAATCTCCAAAATGGGAGTGTGTGTTCTGCGATGTAGACAGTCATTCCCCGGTAGTGCTACATTCTGATTTTTGATAGAAGCTGAGATTTAATGAAGATACATTACGAAAAAGTTCGTTGTTCTTTTTGAAGGTTGGAATGATAAGCACGACCACGAATGTATGTGTTATGTTGTTGATGTAGATGATGATTTTGAAAGTATTTTGAGCGTTGAAGAACAAGCAGAAAATATGGCTCGAAACGAATATCCTAATCTGAAAAATTTTGAGACGCTTTACATCAAAGAACTGCTTAACAGATAAGAACTAAGATTTAGGAGGAAATAGTATGGAAAGAAATTGGATTATGACCTGCACTAAGTTCAAAATGGTACGCAAACTTCTTGCAAAGAATGAAAAGACTATCGATATGTGCAAGCAGATTCTTACTGCGCTGCAGGCGTGTGATGACGAAATTGTTGCCAGATTTTCAGATTGGGAGTGGAGAGAAGACTTCGCTGAGCTTTCGTCTGAGTTGCATGATGAAATTTACTGGATAGATGCAGAAGAATCGTATGCAGCTTGCGAAGAGATTGTGAATGACCGGCTGAAAGAAATGTACAATTTATGTGACGATGCGAGTGTCTGGCTTGCGATTTGATAAAACCAATATTTTTGAAAGGAAGTGATTTTTATTAACTCTAATTTGTTAATAAATCGTGAGCAAAGTATTGCTGTTGTGTGTATTATGTGCTTGCTGGCAGGGAATCTGGTATCGAAGATCAGCCCGGTGGCTCAGAAGCAGAGCAATTCGTACCTTTATAATAGTAGTCCTCCGGCAGTGAGCATTGTGCAGCAAGAGGAAAAAGAGCCAAAAGTCATTGTAGAGACTGTTGTTGAGACGCGGATTGTGAACTTCAGCCAGGGAAAGCGCGAACTCACTGACGATGAGCGTGCTCTTGCAGAGCAGATCGTTGCTTGTGAAGCAGGTGCTGACAGTTTGGAAGGCCAGATGGCTGTGGCTCAATGCCTTTATGATTCCGCTGTACTTGATAGTCTAACCATCCAGCAGGTCTTTAAGAAGTATGGTTATAGTTCCTTATATAATAGGAAGGTGACGGCAGAGAACGAACTGGCTGTGTCTATGGTGTTTGATTACGGCGCTAAGATTTCAGACAAACCTATTCAATGGTTTGTAACCCCGGCGGCAGCTCCAGGCAGTTGGCACGAGCGCGGAGCAACCTTTGCTGGACAATTTGGCGCACACAGGTTTTATTATGACGCGAAGCTGGTTGTGGATGATGCTGAGTAAATGGTATCATCTAAAATTTCGATAAATAATACAACGAAAAGATGTGTAATGTATTGACGAAAACAAAAAGATGTGTATAATATATCTTGAAAGTTGTTTATATGAGCGGAAGGCGGTATTTCAATGAGTGAGAAAAAGGTTTTGGGAGTTATACGGGTTGAGAACTTTTTGAAGTACATAAGAAAAAAGCGAGTGTGGGTTTGTTTTATTTGCAATGATGTGGATATTCACATGGTCTGCAAAAAGATGGACGACATTGGTGTAGAGACACATGGGATTGTCAAAGGCATTGGCTTTTTCGGAAACGAAAGTCATATTGAGCTGCTGCAAGAATGCCACGAAGTAAGGAGGATAGAGCTCAGGCCGGAAGATAAAGAAAAAGCGTATGAGATGATTTTCGATAATACCAGCGTGTTCGTATCAGAGAATCCTGAGTTGTACGGGCACTAAAAATATTTTCAAAAACCTCTTGACTTATATGGTTGTATCCTGTATAATATAGCTATGGAACGGAGCTACACTATTATAGAGGAGAAAGATTATGGACAACAATATTGACCCAAAGGTCGGAGAGGTTTGGTTGGTCGATTTGTCAAATGCGACAGGTCATCAGCAGCGCGGTATTCGACCGTTCGTTGTGACGAGCAACAATAAGCGCAACTTCTTTAGCCCCACAATCAAAGGGAATCCATTGTCTTCCAGAATATACAAGCGCTCTCCGGTTCATGTTCTACTTTCAAAGGAAGACTGTGATTTCTTAGAGGTTGACAGTATCGTTCTTTGTGAAGAGACTGACACGCTTAACAAAGGGCAGTTTATCAAAAAACTTGGTGTCTTGTCGGAACGTCAGATGAATATGATTGCAATGGCAAGATGTAAGGATGAACCGTTTTTGCTCGCAGCATTCCTGAGCGGCGTACAACATACTATGGAATTTCAGAATTTTGCCGCATTTGCTTGATTTTTTATAATGTTTAATGGTACACTACATATAATAAGAAGGAGTGTGCCACTATGCTTACTGAAGAAAAAATCAACGCTTTTGCCGAAAAGTATTCTGATAGAAGCGGTGAGTTTGTTGCATCGACGATGCGTCACGTCATGGATTACGAGGCCGAGCGTGGGTATGAGTTGTTTGACTTCACAAAAGATGATTTCGTAAAGATGTTTGCCAAATATAATTGGGTGAATTCGAGTCGTTCGTTTAAAAATGTGAAGTCAATAATCACAGGCTACATCAAAAGTGAAAACGAAACAAGCATGTATGATCTGGCTGACTTTTCAGAGAGCGATGTAAGCGCAGATGATATGTACAATGACAGTTATTTTGCGTCGGTTGACGAATTTGTTGACTTCTTAAATAAGTACGAAGAGCCATATCAGATTCGTATGAACGTAATTGCTGTTTTGTACTGGATTGGTCTTACTTCCGATGAGATTTCTAATCTAACAATTAACGATGTGGATTTTGAATCTAATACCGTTCTTGATAAGACTGATGTTGACGCAAGGTTAATGGATATTATCAAGCAATGTTACGAGATGAAACAGTATGATGCCCCCAATAAGAGCGGTTATAGAACATTTTATGTCATGAATGGCGATTATATCCTACGCAAAACGAAGGATAAAACCGGTGTAAACAGTGATCCAAAGACGTCTATAATTTCAATTCATGTCTATTTTTCGAGGTTGAACGATATCCTCGAAAAAAGGCATCATTCAAAAACCTTAGATCAAAGATATTTAGCCAGAAATTGTGAGTATATCAAGGTTTATAACTACTGTAAAACTCATCCAAAATTTAATCTTGCAGAACTTAGTTTCGGAAATGGTAAAGGTCCTCTTGCGGACATTATCGGAAGAAAGTGCAGCAAAGTTGCCTATCTTAGTTTCCGGCAAGGATATAAAGGTTGGGTTGAATATTTCCATGAAAATTAAAAACAGGGGGCTTCGGCCCCTTCATTTTAACACGTTAGCTATATAATACAGGATACAGAAAATAGTATTTGAATGGAGAATGATAACAATGTCTGATTTTAAGAAATTTCGTGCGCTGCTGCAGGACCACTTCAATGAGATGGTGAAGAGTGAGAATCCACTGTTTGTCACTGACGCTGATGAGGATGAACTGTACAATCTGTATCTTGACAGCTTCCCGGCTGGCACGAATGAGCTGTTCCGTAAGCGTCGTGAGTATGATTGTTCCTGCTGCCGTCGTTTTGTAAAGAATATCGGCAAGCTGGTGGCGTTTGACAAGAATTATAATTTGATTTCCATCTGGGATTTCAATGCAAAGTCTGCCAAGTACCAGCCGGTTGTTGATGCACTGGCTGCCTATGTAAAGAGCCGTGCCATTGTGAATCCGTACTTTGTCAGTCGCAATATGATCGGTTCTAGCAATATGTTTGGCACCGAGATGAACTACGAGTACGATGAAAACCACAAGGATGTGCATACTTGGGATCATTTCGCAGTCAAGATTCCGCAGCGTTTTATTACCAGTGGAGATGATGTGGCTACCAAGATGGCTCAGTGGCGTGATTCCGCAAATGTGTTCAAGCGTTCTTTGGAAGAGCTAACCATGGAGGCTGTTGATACTGTGCTGGAGCTGATTGCTCAGAATAGTCTGTATCGCGGCAAGGAGTTTGAAAACGCCGTCAAGGTATTCAAGACTAACAAGATTGAATACAATAATACTCCGGCTGAGAACAAGGCCGCTTATGTTTGGCTGGCACCGGCATGGAGCGATATGGGACAACTTCGTATCCGTAACACCGCTATCGGTACTTTGCTGGTAAATCTGAGTGATGGTATGAACGTGGATGCAGCCGTTACTGCCTTTGAGAAAGTTGTTGCTCCTGCAAACTATAAGCGTCCAAAAGCAATTTTCACTAAGAAGATGCTGGAGGATGCACAGAAAACCGTCACTGAGCTGGGCTACATGAACAGTCTGGGCCGTCGGTTTGCTACTCTGGACGATATCACCGCCAACAATATCCTGTTCTGCAACCGTGATGCTGCTCCTCGTATTGCTGGTGCTACAAATCCGTTTGAAGCAATGGCTAAGACTGTTACGATTGATCCCAAGAAGTTTAACCGTGCAGAGGAAATTGGCATCAACAAGTTTATCAAAGACGTGCTGCCGACTGCAACTGGTTTGGAGCTGTTCATGGAGAATCGTTTCGAGAAGAATATGATGTCTTTGATTGCGCCGCAGGATAAGAGCGCGCCAAGCATGTTCAAGTGGTCCAATGGCTTCAGCTGGGCTTATACCGGTAATATGGCAGACAGCGATATCCGTGAGAACGTCAAGAATGCTGGCGGCAAAGTCGATGGCGTGCTGCGTTTCTCTATTCAGTGGAACGATAAGCCGGGCGAGTGGGATGAAAATGACCTTGATGCCCACTGTGTTGAACCGAACTACTTTGAGATTTATTTTGGCAACAAACGAGATTGGAGTACTGGTGGCGATCTGGATGTAGATATTATTCATCCTGATCGCGATGAGGCCGCTGTTGAGAATATTACTTGGCCTGATGTCAAAAAGATGAAGGAGGGCAAATACGAGTTCTTTGTTCATTGTTTCTCTAACCGTGGCGGCAAAACCGGCTTCCGAGCAGAGATTGAATTTGATGGTCAGATCTATTCTTTCAATTATAATATTCCGTTGCGTCAGACTCAGAATGTTTCTGTTGCTACTGTTGTGTTGAAGGATGGGCAGTTTACTATTAAGGAACATCTCAATAGTTCTACTTCTTCCCGCGAAATCTGGGGTGTGAATTCCAATCAGTTCGTACCGGTGTCTGTGGTGATGTACTCTCCGAACTACTGGGACGAACAGACTGGTAATGGCAACCGTCACTACTTCTTCATGCTCAAGGATTGTGTCAACCCTGAAAAGCCCAATGGTTTCTACAACGAATTTCTGAAGGTGGAACTGCTACAGCATAAGCGTGTGTTTGAGGCACTTGGTTCTCAGATGGCAGTTCAGTCGGTAGATGACCAGCTGTCCGGCGTTGGCTTCTCTGAGACGAAGCATGATTCCTTTATTGTTAAGGTGCAGGGGGCTACTGAGCGAGTTCTGAAAGTTGTAATTTAAAGGAGAATTGTCATGGAAAAGAATCTGTTTGAAATCGCAACTCGCAATCGCTACCGCTTTACCTACAATGGTGTTATGACCGTAGAAGATTTGTGGGATCTGAATGTTGAGGCTTTGGATGTAATCTTTAAGGCTCTGAACCGTCAGAAGAAGACAGCAGACGAGGATTCTTTGCTGGCGGTTAAGAGTGCCGAGGATACCGAACTAGCGAACAAGATTGAACTGGTGAAGTATATCGTGTCTGTTAAGCTGGCTGAATCTGAGGCTCGTGTGAATGCTGCTGAAAAGAAGGCGCAGCGCGATAAGATCATGAAGATTGTGGCAAAGAAGAAGGACAAGGAACTTGAAGATATGGATGTTGACCAGCTGATGAAGAAGCTGGAAGAGCTGAACTAAAATAGACATTTTATCGTGATTTTCGTTAAAATAATTAACGAAGTATCGTGATATTTCTTCCTCCGAAAATGCTCTGCGCGGGGCTGACAGCCGGGAAAGACCGGCAATATGGGGATATGGTGAAATTGGCAGCCACGCTTGATTCAAACTCAAGTGTCGAAAGACGTATCGGTTCAAATCCGATTATCCCTACCATGAAGATCAGTTGTTCTAGCTCGTTCGGGGATTTGCCGTACATTGGCGACCGGAAAGACGTCATACCGGTAAAGGACGTTAAGCCAGACAAGAAGAGAAATAAGGTGTAAGCCGACTAGCTATCGGATAAATACTCTTCGGTTCGCCAGAAAACTAGAATGTAAAACGAATGGTTGGCTGTTTCTGATCTTCTTTTATATGCGCCCGTGGTGGAATCGCAGACACAGGAGACTTAAGATCTTCTGCCAGAGATGGCGTGCGGGTTCAAGTCCCGCCGGGCGCATTTGTATCTGGGCGTAGCGAAGTTGGTATCGCACCTGTTTTGGGAACAGGGGACCGCAAGTTCAAACCTTGTCGCTCAGACCAGCCCGAAAGGGCAAGGAAAAATTGTCATCACATTATTCCCGGCTCTCTGGAAACGGAGCAGTGTGACGTAGTAAGCTGGGTATATGATGCGCCATCGCCAAGCGGTAAGGCAGAGGACTTTGACTCCTCCATCGCAGGTTCGACCCCTGCTGGCGCAATATGCGGATATGGTGGAATGGCAGACACGCCAGACTTAGGATCTGGTGCTTCGGCGTGTGGGTTCGATGCCCACTATCCGCACCACGGTCATAGAATGGTTGCGTACCGTTTGTTGATCTCCTTTACTATTATTCCCAGCTCGCCAGTGATGGTGCAGTAGTGCTTTGTAAGCTGGGTGATTGTGCAGCTATGGTGTTAGTGGTTAGCACATCTGCCTTCCAAGCAGAGAGGGCGGGTTCGAGTCCCGTTGGTTGCTCCAATCTCGTATGGGTAGGATTTTTAGCGGTCAAATCCGGCTGCGCCTGTGCGAGATACCACCCCGAAAGGGGCGAGATATAGGAAATGTGCATCACTGTTATTCCTTCCTCGTCTATATGATATAGATGCAATAGTGTTTTATAAGGAAGGTCCCCAGTTGAATAGTTGCAGCTGTTTGACTGGTAATATGGGATAGTAGCTCAGTTGGTCAGAGCTGGCGGCTCATAACCGCTTGGTCGCGAGTTCAAATCTTGCCTGTCCCACCAGCCCAATAGGGTATACATAAAATCTGCTAGAACTTTTGTTTTATAGGCGACGAAATAATATGACGTTGATACGTCTATTATTTTTTCGCTCATTTTCTGAGTTTTAGCTATATAATACAGGATACGAAAAGGAGGAATGAAAACTGAAGCATTACGGAGATATCACACAACTCCATGGATGGCAGATTGAGCCGGTGTCCTGTATCACAGGAGGCAGTCCCTGCCAAGATTTGAGTCAGGCCGGTAAACGTGAAGGTTTGGCTGGTGAACGCTCTGGATTGTTCCTTGAAATGATTCGTGTGATTACAGAAATGAGGGAGGCCACCAATGGAGAATATCCAAAATTTGCAATCTGGGAAAATGTCAGAGGAGCTTTCAGCTCAAGCAAAGGCGAAGACTTCAGATGTGTGTTGGAAAGATTTGCACGCATTGTCGAGCCAGACGTTTCAATTCCTCGACCTTCAGGAAAGAACGGAAAGTGGGCAAAATCTGGAGCGATTTCCGGTAATGGATGGTCTCTTGCATGGAGATTGTTCGACGCTAAATACTGGGGAGTCGCCCAGCGTCGCCAGAGAATCGCGCTTGTCATGGATTTTGGAGGACAACGTGCCTCAGAAATTCTATTTGAGCGCACGAGCATGTCAGGGGATTCTTGTGAGAGCATCCCGGCGTGGAAAACCTTTGCCCAAACTCCTGAAGCAAGCGTTGCTGGATATGATCGAATGGTGGAATCCAGGAACTCTGTCACAGGTGGTGCAGAAAGTGAAGGAACAAGAAGGTCTGGAAGAGAAGGAATTGGACGAGTATTGGAGTCAGACCATCGAGAGACTTCGACTCGATGCACAGAACCTGCAGCCTACACTCTAAAAATCCGTTCTGGATGTGAAGGTGGTGGTAAAGGTGCTCTGGTTCAAACTGAATTGAGTGCAACGATTTCTACGTTGCAAGACCAGACGCTAATTTGCTTGGTAGAAAATCCCTCATTACATAATTCAAAACAAAAGATTTCACCGGTGGTGTTTGAGAGCCACAGTCAGGACGCTCGATACACTCAGCAGAGTGATACAAGTCCGACTTGTACTGCTCAGTGGGGAACTGGTGGCAATAATATGCCACTGGTCATTGAGAAGAAAGCCTTTGCGATGCAACGCATTGGTGAATACAAGGAAAGTGAACAGGCTAGTACGATGAAATCTCGTGACTACAAGGACGCTACTGACCTGATTACAGAGAAAGAAACGAAGAATCTACGATGGATTGTTCGCCGTTTGACTCCTTTGGAGGATGAACGGCTTCAGGGGTTCCCTGATGGATGGACAGATATCGGTGACTGGATCGATGAGAATGGGAAGAAGCACAAAACTTCTGACGCAGCTCGTTATAAGGCGCTCGGTAATTCAATCGCATTGCCTCAGTGGTATTGGATTTTCCAGAAAATGAAGCCGTATATCGGTGAGAATCCTACGCTTGGCAGTCTTTTTGATGGGATCGGCGGCTTTCCGTTAGTATTTCAAAGCACATATGGTGAAGGTACTGCCATTTGGGGGTCAGAAATTGATAGCTTTTGCGTTGCAGTAACTAAGAAGCATTTTCCAGAAAAGCAAAGAGGATAAAAATGGGAGCTTTTATTGCAAGACAGCCTAACGGTTTGCTGTGTCGGTTTTCTTCGGTGGTCGATTGTGTCACCGATTACAACATGACCGAAGAAGAATATATCGAGATGTGTGCTGAAAAGGCACGAAAAGAAGCACGAGATGTTCTTGACCATTATATTAAGCCGTTTGAAATGGTTGACAGGTGTTTCTTCCCGAACAACATGACAATCGAAGAACACAAGCGGATTATGAAGGAAATGGAAAAGCCCGTTGACAAAGCAACTCATATTCCGTAATAAGAAAATCTCATAAAAGGCTAATTCAAATAAGAGGCGACACAATGAACAACAAAATTTCTGTCAATGCAACCATCGATCCCGGTTCTTTGAGCATTCCAGCAAATCCTATCTTCCAAAAGGAAAAGAATACATATCTTTGTCCGTTTTGTGTGACGAAGCTGGAAAAGTTCGAATACGAGTGTTCTGATTGTCATCGCAAGATAGATTGGAGCCGATGGACTGATAAGAACGTCAAGCATGATTGCGGTTTTAGTGGAGGTGAAGTGCTGTGAAAGTCGGATACATTCAGGAGTACGATTTGAAGCTTAATCCGCATCTGACCGAGAAATTTAAGTTTCGTGAGGAACCGTTCACTCGTCATATTTCAAGTCGTGGCGATAAGGTTCGTAGCAAGATGTTTTATGGTTCGATTGATTATGATGAAATCAAGACCAATGCAGACATCATGAAGAAGAATCCAAAGATTATTTTGATTCGTGAGCCATTTTTGCTTGACGATGAACTTCGTGAAAAGGTTGTTAAGTGGGTCGAGTGGGCAAATAAAGCCGACCCTAGTGAGTATAATCCTTTTGCAAAGAAGGAGTGACACATATGAATATAGATTTCTTCCAACGGCGTAAAACTCAGCTTGAGGATACTCTTCTTTTGAAAAATCAGGCGGTCGATATGCTTGATTATCTAAAGACGCATTGTATCAATAGCGACCAGTATTGTGCTATTCGAGACTACATTGAAGAAGCTGCTAAGATTCTGGAGAGTGACCTCGAATACGCAAACAATAAGCTACAATCCGCATTCAAACCTAAGTATGGCCGGAACAACAGATTGACTCGTGTTCAATCTAAGATGTTCCGTGATAGAGAGTATTAAAAATGGGGTGATGCCGTATGAACACATGTAAGAAAATATGTAACTGGTGTGGTCGTGAAATCAAGCCGATAGGTAGCGAGCAGGGAATCAGTTTTGAGCATAAATATTCTTATGGTAGCCAACTTGACGGTTCGCTTTTGAGTTTTGATTTGTGTCCTGAGTGTTCAGAACGGCTCCCAGTAGTGCTTGGCGCAATGTTTGTACATAATCCCTTAAAGGACGATTTCTAACGGCGAGTGCCGTATGAAATATAAGCCATCAATAAACCAGACGGAGGATAATACATAAAATGAATAGTGCATGAATTGATTTAAGACGATAACAGGAAACATAAGTGATTATCAATGAAACAAAATTACATAAAGGAGACTTGATATGGCAGATAGAATTTTTAATCTTCCTCAGACCCGTGGTTCTTTTGAGATGGCTGGCAAGGTCACCGGCACCCAGCGTAGTAACTTCTATAATGAGAAGGAGACTAAGAGTGGTGCTATGCGCCGTGTTCTGAGCTTTGGTGTTCAGACTTCTAACGAAAACACTTTCTATGTTGATTTGGCTGGTATGCCTCGTGATAAGGTTTACTTCTTCCGTCGTGCCGATAAGGACAAGGGCATCGAGAAGGATAAGAAGGAAGTCGCTTGGAAGGATCGTCTGACTTATGTTGCACCGGAAGGATACGACATGATTGGCGTTAAGGTCGGTGTTACCAAAAAGACGAATGAGTCTGGTAAGGTCATTAACGACAACAAGACTCTGACTGACTTTGATGCAGCCAAGGAGATTTCCGAGAATCTGCATGACGGTGATAATGTGTATGTTCGTGGTAATATTGAGTACAGCACTTACAATGGCAAGCACCAGATTCGCTTTGTTCCTACTCAGGTTTCTCTGAGTTCTAAGGAAATCGACTTCGATGCAGAGGGTTTTGAAGAGCTGGCTCTGTTTACTCAGACCATTGTTTACATTGGTTGCCGCAAGAGCGATGAGTGCGACGAGGTAGTTGTCGATGCAAAAATCGTGAATTACAACACTATCGAGGATGCAGAGTTCTTCATTGACTATAAGGCAAACCCTCAGAATAAGGTTCTGGCTGATTCTATTCGTAAGCGTCTGAAGTCTTATACTAGCTTTGAATGTTTTGGCCCCATCGTCAATCAGCAGAAGGTTGAGGAAGTTGAGACTGAGAATATTTGGGGTGGTCCTAATAAGATGAAGCGTCAGAGCACTCCGGCAGTTCGTAAGCTGTATATCGAGGGTGTTAATCCTGATTCCTTTGATCCGAATCCCGGCGACAAGGAAGCGAAACCCACTTACACGGAGGACAATATCTCCGAGGCGCGGGCAAAGATTGCTGCCAATACTCAGGCAAAAAAAGACTTTGATGGCAAGGCTGCTGAGAACGACACTTCTTGGTGGGGTGGTTCCAATAAGTCTACTGTAACTTCTGTAGATGAGGAGGATATCAACTGGGGCTAAAATTTTTTAGTCTTAGCTATGTAATACAGGATACATAAGGAGTTTAGTTATGCAGAATACTCTTGAGTATACCGCCTATAATGGCATGAAATTTTACATTGTCTACATCGAAGCTCTTGAAAAGGAGCCTGAAGAAGATTCTCCGATGATGTCTATTGTGTTTACTACACATCCTGAAATTATCGCAGAAGCTAAAGCTGACGCGGAATGCAATGATGGTGCTGTTCCGGTGGGGTGCAAGGATCTTCTAGTTGACAGTGTGGATAATATCACTCGTCAGTTAGATTATGTTGCTCATGCGGTTGAAACTGGTGATCCGTGGTATGAGTGTTTGAAAGTTTAATAAAAGAAAAGATTTAGAGAGGAATTTACATATATGGCTATTGTTTGTGATGCATCTGCTATTCGTAAGAAGCTTCGTATGCTTGTGTATGGCGAGCAGGGAACTGGTAAGTCTCGATTTGCTATGCAGTTCTGCTACATGAAGACTCCTGAAGGTCGTCCGTTCCGTGTTCTGTATCTAGATACTGAGTCTGGTTCTATCGACGATTATCGTGAGGAACTGATGGATAACGGTCTCGACCCGATGAATCTTCGTATCGTTTACACTCAGTCTCTCGCAGAGGTACAGGATTTCATTCATACCGTTGCTGACAATGAGGACTTCGAGGATGAGGATGGTAATGTTTGGCTGGACGCTGATGGTAAGCCTTTCCGTGCCGATGCTATCGTTGTTGACTCTGCAACCATTCTTAATCTAACCACAAAACAGGGTTTAACGAATTTCTCGCAGAAGCGTGCAAAGGTTAAGGCTGCAGCGCAGGGTCTGACCGGTGATGAGAAGTCGGTGAAGATTGAGGGTGCTGGTATGGAGTTGAAGGATTATCAGCAGCTGAACTTTAAGGGTCAGTCCCTGATTCTTGATCTGAATGCGACTGGCGTGAGCTACATCGTCATTTGCCGTGAGAAGGATGAGACTGAAACCAAGCTGGTGAATGGTTCTTCTGTGAGTGTTTCTACCGGTCGCAAAATTCCTGATGGCTTCAAGGGTCAGGAGTACAACGTCGGCACCGAGTTCCGTATGTATCATCCAAGCGATGATAAGTCTATCAACTTTGCTTATTTTGATAAGGATCGTACCGGTGTTCATAATGGCGGCGAGGTTGTCGAAGACCTGACTTTGCTTGAGTATCAGGAATATCTCGACCGCTCTGCAAAGAACCGTGAGGTCATTATCAAGAATGGTCTGAATGATGCAGTTAAGACCGAGATGAAGCTGCGTGCTCGTGAGCTTGGTCTTGATGACAATGATATCAGTGATGATGCTCCCGCAGAGAATGCCTCCGAATCCAAAGAGCCTTCTCTGGACGATATCAAAGCAAAGCTGAACGACCTGATTGCTTCTGCTTCTCCTGTGAAGAAGAGCGCAGCACAGAAGGCTGTTAAGGCGGCTGGCCTGTCTACCGCATTCCGTTCCATGACTGACATCGAGGAACTGAAGAAGGTTGCCGCAATCATGGAGAAGGAACTGGCTTAATGGAACTAACCCGTAAATGCAAGATTTGCGGGAAGAACATTTTCATCGAGCGAGACCGTAGCACTTTTTTCTACGACAAGACTGGGTTTTACCATAAGGATTGTTTTGTAGAAAAAAAGAAAAATCAAAAACGCCCTTGGACAGATGACCTGCTAAGGGCATTTTTTGACAAAGTGAAAGATACTACGGATAAAAAAGTCGATGATCTTCTTTCCAAAAAGAGAGAGCAAGACCATAATCGTGAGCTTGCGCATATCAAACAGGAAGAAAAAAAGATTCTTTTCGACCATATTCGAGATACATACGCCCCGGCGGTTGTTCCTGGCAGCTTCTACTCGAAACTTACACAGTTGATTTCTGGGAATTATTACAAATTTAGAGGTTCTATTCCTCCGCTAGAACTTTACGATATGTGGGTTCTAGCGAAACCCCGACTAGATAAAATAATTGCCGAGAAAGAAGCCAAGGGTTGCGACATGAGCCAGAGATGGAATTACGACTTGGCTGTTTTGCTGGCTCAATATCCTAGTTATCTTGAACGAAAAGAAAAACTAGCTTCGATTCGCAGTGAAAGCGAAAGCGAAACGAAGGAAAACCTGACTGAAACGGTACTGAAACGAATGAAAACAGTACCGAAACAGAGCAAAAACGAGAACGAAATTGATATAAATGCAATTCTCGATGAGATATAAAAGAGGGAGGTGGATGAGTGGAACTCATTTCAAATATCCCGAACGAAATTCTATTTGTTGGCGCAATTTACAAGCATCCTGACTATTTGGTCGAGTATGGGCATTATGTCAAGAGCAAGTACGATTTTGCCGATGAAGCAACAAAATTTTTCTACGATGCAGCGTTAATTATTTATGAAACTCGGACTCAAGAATTTAATAAAACGTCTGTTTTAACGTTTATGGCTGAAGACGAGTCCAGATTGTCCCAATATAAGCGGCTGAATGGCTGGTCAACCATTGAATACTACATGAGCCTTGCGAATGACGATGATATCAAGGGGTATTTCAATATCCTGAAGAAATATTCGCTACTTCGTGAGTACCAGAGAAACGGTTTTAACATTGAAGGAATCTTGAAGCATCGACAGTTTGAAATGTTTGGCGCTCAGGACATTTATAAATTGATTCGTGGCAAGGCCGACAAGATCAATACGGTTATCATCACAAACGATGATGCTGAGATTTTGAATAATGGTCTGCTGCCAATGGTCAATGAACGTCTGAGTGTTCCTGATATGGGTTTGCCGTTCCAGTATCCTATCATGAATGATTTGTTTCGAGGATTGAAGCTGGGCACTGTGATGTTCAATGGTATGCCATCTAACGCTGGTAAGACTAGATACATGATGGCGATTGTTGCATACGTCACATTGGTTCAAAAGCAAAAAGCACTCCTGCTGCTGAACGAGATGGATCTTGAGTCAGTCCGGTATTGCTTACTGGTCACCGCCATCAATAATCCTGAGTTTCAAGAGTTGCATGGTCATCGCTTCCACAAGGATGAGCGAGAAATCACCCTTGGAATGTATCGGGATGCAAATGGAAACTTCATTTTCCGAAAGCAAAACGAAGACGGAGAATACATAGAAAGCATTGATGAGTTCACCGCTCGTGTCTACGAGGAAAGCGAGGAGTATCGCAATGTACTTGATGTCTGCCAGTGGATCGAGAGCGAATCACAAGGCTTGATTATCGCAAAGGATGTCTCCGCTGATTACAGTGACAAGTCTTTGCGATTTGAAATCCAGAAGGCAGCTCTCACTCAGGGAGTTAAGTATGTGTTCTACGATACTCTAAAGAATGACATTGCTTCGATTGGTGAATGGGCAGCGTTCAAGGTGACGGCCACCGAACTTGAAGAGATTGCGAAAAATCTGAAGATTTTTATCTACGGCAGTATCCAGCTGGCTGAAAACACTGAAACGTATCTTCCTGACGAACTGAACTCAAACAACATTGCTGAGTCAAAAATGATTAAACACGTTGCTTGGACGATGGTGTTATTCAAGGAGATTCCAAAAGATAAGTTCGTGAAGTATCAATATATCTCTCATGACCCTGAGTGGGGCGGTGATTGTGCTCATCGGCTAAATCCAGATAAACGGTATTATGTTGGAAACATCGACAAGAACCGCTTTGGCGAGAAGAAAAAAATCATGTTTGAAGTGAATTTGAACCAGAATGTCTGGAAAGAGGTCGGTGTCTGCACCAGAAAGTAAGGAACTACAATGGTAAATATCGCAGATCTGAAAAATTACATTCTTGAAGAACAGCAGATTGAACCGATTTTAGAGGAACTTGGTTGTCATCACATCAGTCACAAAACTGGTTATTACCAGTGCGCAAATCCAGATGGTGACAATAGAACGGCACTCTGTATTTACGAGAATGAAAATCTTACTGCGGTAGATTACACACGAGATATTGCCAATGGAAAGACCAGTTATGATTTGATTTCTGTCGTCCAGTTCTTTCTGGAACTGTCTTTCCCAAAAGCCATTAAGCAAATCTGCGAATGGGTTGGACTTGACTACTATCACAACTTCGAGGAAGACCTTCCTAAAAGTATGTTGATTCTAAAAGAACTCATCGCCATGCAAAATGAAGGGGAAGAACACGAGGATGACCGTCCGATAGTCCCCATCTCCGAAGCCATTCTCGGTTATTACAAACCTTATGTGAACCAGATTTTTGCTGACGATGGGATATCTTATGAGACGCAGCAGGAGTTTGAGATTGGCTTTGATGAACTGACAAATAGAATCACGATTCCAATCAGAGATGAAATTGGCACTCTGGTTGGTGTAAAGGGAAGATACTTTGGTAAGCCGCCTGAATGTGAATTAAAGTATCTGTATCTTGAGCCGTGTGCCAGAAACCGTATTCTGTATGGTCTGTATAAGACAGAGCCATACATTAAGAATGAAGGTCTGGTATATGTTGGTGAAGCTGAAAAGTCTGTCATGCAGATGTGGAATATGGATGTTTGCAACTGTGTGGCGACTGGCGGTAAGAAGGTTTCACAGAATCAAATTGAAATCTTAACACGTCTTTGCGTTGATATTTGTTTCGTCTTTGATAAAGACGTTCAGCTTAGTGAGCTTATGGTTCTCGCCAATCGATTTGTCGATGGCGTAAGTGTGTATGCTGTAGTAGATAATAAAGGGATTCTGGATGAAAAGGAGGCCCCGACTGATAATCCTGAAAAATTTAAGGCATTGATTGAGAACTGTGTTAGGAGAATTAAATGAATGTAAAACTCTGGAAGGGGAGTAGGAACGACCTATCAGACCCGATTGGAACGATTATGGAGAACAGAGGGGTTGAGGATTATAAGACCTACATGAACCTAGATGATTCTTGTCTGAATTCTCCGTGGGAACTGGACAACATGGAAGATGCTGTCCGGCTGTTGAATAAACATATCTGGAATAAGTCTATTATCTCTATCCTTGTAGACTGTGATGTGGATGGATTCACAAGTGCTTCAATGATGTTTCAGTATTTGAAGACGATTGGTTATTTTGGAAAAATCAATGTTCTGCATCATAGTGGCAAGGAGCATGGACTCTCTAAAGAAATTGAGGTTCCACCTGAAACTACCTTGCTGATTATTCCTGACGCTGGTAGTAACGATGTTGAGCAGTGTAAGGAACTCCGCGAAAAGGGCATCGATATTCTGATTCTTGACCATCACATCTGCGACAGAAAGAATCCTTACGCAGTAATCGTCAACAACCAGAACGGTACATATCCTAATAAGGAATTGTCTGGCGCTGGCGTGGTGTATAAGTTTCTTCAGGCTGTTGATGAATATAATTGGACTGATGTTGCAGACCGGTATCTTGATCTGGTGGCAGTCGGAAACATCGGTGACGTTATGGATATGCACTCGCATGAGACAAAGCGCCTTTGCACGAAAGGTCTGGCACGAATTGTGAATCCGATGATTTGTGCTTTGGTTGAGACGAATAGTTTCAATATCAAGGGTGATCCGACTATCAATGATGTTCAGTTCTATATCGTTCCGATGATGAACGCATTGATTCGTGTTGGCTCATCTGAGCAAAAGAAGCGGATGTTCCGTGCGATGGTCGGTGAAGAACAGACGTTCCAGTACACTCCGACTCGTGGTAAGAATGCCGGTGTCACGATTGATGAGACTCTGGCGCAGCATGTAGCTCGGGAGTGTTCGTCTTGTAAATATCAGCAAAACAAGACCAAAGACAAGGCTGTCGCAGAGCTTCAGGAACTGATTGAAAAGCATAGTGCAGACCAGAATAAGATTCTCTTCTGTAATTCTACTGGCATTCTTGATAACAATCTGACTGGCGTTGTGGCAATCAAGCTGGCTGAAATGTATGCAAAACCGTGTGTATTGCTTCGTACATTCGCTGATGAACCGGATTATTACGGCGGCTCAATGAGAAATCCTGACGGCTCTCCGATTGAAAGTTTAAAGGAGTTCCTGATGAGTACCGGAGATTTTGAGTCAGTTCTTGGTCATGATAACGCCGCTGGCGTAAAAATCAAGAAAGAAAATGTGCCAAAGGCGATTACGGATTGCAATGAGCTGCTTAAAGATGTCACGATGAGTAAGGCAATCGTAGTTGATTTTGATTTTGACTATAGTAGGTTGACGGTTGCATTGCCGAAGACCATGTACGAAATGCATAAAATCTGGGCACAGGGAATCTCCGAGCCGTACTTCTACATTAAAAACATTCCGCTGATTCATAGTGGATGTGCTCCGATGGGAAAGAACGGAAATATGTGGCGGTTCAGCGACGAAGAGAAGGGCATTGATTTTGTGTGCTTTGCTGATAATGGTCGAATGATTGGCTGGATCAACAATGATTTCTATGGCGGTCAGGAAGAAAAATACATCAATGCTGTGTGTCGGTTGTCTTTAAATCAGTACGGGAATAAGGTTACGCCGCAAGCGCAGATTGTGGATTTTGAGGTGATTTGATATGGGAAATTGGAAACGTGCTATCGCCATCGACTTTGATGGCACTCTCTGTGAGAATAATTATCCTGATATCGGTGAACCAAACTGGAATGTCATTTATCAAGCAATTCAGGAACAGAAACACGGTGCTGGTCTGATTCTCTGGACTTGCCGGGAAGGAAAGCTTCTGTATGATGCAATGGAGGCTTGCTTTGATTGGGGTATTCAGTTTGATGCAATCAACGAGAGTCTTCCTGAGTGGAAAGAGCATTTTGGCACTGCTCCTAGAAAGGTTGGAGCTGATGAATATTGGGATGATAAGGCTAAGGTTGTAAAGAATGGCTGTCTTGTCGAGGTGGATTAAATGGCTGTTTACATTACAGGCGATATTCATGGAGATTTTAATCGTCTATTAGAGCTAAATAAATTTTGCATTAAACATAAGCTTGGAAAGAACGACTGGATTATCTGCCTTGGTGATGTTGGTCTAAACTATTATGGTAAGGATAACATCAACGAATGGAGAGTTAAGACCATTGCTGCGGACATCCCTGCGAATTTATTCTGCATTCATGGAAATCACGAACGCCGCCCGTCTCGTAAGGATGGCTATAAGGCAAAGGAAATCAGTGGAGATATTTGCGGCAAAGTGTGGCATGACCCACATTATCCAAATCAGTATTTTGCCATTGATGGTGAAGTTTACCAGATTCTTGCTGATAGGGAAATTCTGAACTGTCTTGTTTGCGGAGGAGCTTATTCCGTAGATAAATGTTATCGGTTGGAGCGTGGATGGAACTGGTGGCCGAATGAACAGCCGAGTGAAAAGACTAAGAAAAAGATCTGGAATATTACACATAACCCTCAAATCGATGATATTGATGTTATGCTCACGCATACCTGTCCATTCCGGTTCATTCCAACTGAATTGTTTATCGGTGGTATTGATCAAAGCACAGTAGACCAGTCAACTGAAATATTCTTTGATAATATATACGAATGTTATCCTAACGATTGTAAACCATTCTGGTACTTCGGCCATTTTCATGGTAACAAGTACACCGATGACTATGTGATGCTTTTCGACGATATTATTAAATTTGGAGATAAGGTGAAGAGTGATGAGTGAATATCATGTAAGCTGTGGTATGTTTGGTATTTACGCAGGAACTGTTAAAAAGAATGGAACCGAGTGGAAAGATAAAACTCGTGTCACAGATGAAGCTATCGAGGCAGTTCGTGATTGGCTTCTTTCTGAAGCTCAGTTCAACAATAGAACTTTTGGTGGATACACATGGACAACAAAGGACGGTAAGACTGTAACTTTGAGAGTGTCCATCGAAGATAAGGAGCAGACAGAATGATCAAAGATAAAAATTTACGAGTGCTTGATTATATTGATGGCAATGAAATCCTTATTCAGATGGGAGAGGAAGGTTCAGAACTGTCAAAGGCTGCAATAAAGTTTTATCGTGCAATTGACATGAAGAATCCAACGCCGGTAAGCATCAATGAAGCTTATGAAAATCTCGTAGAAGAATTCGGTGATGTACTTAACTGTATCTACGCATATTTTGATGATAATGCAGAAAAAATTTGGAGTTTTACTGTAGAGGCAGACAAAATTGCTGATGAGAAGCGTAAGCGTTGGATTAAGCGCCTGAAGGAACGTAATCAGTTTTAATGGTGGAAGGAGAATAGATGTCAGATAATTTTGTAAATCTTCATGTACATACAGCGCAGGGTTCGTTACTTGACTCTATTCTTACCGTCAAGGAACTTGTAGACTTTGCCAAAGAGAATGGTCAGAAGGCTATTGCTGTTACGGACCATGGCAAGATGCACTCTTTTGTTGACCAAGTTAAGGCTTGTAAAGCAGAAGGTATTAAGCCTATCATTGGCTGTGAAGTTTATGAAGTAGATAATCAGGCAGAGAAAGCCGATACAAAAGACTATAAACAACCTCGTTATCATCTTGTTTTACTAGCAAAGAACGAGACCGGTTTAAAAAATCTATTTAAGATTGTTTCAAATGCTTGCGTTGATGGTATGTATAAAAAGCCTCGAACTTCTTTGAATATTATTGAACAGAACGAGTGGGGTAAAGGTATCATCTGTCTTACGGCCTGTCAAGTTGGTCGAATGAGTAGATTGCTTGTTGATGGAAACGAGACTGAGGCATGGCAGTTATGGAACAAACTGAAATGGATCTTTGATGATGTGTTTATGGAAGTTCAGTCTCATGATACGCAAGATCAGGCTGAAGCTAATGCCAAAATTGCAGCTTTTATCAAAAAGTACAATCTTCCGTATACCATTACAACCGATGCTCACATGCTTTCCAAGGAAGATGTTGATGCACATTCAGTTTTTGTAGAAATTGGAGAAGGACGAGAAGTTGGAGAAAGTTATGTCGACTGTTATCTTCAGACCGAAGACGATGTGCTAAGAACACTTTCAAAGCAGTTTGATGAAGACTTCATCCGAGAAGGCTGTTCAATGTCTGTGAAGATTGCAGATATGGTTGACGATATTGATATTGGTCTTGGTCAGCCAAACCAGATGCCAGAAGTGAAAATTGAAGGTAAATTTGATTCGCATCTGGATTACCTACGTTACCTAGTTTATTCTACTTTTGATGAAAAATTCGGATGGATGAGCAAAGAAGAACAGCAAACCAGGCGGGACAGAATTGAGATGGAGCTTGACGTTTTGGACTATGTTGACTACATCGACTATTTCATCATGCTGTATATGCTTTGTAAGGTGGCCGATGAACGAGGTATCCCTCGTGGCTATTCTCGTGGTTCTGGTGCAAACTGTTTATGTCTATTTATGCTAAACGTTACGCAGATTGATTCTGTTCGTTGGGATCTTGACTTCTCTCGTTTTGCAAATAAGGGTCGTAAGAGTCTCGCTGACTTCGACTTTGATATTAGCCGTCGTCGTCGCAAAGAACTTGTTTCTATTGCAGAAGAGCTTTTTGGAAAAGAGAGTGTAGCACCAATCGCAACTTTTAATTCTCTGTCTACCAAGGTTGCCATTAAGGATATTGGCAAGGTACTGAACGAAGATCCAGAAAGCCCATATTATATGCAGATTCCGTATGAATTGCGAAATGAAGTTGCTAAGTTGATTCCGACCGTGAAAACATTGGATGATCTCGGAGAAGAAGTTGAGAAGGAAGTTCTATTGAAGGACATTCTTGGAAAGAGTGAGCAGCTTTCTAATGTGTATGATAAGTTCCCTCTGTGGTTTAAGTACGTTATGCGGCTTGAAGGTTTACCGAAGAGTATGGGTCGCCATGCTGCAGGAACTTTAATTACACCTAAGCCTGTTATTGAATATTGTCCTCTCTGTATGGATAGAGAAGGTAATCAGATGTGTCAGCTTGAAATGCACAATGCTATGGATGACCTGTCTCTAGTTAAGATGGATTTTCTTGGTCTTGAAAATTTGGACACGATTGATGACACATTAAAGATGGCCGGTCTAACTTGGAAGGATGTTGACATCAACCATCTCGACCTAAACGATAAGGCAGTCTACGACGCAGTTTATAAGTCTGGACACACAATTGGTATTTTTCAGATGGAGTCTGCTGAAGCTCGAAAGATGTGTGTTGAAGCAAAATGTGACAACGCCGAGGATATCATTGTTGTGAATGCAGCAAACCGCCCTGGTACTAAGGACAGCTTCCCGACGTATTGTTCCAATAAGCTTTATCCAGAGACTATCAAACTACTTCATCCTGATATCAAACAGCTTTTTGCCAAGACTCAGTACATTCTTCTTTATCAGGAACAGGCTCTGGCAGTATTTCGTTATGCAGGATTCCCTGAAACTGAGGTTGACAATGCTCGTCGTGCAATTGGTAAGAAAAAGAAAGATGTTATGGCATCCTTGGAGGTCCAGTTTAGAGATGGTCTTCACAAAAAAGGATGGAACGATTATCAGATTTCCGAGATGTGGGCATTGATCTTGAAACAGGCTTCTTATTCCTTCAACCGGGGCCACGCAGTTGCTTATGGGCTTCTTTCTTACCTGACAGCATACCTGAAGACTCATTATACTGAGTATTTCATGGCTGCGTGTATGATTACTAAAGAAGATGATTCTGGCAAAATGGGTGTGTTTATCAATGAATGTGACCGTTTACATATTCGGGTCCTTCCCCCAAGTGTTAACAAGTCTGATATGGAATTTAAGGCCGATGCAGAGAAGCACACAATTCTGTTTGGCTTGAAAGCCATTAAGGGAATGGGCGAGAGTGTCGCATCAGGAGTGATTGCAGATCGTCCATATTCTGGATTGGCAGACTTTGTTCAGAGAGCAAACGGTGGCAAGATTGGCACTTCAAACGTTGTCAAGTTGATTAAGGCGGGAGCTATTCCAACAAAGGATAAGAGAAAAATCTTAATCACTTTTGCGAATATGGTTTTTGAGAACGAGTATAAAGAGAAGAGTTTCCATGAAATGGCATCTATCCCCAAGATCTCTATTCTCAAAGACGAATACGGAATTGACACAGATTCTATTAAAGACAAACCTACCAGACTCGCCTTATATAATAAGGTAAGAAGGGAGCGCTGGGAAGCGGACACATGGAATCGAAAGAAAGAAAAAGACAAAAAGCGGAATGCCTTTATGCAGGCGTTTGCTGAAAAGTATATGCAAGACGAGCACATGTGGGAATTTGAAACCCTTTCAATGTTCTTGACTAGCAATCCCATTAAGGATGCTTGCACCTATATTGATGCTGGTCTTGATACTGTAGAGGATGGCGGTGAGGCAACTGCTATTTGTGTCATCGTAGACATCCAAAAAAAGAAGGATAAACGTGGCAACCAGTTTGCATACTTACATGTTTACACGACAGGTGGTATTGTTGAAATGATTTGTTGGGCGTCTCAGTATGCACGATATTCAAGTCTAATTTCAAAGGGCAGCGATCTTGCAATCCTTTGCAAGAGAAAAGAAAATTCGTACATTGTTGAGAAGATGAAGCCTTACAAACAGTGGCTGCATGATAGAGAGATAAAGCAATGAATGATGTTTTATATAATGGTGTTTTATATACTATTGACGGAGAGGTTCTTTGTGAATTTCCTGAGTTTAAAATTGATTGGTACAAAGATAAAACTGTAATTAAGATACATTGTACGAATTGTTGCGTCGTTAGAAAAGTTCAGAAGTGGAAGTTTGACTGCGCAGAACAATGCGAGCGTACCACAAAATGGTTTTATTGCAGAGTGTGCGGAGGACTGACAGAATTTAGATTAGGTGCATAATAAGAGGGTTATAAAGTGGCAGATAAGAAATTTAATGAAAATATGATCCGTTGCTACATTAGGATAAAACGAGTCTTTTATCCGAAAGATGGGAGGGAGGTGGAGCCCGGCGGCTTCGCCACTTTCTCTGCCGAGGTGGTAAAAGTCAAGCAGGGAAATCCTGTTATGAGTCGATACAGTGACCTCCGGTTAAAAGGCAACGTTCCTAGTCTCGATATGAATAAAACTTATTCGTTCTGTGGTGAGTACGTTCATCATGAAAAGTTCGGTGATCAGTATAAAATCATCTATATGAATGAGTTTCAAGAGATTACTGACCCGGAAGAACAAAAAAGCTTTCTCCGTTTTATCTTGACTGACCATCAGTTTGAGATGCTTTATGAAGCATTCGAGAATCCGTATGAAATCATCAAGAATGGTGACATCAAGTCTCTTTGTACTGTTAGCGGTATTACGGAAGGTCGAGCACAAAAGATCATTGACTCTTTTGAAAACAACATTGATAATAGTGAAGCGTACACGAAATTGATTGAATATGGTTTGACTCCCAGTGCTATTGAAAAGCTTGTTCGTCAGTATCACGGTGCAGACATTCTGGTAAAAAAGATTGAGGAGAATCCTTACGTCCTGATTGATGATGTGTATGGCATCGGCTGGAAAAAAGCGGACGCTCTTGCTTTGAATATGGGCTTAAAGCACAATTCGCAATTCAGAATCGAAGCTTACGTCATGCATTTTCTTGCCGCCCGTGCCGAAGAAGGTAACTCTATTATCCCGGCAAACCAGACAATCAATAGCTGCATCAAGGAACTTGATTTGAATGAGGGTGACCAAGAAGTAATCAAGAAGGCACTTTTCCATCTGCATGATGTACGTGAAACACTTTGGTGGAGCGATGACCGTCAGGAATTTGCTTTAACTAGAGTGTGGAATCTTGAAGATAAAATCGCAAAGGAAATTAAGCGACTGGCGGATGCACCTGTTGAGCAGATTGGTCGAAACATGGATGCAGCAATCAATGAAGCCGGGAATGCGCTTGGCATCGAGTATACTGAGGAGCAAAGAGATGCTATTAAAAAGGTATGCTCTAGCAACGTCTGTATCTTAACAGGCTACGGCGGAACTGGCAAAAGTACCGTTGTCGCTGGTGTCTTAAAAGTTCTTCGTGGTAAGTCTTTTGCACAGACTGCACTCTCTGGCCGTGCCGCAGCTCGTATGCAGGAGATTACTGGTCAGGATGGAAAGACGATTCATCGTCTCCTTGGATATGACATCGAGAACGGTGGGTTTGTTCACGATAAGGACAATCCTCTGGATGAGGACATCATCATTCTGGATGAGACATCCATGGTTGGCGCTCAATTGTTTTACGATTTGATTCAGGCTATCGAGACCGGAAAGCGATTCATCATGATTGGTGATGACGGACAGCTTGAGAGCATCGGTATGTGTAACATTTTCAAGGATATGCTTGCATCTATGGTTGTTCCTGTGGCTCGCTTGACTAAGATCCATCGTCAGGCAGCTAAGTCTGCAATTATCACGGAGAGTATCAAGGTTCGCAATGCTACGCAGTTGGTTCCTTATGGCTGGGCTGGTAGTGAGATTCGTGGTGAACTTCGTGATTTGGAGCTTGATATCTATAAAGACGCAAGTGAGTCATTCAACCACATCATCAATCAGTACCGTACCTTATATAATAAGGTAGGGAATGATAGTGCGAAGATTCAGATTGTACTTCCACAGAAGCTGCGTGGCAGTATCTGTACTTATGAAGTCAATAATGCAATTCAGGAAATTGTGAATCCGAGTCATGGTCAGGCGGAAGCGAAGGTTACAATCTATGGTGATGGCAAGGATAGAGTGTATACTCTGCGTGAGGGCGATCAGGTAATTATCAACAAGAACAACTATGAGCTTCACACATACAATCTCAAGACAAAGAAAAAGGAAGAGAAGTGTCCGGTGTTCAATGGAAACCGTGGCATTATCCGAAAGATTGAGAGTAGTTTTATCCTGGTTGATTTTGACCAGTGGGGAACGATTTTCATTCCTCATTACTTTGGTGGGAATAACATCTGGGCAACGCTTGAACTTGCTTATGCTTTAAGTTGTCATAAACTGCAGGGCAGTGAGGCTCCGTATGTGATTGTTGGCATGGACAACTCTGCGTACCTGATGTTGACGAGAGAATGGCTCTATACGGCCATCACTCGTGCCAAGAAGTATTGTGTGATTTGCGCCGAAACTCATGCTCTTGATCGGGCTGTAAAGACTTCGAGAGTTCCATACAAGCGGACGTTCCTGAAGGAATTTTTACGGAAAGAATTTTCAGAAAAGCATTGACAATTATGTGCGTATCCTGTATAATATAGCTATAAAAAGTCTCCATCCCGGAGGCTTAAAATTCTCTCTTTAGCTATATAATGCAGGATACGGGAAAGAAATGGCTTGCTCGTAACGACAAGCCTTTCTTTATTAACTATAACTATATAACACAGGATACGCAAGGAGGCCTTATGACAGATAAAGAGCTCATAGGTAAGCTTGATGCGATGGTTAAGGCATTGCAGGGCACAAAGAAAAAGACAGATAAGACTCGAATCTTACTGGATGCACGAAAGGATTTTGGCGACGAAGATGACGAGCTGATGTTTTTCTTCAGGTTTTTGCTTGATCCGGCAATTGTGACTGGACTGTCTGACGCAAAAATTAACAAAAAGGTGACAGCAAAGCCTGATTTAGATTTTGAACATTACAGTTGTGGATGTCTTTATCTAATGGGTAAAGGTCACAACACTGGTTCTGACGCATCAATCGCAACAATCCAGAATTATTTACATAAAAATCCTGAGTACGAAGAGTTTCTGAAACGACTGTTCACTAAGAACCTGCCGATCGGAGTCGAGGCAGCTACCATCAATAAGGTGTACAGCGAAGAGATTATTCCTGTCTGGGAGGTTCAGCAAGGATATCCGATTGATAAATATAAATTCAGAAAAGGTGAATTGATTTTTGCCTCGCGCAAACTCAATGGATCGAGAGGTACATATTTTAAGGGCGATATAATCTCTCGTCAGGCACAGAAGTTCGAGGGACTTGACCATATCATCAAGGATATTGAAAAAATCATTGGCACTGATTACGCAGTTGATGGCGAGCTGATTCGACGGAATATCGACGGATTAACTGATGGGCAAAACTTCCGCGAGACAATCTCCATCTTGAATAGCGACGGCAACGACAAGAGCCTGATTAAATTTGTCATCTTTGATATTGTGCCGATTGATGAATTTGAGAGGGATGCTTGCACAGAGAATTACTCAGTAAGAAAGAAACGGCTGCTCGATCTGAAAAACAAGATCCAGAAGAACGGCACACAGAATATCGAAGTGGTCCAGATGGTCTACGAAGGCACTGATGTGAATGATGTATATGATTGGCTCGATTATGCGGTTAAACACGATTGGGAAGGGCTGGTTGTGAACCGGCAGGTTCCATATCGCCGCACTCGTCACAATGGTTGTTTGAAGGTAAAACGATTCTATACGGTCGATTTGCGAATCACTGCAATCGAGGAAGGCCAGAACCGTCTGGCTGGCACGATGGGAGCTCTTGTTGTTGACTACAAGGGTAACGAGCTTCGTGTAGGCTCTGGTTTTGATGATGCTACGAGAGCTGCTGTGTGGGAGAATCCTGATAATTACATCGGTAAGATTGTGGAATGTAAGTACAAAGAGGTCACGATGGACAAAAAGACTGGCCTTGAATCCCTGCAATTCCCGACTTTTGTGCGATTCCGAAACGATAAGAATGAAGTAAGCTACGGTTAAGGAGAAAGCTATGAATCTTTCTAAGAAGTCCATTAAGCACATTCTTCGGATTCTTGATAACAAATGTGTTGAAGTTCCTACAAAGACATCCGCTTATAGCAGCGGTGGACGTAGAATTTTGACTCGTGATTTTGAGCCAAAGGTGTCACATGGCATGAATGGCTGGCAACGAATCGTCTATGTACCGTCCGAAGGATATTTCTACGGAATTTATAACGGAAAATCGGAAGAAGATTGGGATATTCCAGATATCTGGTCTCCTGCCCAGCTTTCTGATTTGTGAGGTTTACAATGTTTGTTTTAACACAGAATCAAACCGGAGTTGCTGACACCAGTAAATGTTTTGGAATCCATATTGTAGATGAATCAACAGTAATCAGAGCGTATACCTTTGATGGAGATGGATGGATGAAACTTGGTAAATATAAAACAGTAGAACGAGCAAAAGAAGTAATTCAAGAAACTAACACTGCTCTTTGTGAGAACCGTGTTAGTTTTGATATGCCGGAGGACTAAAATGCTACTTTTAACGCAAGACGGGAATATTGTAAACCTAGAACGTATGGCAACCATTGATACAATGGCACTTCAAATCTATGCAAGGCAGTGTATCAATGAACGTGGAATTATTCTTGGTAGTTATAACTCCGAAAGTAGATGCTATGACGTTATTGCAGAAATTTATGATGAATATGCACATGGACAGGATATGTATTCCATGCCGAAGGATTAACGATGAACGACTTCCGAAAACTAGCTATCCCAAAAAAAGAACGACTTGAAGTTCAACTTACCGATGGCACAGAAGAACACAATATATTGTACATAATCACATCTCTAGCCACTATTAAAGGTGCTGAGATTTTTAAAAATTTTCGTTTGTATTCTGTAGGCTCCGCCGGGGAGCTCAACTTATTAGAGAAGCGAGACGGCGATCCCTACTTTGATAAGCTGAAAGGAACAGAATATGAGTAATTCAATGAACCGAGAAGACCGGCGCAGAGAGCAGCGTAAGGCACGAATCCTTGCCCGGCGAATCAAGAAAGCTGGTGGTCCCGACTTTCTGGCTGGAATGCCCGCAGAGGAATGGGAACCAAAGATTGGTGATGAGGTCACTATTAAGGTAAAGAGGATTCAGGGCAAGAAAGACTTCTTTAAGATGAGTCCTCAGTATCAGGACTTTATCAATAGCCTTGAGGACGGAAAGCCTTACAAAATCACCAGCACCGGTATGAAGGGTCAGGTTTACGGCATTGACGCACATCCTTATTTCCAGATTTGGAAGGGTGATATGGAACCCTACAAGGAGCCATAATGAAGCAGATGTACTTCAGGACGGACTACAAAGATACGCTTCTTCCATCTGGTGCATTGCTTATGAAAGGCCATTGGTATGATGTGCTTGATGATTATGATGAAGGTTATCTGATCTGTAATATACCAGAGTGTACGAAGAAGGGATTTCGTCCGTCTGAGATGACTGTGATTCTAAAAGAAGATCTTGAGGATGACGTCTATGTCGTGACCGGTAAGAGTGAAGAATTTAAGGAAGGAGGTGGGGCGATATGATTGGTATTGACCATCGTGAGCAGGGGCGTAAAGAACGAGCCCTTGCAGAATATTACAGAACCTTGGCTCGATATCCTACCGAGTGTGGAGAGCCGATTACATATCAGCTGTCAGAAGAGCAACTTAGACATGTTCTCTGCGGAGATGTTACTGTTGATGAACTGATTGAAAGAGGTGAGGTAAATGAGAGACAGGATTAAGATGTGGATCGCGTTCATTAAGATTTTTAAGGATTATCTTATTGCGGTCGGAATCATGATTGCGTTGTGGCTGCTGTCTTGCCTTATCAAGTATGGGATTTCAGTATCCAACTTCCCAGATTGGTTCAAGTTTGCACTTCTAAAGTAAAGGAGGATTAAATGGTAACCGATATTCTTAATAGAGAGGTTCATGTTGGCGATACGGTTCTTAGAGCTAGAACTCGAAAAGGTCGCGGAGTTCTTTGGAGTATTCATAAAGTTGTCTCCATCATGAATGTAATGATTAAAGTTCAGGATGGCAAGTACACTTTAAATGTCGCACCTAAAAATTGCATCGTAATTGGTGAGAACGACATTCCTGAAAACTGGCAGGACGAATATTAAGGAGAGTTGAATGACTGTTGATTTGATCGCGTACACACAGCGAGTTGTTCCTACAAGTGATAAGAATCCTTTAGATATTGTGGAGGAAGCTGCGAGTATTTGTTACGATTCTTCAATGACTGATGATTATAAGATTGCTAAGGGATGTAAAGCCAGTGGTCACTATTCTGTGCTTGAGCACATCAATTTTACGTTCTACGTCAAAGATGTAAGCAGAGCACTTCTGGCACAGATTAGTCGTCATCGACATATTAGCATGAGCTGTCGCAGTCAGCGCTATTGCAGCGAGGATGGATTCAAGTATGTGAACCCGTTTACCGGTGAAGATGCTGATGTTTTCGATAATATGATGTCGGACATTGATACCGATTATCAGATTCTCAAGAAGTATCACAACGCCAAAAACGAAGACGCCCGTGCAGTTCTTCCGAATGCTTGCTGTACAGAGTTTTACATTACGATGAACGCTCGTGCTTTGATTGAGATGAGTCATCTTCGACTTTGCTCTAGGGCTCAAAAAGAAATCCGCGAGATGTTTACAGAAATGAAGAAGGAAGTTGCACAGGTTTGTCCTGAAGTAGCAAACTGGATGGTTCCTTCTTGTGAGGCTAATCCGAAGTATCCGTTCTGCCCAGAGGGTCGTGGTTGCTGTGGTCGTCACCCGAAGCTGGCAGATGTTTATAAGCCTATTGAAAAAGACAAGGAGGTTATTGATGCAAACATTTGATGAAATTAAGAAGAATGTAGACCATCCGTCTCATTACGGCGGTGCAGACAATCCCTATGAGGCTATTAAAGTGCTGCGAGAGTGGCAATTAGACGAGGATGCTTATCTTTGGAATGTTGGTAAGTATTTAAGCCGAGCAGGGCACAAAGATGGCAATTCTCCGCTTCAAGATTTAATGAAGGCACGTTATTATTTGGACTATAAAATCCGGCTTTTAGAGGAACAGCAGAAGGTTGCCGAAAGTGTCGTAGATACGCTCAAGAAGATTCCTGATGAGGCTAATGATAAGCTGGCTACGATACCGGATTGCGGAGACGTCTATATTCCTACTATTGGAAAGACAGTAAACGAATGCGTTCAGTATGTTCCTCGTCATGCAAAGCCTGACTATACGGATGATTTGGTTTTCCGTCCAGAAATCCATGCTCCAAGCATTGAAACTGCCGTGGTTCCTGATTGCGCTGATGAAGTCAAGTTTTAAGAGGTTTACATAAATGAGATACAACTGGAAGTTACCTATTATCGTTATTTGTGTCGTGCTGATTTCCATTCTTGGCATGACCTTTATGGTGCAGGGGCCTAAGAACACGGCCATCTCTTATGAAGAGCAGATTCAGGAAGCTAAGTCTGGTATTGAAATTCAGGAAAAGCGCAGAGCTGATCTGATTCCAAATTTGGTTGAAACCGTCAAGGCTTATGACCAACATGAGTATCAGACTTTGATGGATGTTGTGAATGCTCGTGGCACTTCCGGCCAGACCGCTCAAGAGATTACGACTCAGATTGCAGCTATTGCGGAAGCATATCCTGAATTGAAGTCTAGCGACAACTACAAGGAGCTTATGAATGAGCTATCCGTCACTGAAAATTTGATTGCAAACTATCGTGGCGATTACAATCGTGTCGTGAAGGAATATAAGCAGAGTGTTCGTAAGTTTCCGAACTCCTTTCTGCTGGGTCTGACTGGATATGAGGTTCAGAATTATGAGTATCTGTCCTATGAGGGGAATGAGGCAACACCGGCAGTCGGTAACCTTTTTGGAAATCGGTAATGCCGAAATTACTTATCGTGAATTGATCGTCAGTGTTGGTATTGTGTTCATTATGCTGATACTTGGTAGCGTTATCGCTGGAAATATCACCAGAGATTCGCTTGAGCAGAAAAAAGAATATAATACAGCAATTTCGATTGAGTCCGAAAATATGTTCGATTATGGAATGAGGACCAACGTAGGTAATGCGTTTTGCCAAGGCGCACTAGAAGCGGTAGATACCGTAAGCGACCCACGTATCGACGGTCAGTGGATGTATATCTATTGCGAAGAAAAGCATTACACGATGCATACACGAACTGTCACTACTACGGATGGTAAAGGCCATACAAGAACAAGAGTCGAAACGTACTGGACTTGGGACTATTACAGCTCAGAAGAGCACAGTTCCAAAAATGTAACGTTTCTGGGAAAAGAATTTAAGTATGGTGACATCAAAATGCCATCCAGCAAGTACCTGACCACTGTACAAGTCAGTTCTCATGTAAAGTTCGAGTTTTATGTCAAAGATGTTCGTTATGGTGGTACATTATACGCGAATTTGAGCGATAAAAGTATACATAATGCACAATTCATTAAGGATAAAAACATCGAAGAAGCACGAGATTATATGATTTCTGCAGCTGGTACACGAGTGATTTGGTTTTGGGTATTCTGGGTCGTATTGATGGTAGCTGCGGTTGGAGCTTTCTATGTGGCAGAAAATCGTTGGTTGGAAGATTAAGGAGTGATTGCATGGAATATGTGATTAAACGCGATGGAACGAAAGTTCCTTTTGATAAGAGTAAGATTGTGAATGCGATTGAGAAGGCAATGACGAATACGACTGGAGGAGTTGATTCTCGCGTATCTAACGCTATTGCAGACTACATCGCGGACATCCATGATACGATGTCTGTAGAGCAGATTCAGGATGTGGTTATTGACCAGTTGAAAAATAGCCCTCTTTCGGATGTGGCTGACGCTTATAGTCACTGGCGTATTCTTCGGCAGGAGATTCGTGAGAAACAGCGAGCATATGGCGAAATTCTTTCCATCTGTGATGTAGACAATGAGAAGGTCAAGCAGGAAAACAGCAACAAAAATCCTGTTGTGAATAGCGTGCAGCGTGACTATATGGCTGGCGAGGTCTCCAAAGATCTGAGCTTCAATCTGCTTCTCCCGAAAGATATTGTGGACGCTCACTATGATGGCCGAATTCATTTTCACGATTCCGACTATTTTGCCCAGCACATGTTTAACTGCTCGCTAGTCAATCTGGAAGACATGCTTCAAAACGGCACTGTGATTTCTGGCACTGGAATCGACAAACCACATAGTTTCTCTACAGCGTGCAATATTGCAACCCAGATTATTGCACAGGTTGCTTCCAACCAATATGGTGGTCAGAGTATTACTCTGTCTCATTTGGCTCCTTTCGTGGACGTCTCTCGAAAGAAGATTACGGGTGAAGTCCATGAGGAGTTTTACGACATGATTCAAAACAATGAGATTGACAAGATGCCAAATCAGGAGACTATCAATCGAATTGTAGAGAAGCGTTTACATAAAGAAATCGTTGCAGGCGTTCAGACTATTCAGTATCAGGTTATTACTTTGATGACCACTAACGGGCAAGCTCCTTTTATTACTATTTTTATGTATCTGGATGAAGTTCCTGAAGGCCAGACCCGTGATGACCTTGCAATTATCATTGAAGAAGTCCTTCGTCAGCGTATTAAAGGCGTGAAGAATGAGACTGGTGCATGGATTACTCCGGCTTTCCCAAAGCTGATTTATGTGCTGGAAGAAGATAACATTCGAGATAATTCTAAGTATTACTATCTGACTGAACTGGCAGCTAAATGTACGGCCAAGAGATTTGTACCTGACTACATTTCTGAGAAGAAGATGTTGGAGTACAAAGGTGCTTGCTACCCCTGTATGGGATGTCGCAGCTTCTTGACTCCTGATCGAACCACCGAGAATGTTTCTGGTGCCATGAATTGGGAGAAGGGCCACAAGTACTATGGTCGCTTTAATGCCGGTGTTGTCACCATCAATCTGGTAGATGTTGCTTGTAGCTCTAAGAAGGATGTTTCTGAGTTTTGGGAAATTTTTGATGAGCGTCTTGAACTGTGCCATCGAGCACTTCAGATTCGGTATAAGCGATTGATGGGTACGCCTTCTGATGTGAGTCCAATTCATTTTCAGCATGGTGCAATCGCACGTTTGAAGAAGGGCGAGAAGATTGATAAATTGCTGTTTGACGGATATGCAACCATCAGTTTAGGTTACGCAGGTCTGTATGAATGCGTAAAGTACATGACCGGTAAGAGCCATACTGATGATGAAGCAAAACCTTTTGCTCTTGAGATTATGCAGCACATGAACGACAAGTGCAGTGAGTGGAAGGCAGCAGAAAATATTGATTATAGTCTTTACGGCACCCCGCTGGAATCCACCACCTACAAGTTCGCCAAGTGCCTGCAAAAGCGCTTTGGCATCATTCCAGATGTAACCGACCATGATTACATCACCAATAGTTATCATGTCGTGGTTCGTGAGCATATTGATGCATTCAAGAAGCTGAAGTTTGAGTCTGAGTTTCAGCAGCTGTCTCCAGGAGGAGCGATTTCTTATATTGAATGCCCGAACATGACCAACAACATCCCCGCTGTGATGAGTGTCATCAAATACATCTACGACACTATTATCTACGCAGAGCTGAACATCAAGTCTGATTATTGTCAGGTTTGTGGTTATGACGGCGAGATTAAGATTGTCGAGGACAATGGTAAGCTTGTTTGGGAATGCCCAAATTGTGGTAATCGAGACCAGAATAAACTGAATGTTGCACGACGTACCTGCGGATTTATTGGGACTCAGTTTTGGAATCAGGGGCGGACGCAAGAGATTCGAGATCGAGTAGTTCATCTGAGCGATAACTAAACAAAGGATGAAATATGGATACTACACAACAGATTTTAGAGCGAGATTGGGATAATGATTTTGTTAAAAAGATGCAGAATCGTATTTTGGTATCTCATTATAAATATGGTTGGATGAATCAGACATATCCAGATTTGGCTCAAGCTGTAAAGGAAATTTATCCAAGAGTCAAAAAGTATTTAGAGACAGGAAATACAGAATGGCTCATTGATGTTGCTAATTTTGCAATGATTGAATATTTGCATCCTAGCGTTGTTGGAGCGCATTTCAAAGGAACAGATAGTGAAGAGTCTCCGGGACTGACAAGTGGAATCAGCTACAAAGAACTCGAAGAGAGTATGAAGTAAAATTTGAATATAAGTGGTGGGTTGATGGGATTACATATGAAAGAAATCATTGTTTTCTTCGTGATTGTATGGGTTATCGCCTATTACATTCTGAAAGACAACTATAAAGATTAAGGAGATATTTATGAAGAAATTTATGGCAATTTTTGTTGCATTCCTCGTTGCAGTTGGCGCAGTGCTTTGTACCGAGCGGGTACATACTGGTTATGTTGGTGTTGTTTATTCCGCGAAGGGGGTCGAGCAGCAGACTATTTCTCAGGGCTGGCACTTTATGAGTCCTCTGAAGCATGTATCTGAGTTCCCGATTACTCAGCAGCGAGTAGTATTTTCTAACGCTCCGTCTGATTATGGCGCAAAGGAACACGCAGATTGGCACATTGATGCTCCTGCTAATGGTGGTACGATTGCAATCAACTTGACTGTCAATTATAACTTCCTGCCGGAGCATGTTGTTGAACTGTATACCAAGTTTGGCGGAATGGACGGAGAGAGCCTGATGGAGAGTAAGATCCAGAATGATATTATTGCTTATGTCAAGGAAGTTACTCCTCAGTTCAGTGTTATGCAGATTTATTCCGATGACCGTGCAGGTGTTAATACCGCAATCACCGACTATCTGAATGAGAAGCTGACCGCAGAATATGGTATCAATGTTTCTTCGGCACTGATTGTTGACGCACAGCCTGATGATACCCTGATGCAGAAGATTCGTGCCAAGGAGCAGGCGAAGCAGGATGCAGAGATTGCAGAGCTGAATAAGCAGACCGCTCTGGCTCAGGCAGAGACTGATAAGGTTAAGGCACAGACGGAAGCTGACGTTAAGATGATTGAAGCACAGGCCGAGGCTGATGCAAATAAAGTGCTTTCCGAGTCTATCACTCCTGAACTGATTCAGATGAAGGAAGCAGAAGCTCGCCTGAAGCATGGTTGGGTTACCGTACAGGGTGCCGATACGGTCGTTACCAAGGGTGAGTAAACGAGGCTTTATAAAATGAAAATTCTTGAAAACAAGACATTATTCTTTCGGCTTAAAGCTGGAGATCCGTTTTATCTAAATGGTGTACTTTGCATGAAGGTTAATAATCCAGACTCTACTGGAGCAAATAATCTTTGCAATTCCGTTCAAGTAGGAGACGGACAGATGAGATTCGTTGATCATAATGTCATTGTAGAGATTGCGCCTGTTCACGTGGCTAATGGTAAATATTTCGAAGAAGGTGATTAACATAGAAGCATGGAAAAATTTCTTTAAGGCACTTTTTAAATTTTTACTTATCCTTATCTATACAACATTACGGTATTTTGTGTCATGGGCTGGTACGTCTAGTGTCGTTTGGCTGATTTTTTGGTTGTTTAGAATAAAGTTCTCTTTTGCGGCTGCAACTGGCATTTGGTTGGCTTTAACTTTAATTGGAATATTTATCAATTACTACTCAAGCCTCTATAAAAACAAGTAAACTAACTAGCAGGGTGGGTGTGGTGGCATGAAAGGAGTCTTATGGATTATTGGTCTGTTGAAGTAGTGTATTATGATGATGGACATCAGGAATTTAATACATATATGGTTAAGGCACAGGATCAGAATGATGCTATGAACAAAGCGCGTCATCGCTTTGAAAAATCTCATCCCGGTGTGAGCTGTATGGTTCAGAATGTAGAAAAGGCAGGTTGTTAAAATGGATAAAGTTTATGAAAACATCAATCTCAAAGACGATGATGAAAAATTTGTTCTAGCACCTTGGGGTTGCCTTAATTGTGCATTCAAGGATTTCGGTTTAGAACTTCCTAATATTTCCAGGAAGATGGCAGAAGCTTTGATGGATGACTTTTTTGAAATTATGGAAATGGCTGGCATTATAGAGATGGAAAATGAATCTTGATAAAAGTGCCGTTTTATCGTGAAATTCTATCAAATTTATAACGTAGATACGTTAAATAACAGGAGACAAAATGAAGAAGTGGACAGAAAAGCTGCTTGAAGCTGAAGGATACGAGATCCGAAATGTACAAATCAAGAATGTTAGCCTTAATATGGCCGATCATGGAGTTTTGACTTCTGATTTGACGTTGGATGGTCATGGATGGGGCGTTTGCTATGGAGGATATGTTCTTGGTAAAGGATATGTAGGAGCAAAAACTTTCAAAGGATATGCTTCTGGTATGGAAGCCATCATGCGAATCATGGACACTGTTGGCTGCGATAAGTACGAGAACATGAAAGACAAGTATATCCGTGTGGCAACTAAAGGCTGGGGTAGTACAGTAAAAATTATCGGCAATATTCTTGAGGATAAGTGGTTTGATTATGAATCTTTCTTTGATGATATGAAAAACGACACTGCCGATGATAAGGGTACTGAGGTAATATGGAGAAGAAATACGTAAAAATCTTTAAATGCCGTGGATGCAATCGCGATATCATTAAAAATGATGTTGATTTATCTATTGCTGAGAAATGGACTCTTTCAGGAATGTTTCAAGATGGGTGTAAACCCGTTGAAGTGTCTGGCGAGTCTAGGCTTTCTGGACAGAACAAATTCCTGCTTCATCGGTGTGATCCAGAAAAGCTTTGTATTTGTGATTTCATTGGATGGAAAGAAATCGAGGCTAAAAATGATTAACGATCCTTTTGCAGAAGATGGTATCGTCTCCTGTCAGTGCTGTGGCAGTGGTGAGTACCTTTATAACGAAGATGGAAACCAGAACGGCTACTGCGGAAATTGCGGAGCTAGAATCGACTGGCCGGAGGACGACAATAAACGCTGGCGTAAAGTTTCGAGCGAAACTCCGTATGTGAGTCCATCTGTGATGTGTTCTGATGATGTTGAAGTAAAATTCAAAGACGGTCATACATCAGTCGGATTTATCTCGTTTGATGGTCGATGGTTTGACCATGATTGCGATGAGATTAAAAGACCAGATTGTTGGAGACCATTAGAAGATAATAACTAAAATTCCGCTTTTATTAGAAAGGAAAAGTATGTTTAAGATTTTCAAAAATACTGCCGTATGCGTACTTCTAGTAGCAATTATGCTGACTGGATGCAGCACAAGTGTGAAAGACTCAGTAGGGAATGTAGCCAAGGAGAATGGCTGGTTCTATCGCATTGGTGACACTCCTATGGTGTACGACAAGGATACACACGTTATGTATTACTTGTTCAGTAAAAGTGGAGGCTACCATGCTTACGGCTATATGTCTCCTTATTATAATGAGCACGGTCAGATGTGCTACTACGTTGACGGTCAGATTATTCCTGTTGAGGAGGTGCTAATCGATGTTAACTGAGATTGCTTGGCTCATGACCAAAGCTTATATTATTTTGATTTTCGCCGCAGCGGTGATTCGCTCTGAACAGATTTTGTATGATACCTCTACATACATTTTTCGAGGCGACAAGAAGACCGGAATGTATGGCTGCGTCGTGCTGAATGTTTTTATTATCGTTTGTGCAAGTCTATGGACGGTGATGTTTTAAATGAACTACATGAAACTAGTTAATGCTGATAGATTAAAGGATTGTCTTTTGCTGGAAGGAAATCTTGGACATATCAAAACTTTAAAAGATGTTGAACGAGTTATTGATTTTCAAGTAGATCGCCAGCCAACAACTGTATTTGAGTTCGTAGATAATTGTGAGAGTTCGGCATGGGTGTGTGATTATTGTGGTGGCGGAATTAAAGGGCAAGAGTCGCCCGAAAGCCTTGGCTATAATCGTTGCCCGTTCTGCGGTCTTTTAATCGAGGTGGGAAAATGAATTACATGAAAATCATCCCTTGTGATATAGCCAATGGCGAAGGTGTGCGTGTGACTATTTTTGTTTCTGGATGCAATCATCATTGCCCCGGCTGTCAGAATCCTACCACATGGGACCCGAATGGTGGTCAGCCATTCACAGATGAAACGCTTGATAAAATTGTAGATTTACTTCGACCTGATTATATTCAAGGGCTTACGATCACTGGTGGAGACCCACTGTTACCAGAGAATAGAGAAGTTATTGAGAAAATCGTCCATCGTGTGTGGACTGAATTTCTAAGCAAAAAAGACGTCTGGCTCTGGACTGGATACAAGTGGGAAGAATTATGGAATCAGGACGGGATCGTAGCTGACATTCTTGCTGACATCAACGTCCTTGTAGATGGGCCATTTATTGAATCAGAGAAAGATATCTCTCTTCCATATATGGGGAGTAAGAACCAACGAGTAATTGACATCAAATGGAGTCTTGGATATAAAGAACCGACTCTTTGGTGGACTCCAGAAAAGAAAGGAAAATAATATGAATTTTAGTGATTTTGGCTCGATGCAGAATATCACGACTTATCGCCCCAACATTAAGATCAATAAACT